CTGTAGTAACATTTCCTCTATCTGTTACACTCTGTAGAGTACTTGTGTTCCAAATTGTTACGGTTTCTATATATCCTGCGGTAGATGTAGTAATGACCGTGTCAGTTCCTGCAACAAATAGTGGTTGTTTAACATACTGAGCCAATGTTGCAGTTGTTATAATATCTGCATTTGCGATAGTTGATGTATTTGCAATGTGGACCGTGCCACCAATCCATACATCTTTTCCTATACCTACACCGCCAACAACCTGAAACGCACCTGATACGGTGCTAACAGCGTTTGTGGCTGATGTGATTACAATAGAATTTGTAGCAGTTAAATTCTGTAGAGTAAGGTTCGTTAACTGAGTAGTTTCAGTTATCTTGATCCAAGCGTACCCTGTCCACTGATAAGTTGTGGTTCCTACCGTGAATTTGTCACCTGTATTTGGATTTGATGGAAAAATTGATGACATATTATATTCTTATAGTCCTGTAAATTGTACCCAAACTCTATTTGGGCCGTCTAGCATATATTGAAAAGTTGCACCTTGGCTTGGGTCGATCCAAAAATCTCCAAGGCGTGGATTAGATGGAGGTGTTCCTATTGATAATGTTGATATTGGTACATACAATAAATTATTTTCGTTAGGGTTACCTTCTCGGCTGTAAATGCTCTGCGATGCTTCAATGCTAGGAACAGAAAGTTGTCTATAATCAGAATTATATGTAAAGTATGAATCCTCTTCTAACTTTCCGTAAGCATTAGTTGCAGTACTTAACATAACACCGTAGTTTCCGCTAGATGTTGATGTGACAAAAACATTGTTAGCATAAGTTGCAGTTGATACAGAAAGGTTTGCTGAACTTGACCAAGTTGCAGTTGTTCCGTTTGATACCAATACGGTATTTGTGCTACCTATGCTGATAAATGCAGTGGTTCCGCTACTTGTTTGGTATGGAATACTACCTAGTGCGCCGCCTGCAATGTTAGTTGAAGTTGTGGCAAGACCTATAAAATTATTTGCATAGGAATTTAAAAAATGTGAATCTTGAGGTTCAAATGCCCCAATGATCATATTGTTAATATTACCAGTCAGACTTGGTTGAATAGTGACCGACCCGCCTAAAGTAGGTTCAATAGATACACTGGCTGCTTCAGGTGATATGTTTACAGATCCTTGTCCTACAACATTTAATTCGCCAAACAAATTTGCATTTTGATCTACAATTAAGTCTAAGTGGAATGTGCCTGTAGAATATACATCTAAATTTTGTACACTAAGATTTTGTATTGTTGCAGTGGTTGCTGTAAAAATAGTAGATACTAAATTACCACCAACATACGCATTACCCCAAACACCTAAACCACCTTCTACAATTAATGCACCTGTGTTAGTTGATGTTGTTGCAGTTCCGCCAGATACTATAACTGCTAAAGTTCCAGTTCCTATTAGTTGTAAATTTGTTCCTGTAACGTTGGCATACATTGTACCAGCATTAAATTGCACATTACCTAAGCTGGTAGCGTAGGTAGTTACTAACTTATTACTTGTTATAAGTGTATAGCCTGTGCTTGTACTAGGAGTTGCAGGAAGTTGTGGCATAGCATTGGCTAGTTTAATAAACTGACCGCTGCCTCCTGATCTTAAAATTGATCCACTTAATAATCCTGGCATTATATATTGTCCTATTAACTATTTGCTGTCTGTAGTATACTTAATACTAGTTGCATTGTCCCCGTTGTATCTGCATACGCACGAATACTATCTAATTCTTCGATGATTAATTTTCCACTTAGTGGTGTTCCTGCATCATTTGGCGGAATAGCATATTGACTAACTAACATGCTATCCGTGTTTCCCGGTTGTCCGCCAAATCCTTGAGCATCAGGAAGAATAGTCTTGTATCTATGATGAACAAAAGTTACAGCATGTGGGTTTGTGTCTAAGTTAGCAACTTGCGCCATTAACACAATAGCGGTTACACCAATCGGTGCTGTGTAAACCGTAGCAGTTGTGCTAGTGGATAACAATGCTGTCTTTGTTAAAAATTTATTTAATGGTAATTGTGCCATAATCTTTCCTGTTATTCAATTGCCAATATGAACGGTGTCATATTTGCATATAATGATTGTACAAATGTTCTACCGCTTAGAACACCTGTTGCTTGACTAATAACCAATCCTGGACCAATTCGGAAGTCACCGTTTTGGTCAGTACTTGTAAAGAATACTTTACCTGCATTTAACTGAACGGTTTCTTTAGATTGTACAGGATCAGCAACGCCTCGTTGAGGCAATGCACCATAGTTAGTTCCAGCACCTACATATTCGAACAAGTAACCAGATGCTGAAATGTAACTACGTTGATAGAAGTTAGCTGTTGATCCGTCTGGGAATAAGTCTGGTCGGTTAACTGCTTCACCTAATTCAACAATGTGGTAAGTACCCAGACGACTCCAATAACTTAATCCGCTGTAAACACTATTGTAGTTTCCACCAGATTGTAGATCATAAATTAGTTGTTGTAAAATTAATTTAATATCTCGATTACATTTGTCAGTGTTATAGTCACCTAACCCGCCTGCAAGATTTATTGCAACATAAGCGGCTACTTCTTGTGCAATGAAATCGATGTTACTGGTTATCAACACAACTGCATTACCTGCACCTGTCGGAACCGTACCTGAAGTTGTAATTTGACTTTGTGGAACTACCGCTTCAGCGGCGGTAATGTTTGCGGCGCCAATAATGTCAGTCATGTACTTGAATCGCAAGTCAATGAATGGTTGTGCGGCTGCTCCACCGACAACGGTTGCATTAATTACTTGTGTGCTAGTATTTCCTGAAGTTTTTGTTACAGGAATATTAGCAATAACTTTGTCAACAACGGTTTGTAGATAATTTACAGCAGAGATGTGTGCAGAAATTTGACTTGTTGCAGGTCCTTGATAGGAAGAATTACTATTTGCACTTAAGATATTAGTGTTAGGTGCATAAGGTTGATCTGCAATCTGACTTGTTTGTACGGTGTAGTAACTATTTCCGCAGAAGTATATTGTAAAGTATGTTGGATTTAGAGGATCACCGCCGCCACTGGTTAACGATTTATTCAAACTGATGCTGTTATAGTTAACATCGGCAACTACGGTTCCTGTGGCTGCATACCATACACCATTATCGTCCCATTGACGACCAAATTGATCTCGAATATAAACGGTATTTCCTACAAATACATCTGTGGTATCAATACTCGATAAGTTAATTGTACCTGTTGTAATTGTGCTGGTGCTAGGTTGCGTGTTTAAGAATCCAGAGAAACCCTGTTCGTTAACATGTCCTTCTGGAGGAATAATTTCCATAACCTGACCAATATGTGGTCTATTAGCATCGTCTGGTACAAATATTTCAACTTTACCACCGTTGTTTGGCCAATAGCCTGTTGGGTAGAATTGGTCTAAGTATGGTAACGGATTTCCGTTACCATCAGTGCCCTGTGGGCTAAATGGGTATGAACGATATGCAGGGTTGAATACCGTACCGCTAAACGATCTAGTACCATAGCCTTTGGCCAACAACGAGATATCACCAAAGTTACAATTGGAGTTTGTGATAGAAGCAATACCGCCGTTATCACATTGTACACCAACTGAACAGAAGATTGTGAACACAGAAACTAGCTGTGCGTATCCGTTGTTGGTAACTTTAACACCAATACCGCCTTGGTTCAATTGTGTGAACGCATCAAAAACAAACGATTGAATCGGACTACGATCGCTAACTACAGCACCGTCAACTAATGCTCCACCCATTGCGCCGATTGGATCAACTTTACGAATGTTCCAAGTGCTTGTGTTGCCAGTTAATTGTAAGCTCAATGCTTCGACTTGCGGATCTTGTAAAGGATAAACGTAAGTTTTTCCAAAGTATATAGTTGCATTATCACCAAATCCAATAGTACTTGTGTTCAAACCAACTACATAAGTTCCTGTAGAGACTTTATTGATGTAAGTAACGGTAGGTGCAACCGTTACAATATCACCGTTAGGACCTGTCAACGGATAAATTCCGCCTCCTATGTAAACTGGCGGAGTTACGCTTGGACCGTTTTCGATGATATTAGTTATAATATTAAAGTTACGAGCAACGGCCTGTTGCGGCATATAGTCGCTACCGTATTGGTAGAACGGATTAATAACTTGTGTTGCCACCGTACCAGTAACAGGAGTAACTGACACATTGGCAATTACTTGTAGTGCTAAATCTCTAGCATAATTAATAGCCGCTGTAGTAGTTGTCTCTTGGCCTGTAACATAGTTATAACCTTGATTCCAGTAACTTAAACCTGCTTCAATAGACTTGCGATTGCCGCCAAGTAATATATCTTGACTTACTGCATCAATAATTAATCCTGTATCTCTAAAACATAATTCTTGATTATAGTTGAAAGATCCAGCATTGTAAGTTTGGTCTAAGTAAGAAATAGTTTCTTCTACAATAAAGTTACGGTTAGCAGTTAATATTTCAAATGCAGATATTGTAGCACTTGCAGTAGAACGAGATAGTGTTACAGGAACAAGTGTAGCTGCTACACTAGGACCATTTGCAACAATATTTGTAATTGTGCTGATAATTGTTGTTACAACTCCGGCGTTTACACTATCACTAGCAGGTAACGTTAATACAGGTTTAACTTTGGTCTGTAAAGGAGTGTACGGAATACCTTGTATTAATGAAGAAGCCACGTTGCCCATAAATGTAAATGCATCAACCGTAGCAGTAGTTTCGTTAGGAATTACCGTGGTATCAATTGCACTGGTGTAATAACTTAGACCAGATTGAATTGCTTGACGGTTACCGCCGTATAGTAAATCAAAACATAAACTATCAATAATATATCCTACATCTCGCTGACATGTACTTGTTGAATATGTAAATCCTGGATTATTAGCATTTACATAAGCAGTAACTTCTTGCGCCATGTAAGTTTTATTTTCTTGCAGTAGATTTACGGTATTTTGAACACTGGTTAAATCACTTGCAGTTCCGCCGTTTGGAACAATTTGATCAGTCCATCCAGTTGTCTGTCCGTTAAGTATAGTTAAGATGATTCCAAATTCACTGCGAAGCGTAGCAACTTCTGCACTACTTGCATAGTTGCTAGATGTTGTCTGAACACCATTGCTATAACGAGTAACACCGATTAAGGCATCAGTGGCTGTAGTAATATTTTGTACAACCTTAACACTTAAATCTCTTAGGTATGTTACTGCATCAATTGTAGGATTAATTTCTTGAGAAATTTGTCCAGTATAGCCGCCTTGATTAAAATATTGTAATCCAGAGAAGGTAGCTTGTGTGTTAGTAGGAGTTGAGAATAACAAGTCAATTGCTACACTATCAAGAATAACTCCTGCATCTCTACGACACTTAATCTGATTATAAGGAAGTGCTTTAGGAGGATTGCATAAGTTATAGTTGATATAGTTAACAACGTTTTCTTGAATAAATGTACGATTAGCATGTAACAATACTTCTGCGCTGACAAATGCGGCATCAGGACCTGTACTAATAAAGATGTCAGGTGCCGCACTTGGTCCATTCTCAATAATGTTAGTTGTAATATTAAACAACTTGCCAATTGAAGGCAATACAATATCGCCACCAGTTAGTGCTGTGTTAATTACCTGTGTAGCCGTAGGGATATTTGCAGGAGGAATTAAAATTGGACATGTTTGATTTTGTACAATTAGCTTGCATAGGTATCCAATATAATCAATTGCACCTATTGTCTGTGTTTCTTGTCCAGCAATAACACTTGTTACGCCGCGGTAGTATGCTAAACCACTTTCAACACTCTTTTGGTTTCCACCAAATGTCATGTCGTAAGCCATGTTCTCTACAATAATACCTGCATCTCTGTAGCAAAGTTGTCTGTTATAATCAAAATTATTCATTGTTTGATTAATGAATGCAACAACTTCTGCCTTGATAAAATTAAGGTTAGCTTTTAATAAATTGTAAGCGTTAAGAACACCAACAGAAGTATTCTCAGTTAAGTTGATAGGTGTTTTTGGTCCAGCATAGTCAGGACCATTTCTAATAATACCAGTTATGACATCAATGTTATTTTGTAGCGTAGTAACTTCATGCGCTGTACCAGCAGGCAAGTTTGTAACTTGACTTACACTGAACTGATAAGTTTTTAATAATTGGTTACCTTCGACGATGTTAGGAATAATACTCTTGATAAAATTGTAAGCCGCTGTAGTCGCAGGAACCTCATTAGTTCCAGCTAACGTGTTTACGTTGCTGTATCCGTAGTAATATACACCGCTCTTGATACTTTGAACATTACCGCCATGCAACAAATCAAAACATACACTATCTAGAATAAAACCAGTATCTCTTCGGCAGGTATCTTGATTATAATCTAATCCAGGATATGTTGAGTTGATCCAAGAAATAACGCTGTCTTGTATAGAAGATCTATTTGTTTGTAATGTATTATAATCGTTTACGGTTGTTGCATTAGTTGTAGGCAGGCCGCCGTAAACTATTTGATCAGTTATTCCGGAAGTACCAGATGTTAAAATACCTGTTATGTCGTTAAACAATGTAGTAACTGCTGATTGATTACCACTGCTTATCTCACTTAATACAATTCCTTTAAGATGATTAATAGCCGCAATGGTTGCTGTTATCTCTGAAGAAATATTTCCAGTATAAGTATCTTGATTCCAGTATTGTATACCTGCAAACATACTATCGCTGGTGCTATTGTACAACATATCTGTTGCAATTGCATCAACAATTAGACCAGTGTCTCGAGCACATTTAGCCTGATCGTATGTAAAGGATCCGCTGTTAAATGTTGCATCAACCCATGCGACCGTTTGACTTTGAATGAACGGTTTGTTGGCCAACAACAATGTACGAGCATTAAAGAATCCTGGATTTTGTTGACCAACGTTGATACTTTGTCCGATACTTAATGTACCAGTTGACATAGAAACAACAATGGTTGTTGTATTAGCAGGCCAAGACGCTATACCAACTGCCGCAGGAACTTGTACCGTGTTGTTCGGTAAGAACATTGTTCCATCTTTTAACCACGGACCACTTTGGTTTGTGCAGTTTTGAATGTACGGAGATTGGAATACGTCAATTCTATTGTCTCCAGTTTGTGGAGGAAATGTTGCACAATATGCACCACGGTTAAATCTTTGATCATATGCACCTTCTAAACGACCACTACGTCCGTTTAAGAAGTTCATGTAGTTTAAGTAGCATCCGCTGTTTACGTGGAATAAATCTTGTGTCTTGTTAATAGGTTCAATAAATGTTGTACGAATGTCACTGCCTCTAACAGAAGTATATGGCTTCATTTCTAAAGGATTGTTTTCTAAATATCTACCAGGGCTTACAAGGATTTGTGTTCCTGGTTGATAGTAAGGTGACTTCATTGCACCACCAATAGTACGGCAAGCACGGCTAGCATCTTGAGCACGACCGTCGTTAGTATCGTCGCCGTCCATAGTAACATACAATGTGTTTGTAATGATAGGAGCAGTACCAATTGGATTTTGACCACGTACACGTATATCACCAAACACATCAGTTAATCCTGCGCCCGGTGCAAGTGTTAGGTTGCTTGCTGTACTACCAACAAATTTTGAGTATACTTTATTAAGGTATGCATCAGCCCATTCAAGACCGTCAGCACCGATTGTTGTAGCATCTGCTGCGGCGGGTAATATGTTGCCACCTATGTTAAGGTCATATGCAATACCTACACCACCATCAACTACTAATGCGCCAGATGTTATGCCGGTAGAATTATCTGTACCGTCAACATGGATTCTTTCAGTTGTTAATTTTCCAAGATACGGATTATATTTAAAACCGCCTGCTGTAGCATCTTGATTTAAAATGTCAGCATATAAGTTAGCACCTTGTTGAATAATACCCGAACTATCAGTCATCAATGGATAGTAAGTGGCATTTTCATTTGTTTTAAGAACTACAATATTACTACTTGTGGTGGCAGAGTTTGCAGACGCAATACGACCGTAGATAAATCCACCTACCGCTAAATCTTTCTCAATACCTACCCCACCAGAAAAATATGCACCGGCTAATTGACGTTCTGCCGTGTTACTGAATATTGTCTGGTCAATGGAAACAGGGTCAGTCGCGGTAGGATTGTTAGTATTTCCAACGTTCTGTGTATTATTTTTAAAAACAATTACAGGGTTAGGTGAAGTTTTGTTCACCAATTGTAAGTATCCGCCAACTTGAGTTGCCGACGATAGGATTAAAGTAACGCCGTTATCTTTCTGTGATAAAGATGGTACACCACTGCTTGATTGTATTGCTCCATTAGTTGGTGCTAATGATCGTGTACCTGATTTTCTTATTCCCGTCATTATTCTAGATTCCTTTAGGGTATTTATTCGTTTAGTAGATCTGCAATGCCATGCCTCTTAAAATAGGAGCAGTCTTATGCGGCCACTGAGGATGACTTTTTAATCTTACTACTATTCCAAATGTAGGATCTTGTACAATGCTATTAATATTTCCAACCTTCCACGTATCAGTAGCGCTTCCATATATTTGTGTAGGATCTACAATCATAGAACATTTATTTTCACCTATTAATTCTTCGTTAAAGGTCAATTGAATCGTTTCGTCAAATACACGACCTACTCTATCAACGTCAAACTTAAATTGTATTCCGGAAATTGTGTGTGGTAAATTTTGAAAATTAAAATTTGTTGCACGTATATACCAAGTTTTCATTGTTATATCGTTTCTTGGTTGTCTAGCAATGTGTAACAACGGTGCAGATAAAGGAACTCCGCCGTTTAATGTTTTAACAACTTCGAAGTCGGCTGTATTCCAACGAATATGTGACTCATCTTCTGCATATTGAATAAAGTTATTTGGGGTATACCATTTGGTGCTCATCACATATTTACCATAATAAAAAAGGACTCCGAAGAGTCCTTTCTATTGAGATCTAAATTAATTAGATTGTATGTGTAATACTTACCACACCACTTGCGGCTGAACCGATAGTCCATTTAGCTGTTTGGCCAGTTGTATATAACCAAGCATTTGAACCGCTTTGTGTTTGACGAGTTAACAGAGCTTTGTGAGCAGTTAATTTTGTAACATAATATGTGTTACCATTAGCATCAGTAGCAATGATGTTCATTTGACCTGAAGTCATTGTGCTTGTTGATACCAAACGGCATTGACCAACACCTTGTGCTGTTTTTACAAGATAGCGATGACTTGCTTCTTGTTTGATAATGTCGTATTCAACTGCGCTAGAACCGCCTGCGGCTGTTGGAATATAAGCATTACCTTTGATTGCAGAATACTTTTGACTTGAAGTTAAAGTAACGGTATCAGCAAATCCGTAACCATAGTCAGCAAAGAATAAGTTAGTTGCGTTAGTCCATGTACCGCTGTTGTTTACGGTACTTGTAATAATATTACCGCTAACTCCTGTAACTTTACCGTTAATACCGGTAGAACCACCAGAAATAGTCATACCGATTGCAATACCAGTCGCTGTTGTAACCGTAAATGTGTTAAGACCACCGATACCGCTGTTAGCAACACTATTAACTCTTGTTGCAGTTGTTACGGTAATTGTAGGTGCTGAATTATATCCGCTACCTGCTGTATCAATAACAATGCTAGTAATACCAAAACGGCCAGCACCGTCAGTTGTAAACACTGGATGGCCTTGGGCTGTTACACCTGTTGGCTCGTCTGGTGCTGAAAAAGTTATAAAAGCACCTCTCGAATATCCTGTACCAGTGTTGCTAATACTTACACCTGCAACACCTTCACCACCGATACCGCTGTTGACACCAACATTTTTAAATTGTTCGTTGTTTAAGTTACCAAAAAATTTGGCTTTAATTGGACGTCCCATTTTGTTTCTCCTTAAAATATATGACGTTCTAGGTCTACGCAGATGGAACTGCATAATACATAGAATAGTATTTAACAAAAAACGCCCCGAAGGGCGTTTTTGTTTTGCTTTTTAAGCCAAGTATTTGATTACTTGAAGCTTACGTTTGCGCTAGTGATAGCAACTTTACCTAGGTAGTCAGCAGCATTGCCTAAGCTAGATGCTGTGTTGCTTAACTCGACGTATCCGTAACGAGTTAAGAAACCAACTACTGGTTCAAATGTTGCTGGATCTAGAACAACACCAGAAGACATTAGAGGAATGTATGGGCAATAGAACGCAGCCGCATCAGCTTCGCTAGAACCTTTGTATCCAACTAGAACTTGGTTGTTGTCGTATCCTGTGTCTGGTAGATATGCATCTACATAAACACGCATAGCACCGTTCAATGTACCAACAAACTTGGTGTTTGTTGGAGCTTCAAATGTGCCTTCTGTAGTACGAGCAAACGCACTAGTTGTAGCAGATTGAAGAATTGTCAATGCTTGGTTAGAAACAACAGCCCAGTTACCAGAACCACGACGTGTACGTTGAGCAATCAAGTTGCTTACACGGTTGATTTGGATAGCTAGAGCAGCGTGTTCGTCACCGACGAATGTAGCTGTACCAGAAACTAATGACTGGTCATATGTTTCTTCTACGGTTGCTAAGTTACGTAGAGAAGCTAGGATTTCTTGGTCGATTTCAGCTGTAATTTCTTGAGCTAAAGCGGCCATGATTTCTGCTTCGATATCAATACCTTGTTGAGCTTGTGCATCTTGTGCAGCCTCGAAAGTCCAACGAGCGCTTAGTTTACGAGACTTAGCTTCGACTGGAGCTTTCAAGATTTGGATGCTCATACGCTTACCTGGTGTACCTTCTAAAGTACTTGTAGCAGCAGCTTTATATGCACCACCTGTACCGTCGTTACCAGAATATGCTTGAGCGATCTTGAATGGGCTCAATGCTTCTTCACCAGCTACAACATCGCTTCCGTTATCTGCATAACGTACACGTAGTGTATGGATTTGACCAACTGGACCAGTCATAGGTTGAACACCGATGATCTCGTTAGCAATAACCGTAGGCATAACACGGCGGATAACTGGAAGAATAACACGGTTAAGTGTTGCTACGTTACCTGCGCTTGTTGCACCAGCTGTGGCGCTTTCAGCCAAGTACTTACGTGTGTTTTCTAAGCAAACTGCCATAGAAGAACGACGTGTACCTTGTAGGCCTTCAAGCAGAGTTTCTTTGGTCTCTGACCATCTTTCATTTAATAGTTGTGACATTTTATATTGTCTCCTTGAATTTTAAATTATTTAGATATACCCGCTAACTTGCGGATGTCTAAAATGTTATCTAAGCCTACCTCTGGCTTACTTTCACGATTTCCTGTTACTTCTGCACCTTCTGCAAGCATAGCTTTCTTAGGAGCTGTCTTACGTGTCTGGCCTTCCATAACTGCTGGTAGGTATTTGTCAAAAGATTCATTTAGTTTCTGCGTAGGAGTTGACTCTAGCAGTTCTTTCATGATTGCTTTTTTATCAGCACTTAGGGGTGCTAGTAACTCGCCCATAACAGCCTTACGTTCCATTAGGTCTTTTGTGACACGAATTTCACGTTGTGTAGATTCTACTAGAGATTCTTTTTCTGCTACGGCTTGCTGTGCTTCTGCTAGTTCTTGATCTTTCTTAGCGATAATCTTTAACAATTTACTTGTTTCAGATTTTTCATTTAAGAATGAACCAGAGAATTCTTGTGCAAAGGCTTCATAAATTTTACGTCCAAAGTCGTTGTTGCGAGCGGAATCAATATCTTCTTTCAATTGCTTGATTTCAGTTGTTAGATTGCGTGTTATCGCGTTTTCAACTACCTTAGCGGAACGCTTAATGAAGTTTTGCTTTAAGTCCTCAAATTTGCTCTTTGCTTCACGAACTAACTTAACTTTAGTTTCAGCTAGATCTTTCTTGTCTGTTGCAAATTCTTGGATTTCTTTTGTTAGAGCGTGAACTACGAATTGCTCTAACTTGCTGAAGTTCTCAGCAACTTTTTTACGGTCACCTTGGAACTCAACTAATTCTTTTCCTAGTTGATTGATAACAAACCCTTCTAGCTTTTTAGCATCACCAGCAATACGTTGTTGGTATTGTGCTTTTGCTTCGGCTAGAGCTTGTTTGTCAGCGTACAATTCGGACATCTCAACGGTCAAGCGGTCGCCTAACATCTTGTCGATTGCTTCTACCATCATGCTTTTATCATGATTGTATTTTTGTGCAAATTCTTCACGAAGTTCTGCGGTAACTTGGTCGCGTGTTTCTTGTAGTTTCTGAGCAAGGGCAGTTTCGACAACTTGTTGTGTCTCTGCTGTCATTACACCTGATTCTACTAATTGTTTGAATGCGTCCAACATTTATTTCTCCTCGGGCTTATTTTAGACCTTTAATAACATTAAGGAGTGCTTCCTTAAGGTATTTCTGGGCCTTTGGATCTTCTTTAACTTCTTGTGCAACTTTAAACGCTCTCATCCCGCCACGGGCATTCATTAAATGCTCGTAGACAGGAGTAGGATACGCACCAGGAGCACTGGGTTGAGCAACTACGTCTACCGTGATAATCTCGAAATCGGATACATGGCCATTCATGTCGTTGACATTGCCACTACCACGAGAACTAACACCAAGTTTTACTCCGCTTTCAAGCATAGTACGAACTAAGTTACCCATCGGCGTAGGTAAAATTTTCATCTTACCATAACCATTGGGACCCTCCATCCACATTTGAGTGATCATATGGGATACACGGTCCAAATTCACTTTTAAATCATCAGGATGATCTACTTCGCCTAGAACGCTATAACCATTTTGAATTTGATCGTTCAGTGTTTTAACTGCACGTTCGATTTCGTCAACTGGGTATACACGTTGGTTAGCATTGCGGATGCCACCTTGGATGGCAATGCCTTTTAAGTAAAGGCTTTTTCCATCCTTATCGTCAGACTCGAGAATTACTCCAGCCTGATCGAAACTTAGGTGTTCGCGTAGATAACTTATTTGATGCATCCTGTTTCTCTAATTAAGCGTTGCGGTTAGGAGCGCCGTTTAATGGGCTCTTAGCTTGGCCAACGCTTGTTTGACCTGCTTTGTCACCTGTTCCAGAACCAACTGGACCAGCTGTTTTGTTGTTGCCTGGGTAGCCAGAACCTTGTTTGTTTAGGGTCTTAACGCCGGACTTAACGCCATCAACGTTGTGCATACCTTTAGCAAACTTCTCACCAGCAACTTGTGCAATACCTTTGTTTAGGCTATCAGGACGATCGCCTGTATTTTTGCCTTTACCAACACTAGAATCACCTAGGATGTTAGCAGCGGTAGCACCTGTTGTAGGCTTACCTTTACCAGAACTTACTGGGCTTTTTGTGTTAGATACAGAAGTTTGACCTGCTTTATCACCAGAACCGGAACCTACTGGGCCAGCTGTTTTTTGGCTGTTCTTTTCCCAATCGTTTCCAACTTTCTCAGTGTACTCACGTGTCATACGACGACCTTCAAATGCTGGTTTACCCATCATCATATCGTCTTCTCCACCTTCTTCTCCACCTTCTTCGTCACCGAAGTCATCACCAGTTTCCATACCTTGTGCTTTTTCTAATTCAGCAAAGGCAGCTTCTAGTTCTTCGATAGCGCTCTTGATGTCGTAAATTGCTTGGTCTTCGCCACCTTCGTGGTCCATTTCACCGTGGTCTGCGCCAACTTCAGCACCGAAATCATCAGTAGCATCGCCACCGATCTCACCATCTTCTTCACCGTCCATCATGTAAGAATCTTCTAATTCTTCATCGGACTCATCCATGTCTTCATCAGCACCTTCGTCCATGTCTTCATCAGCAGACTCATCCATGTCTTCGTCGGCAGACTCATCCATATCTTCATCAGCACCTTCGTCCATATCTTCGTCGGCGGCTTCATCCATTTCCTCATCTTCTTCTTCAGCGATAAGGTTCTCGTAAATATCTCTAGACTTTTCTACAACGATTTCATGGAAAAGTTCATTTGCTTTTTCATGTTCTTCATTGATTAAAAGGTCTAACAATTGTTCAAATTTTGTTGACATAATAATAAATTCTCCTATTGGGGTAGCGGCAAGGCTGTGCGTGTATTTACAACACACATAATTTTCATGCACGAAATAGGCCAAAAACGGTTCGTTTCGGCCGAATTGACGCAGAATTTCTTCTGGATTTTGACAAATTTTACTATTTTATGCCGTCGCAGCCGCTTCTGGCGGAGGTGCCGCGTACATTTTTCTAACTAAACCAAGTTCTTCACGCTTCTCTTTATCGTGAGCTTCCGCTGCCTTGCGTATTTCGTTTATCATTTTTAATGTCAAACGAGTCTTACGTAGGTCTTTGCTCTTAAGAATACTGGTATCATTACTACTAATATACCTATTATCCTCTTGAGGACTTGCGTGATTACGATCAAAATAAATGAATTCTCTTAGTATCATAATAGTATTTATGCGGCAGGGGGCGGTGCTGCCTCGCCGCTCGCAGGTGCTGCTCCACCTTCTGGTGGGGATCCGTCATCTGGTAAGGGTTCTGAACTGCCTAAAGAAGCTGTATCTGCTGACATTCCATTAGCAGTAATACCTGCCGAACGTAACTCACTGCTTGCGCTTAGATATTGATCTTCATCAACGTTTTCTTCACGCCACATACGTTCGTTTTCTGCAACTTCTTCTGTAGTCATGCCTAAGAAACGCTTCATAGCAAAACGCTTAGATACAAACGGAACAGCAACCATGCTATTAAATGTATTCACACGGGCTGTATCCATCTCTGCCTGGCGATAAGCGGCAAAGTTTTGTGGAGGATTGAACTTAATTTCAAAAACATTGTTGTCTACATTGATACCTTGAGTATGCAAATATAGTTTAAATTCTGTATCAAAAGGTTCGTTTAATAAACTTTGTAGACGCTCGCAGTACTTGTTGAATCGCAATTCTTGAATGTACGCGGTACCAACTCGACCATCATTGAAGTTAGATCCTCCGTCGTCAGAGCCGGTAGGTAGATAAGAGCTAGGTATGCGTAAAGCCCTAAACAGCTTATTAGTAAAATATCTAAGATCATCAATTTCTCCTAAGTTTTGACCGCCTTGTAGGATTTCAACTTTAGATCCACGACCTTCTGCTGTTTGCGGGAAGAAATAATCTTCGTTAATACTTAATGGGTTATAACTTGCATCAACTACACTAGATCCACCACCTGTTACACTAGGAATACGGCGTTGATTTACTTCGTTTTTAACACGTTCAACAAAGCTCATTGCCAAGTGACTTGGCATATTACCAACGTCAATATAGAATACACGACGCTCAGGAGCACGTTGTATACGGTAAATTAGAATACTATCTTCTAGTAATTCTTTTTGTTTGAATACTTTAAAAATACTTTCCATCAGGCTGTTACCAAATGGGAAGTTATTGTCTAAACCTTCGCTCATGCTAATATGAATAACATGTTTTGCGTCGATTGCATATTGATTTTGGTTTTCACTAAAACGGCTAGAGTTAGCAGTTGTCGGAAATGAACCGGTCATACCTCTACTACCGCCTGCGCCGCTTTGTCCAGAACCGTAGCTACCACCAAATTGACTACCACCGCCATTAACGTTAGACGGTTGAATAGCAGTTGTTGAAAGTGCTTCTAAGTTAGGATTAAAGTCACGGATAAAGTATTGTTCAGGCTTTTTGCCTTCGCTTTCATTTACAATAATTTTATCTAATTTTGCAGGATCTATATACATCCATGCCTGTGTTTCTGGGTCACGAACAAAGAAACTATCGCCGTATTTGAACGCATTGCGAACAAGTTTGAACATACGAATATTAAATTTATTAAGTCTGGTCCATTGTTGTAGGTACTTTTTAATAATTTTAATTTCAGTTTGAGTTGCTTGATCTTTAAATTTAATTTGAAAGGGAGTACCGTTTTCTTCGTTAGCCTGTGTACAAAACTCTGCTAAAATGTCAAAGGCAGCATTAACTTCGCTGTCTGTGTCCATAGTATCGTATTGACCGTAACGCTCTAAACGGTTAGGATGGCCTGCATATACATCAGGCAAATAACTAGAATAATTAGTACGGCTTAGATTGTTTCCTCCACCTGCACTGCCGCTAATCGGGCTTAATTTTCCGCTTGTATCAATCGGGGTGAAATATTTTTTCCAAGACAATTTAGTTTCCTTTATGCGAATACATTACCATTCAAAGCCTTTGTAGCATCTACGGTTTTCTTGGTATGCTCAGCAACTTCTTTCATTATTTTTGTTAATTCTTTAACATTGTTATTTAATGTTGTTAACTCTAAATTACTTTTTTCTTGTCCACCAGTTTGTCCAACCATTAATTTTGCTGTAGCGGCTCCAACATCTTTGATTGCAGATCCGATACCTTCGAGTACTCCGGGTCCTTTCATAATGTCTTTTAATCTTTCCGCTTTAGCAACGTCAACGGTACTTACTGCTCTACCAAATGCAACAATTCCTCGACCGTATGCTTCAAGTGCAGGTCCAATTTGTACCAATTGTGGTATTACCGGACTCAATTGTGTTATAGAATCTTTAATTAATGATACAGGGCCACCACCAGAGAAGAAGTTTCCTATTTTTGCACCAATGGTTCCTACGCTGGAAGCAATCATAGAGGCAGAAAATATTGCCATAGCAGGTCCTAATAACATCAATCCGCCTGCTATTTTTGCCAATGCTAGTCCATCTATTTCAGTTATTGTTTTTAATCCTTTAGCAAATACAGGTAGCCCTACACCAATAACTGCTATAGCGGCAGCAATACCCACACCTAAAATTGCAATAACACCTGCTACAGCACCAGCACCTATTAACATAGGAACAGCAATAGGTGCTAAACTAGCAAGTCCTCTACCTAATGATTTAACAAATGTCACAAATCCTTTACCAAAACCAGCGGCTCCGCCACCGCTACCTACTGCGGCACTAGCCGACCCAGCAGCGCCGCCGCCACCTGTTACTTTTTCAGCAATTAGTCCGCCAACGCCTCTTGCGCCGCCGCTTGCAAATGCACCTCTAATAGCCATAGCAGCTTGCCAAGCCATCATTGCAGTTCTTACACCAACAACTATGGCAACTAATCCCATCAATGCAGGTCCAAGGAATTTTAGTGCAGGTGTTAAGAATCCTGCAATAGGTGCAACTATGCTCATAAGAACTTGTCCAAACTCTTTAAGTTGGTTCTGAGCCTTTGTCATATCGGCAGCTTGAGATTCTGTTTGTTTCTTTTGTTGAGCCGAGATGTCTTTAAATGCTTTTGCAGTACCCTCGGCAGTATCTTTCCCACCTTTTTCTAATTGGTTTGCATATAGTCCTGCGCTGTTAACCAGTTTATTTCCAGTCAACGACATATAATCGCCTGCAACACCTAAGTTCTTTACGTTATTAGATATGCCTTCGTTAAACTTACCAAATCCTTTTTCAACATCGCCTAGTGTAGATGTGTTGCTCTTAGCAGCATCTGTCATGTCTCTGATACCATTGTATGCATCGGGCATAGTACCAGCAAGTTCTTTTGCTTCTTTAGTTACTGGAGGTAACCCTGCCATCTCTGACATTACTAAATCAGTTGCGCCTGCAATACCACTGGCAGCGGCTGCGTTATAAGCAGTCTGTGCTTTTGCACGTTGTTCTTCAGACATTTTAGAAAGAGCACGTTGCCAAGCAGCCTGTTGAGCCGCTTTCTTCTGTTCTTCTTCCATTTGTTTTCTGCTTGCTCCAGTAAACTGAGTTAGTTTATCTAGCTCTGTCATGTAATCTGCAGAAGCCTGTGTAATGGCCTGTGTATTTTTAAGTTCTTGTGCAGAACGTCCGCCGGTAGCATTGATAAATCCAAGCATGCCATTGTTTACTTCTTCAGTAGAATATCCAAGTGCTAATAAGTTTTCTCCAGCCTTACTACTTAATAAAGAATTACTTAATTGTACAAATGCTTGTGTGCCTTCGTTTACATTGCTGCCCATCTTTGATAATGTCTGTGCATTATTTGTAATGACTTTAGAAAATTGATCTAAAGTCATGTAAGTTTTTGTAGAAGCAATTCTTAAATCAGATAAACTACCTGCAAAGTTAGCACCTACAGAAGTTATTTGACGATACGCATCTAAATTCTTTTCTTGAAATCCAGCAATGGCGCCAAAAAGTTTTGCCACCGCGCCAAGAGGCCCAGGAAGTTCTTCAAATGCTGCCAGTGTTCCAGAGATGGACGGCTGTCCAGACATTAATTGTGCATACAAACTACCCAATGCACTTGCTGATGCATTGGCCATTTTACTAAGTCCGTTGGTAGCGGTATCAGTTGTAGTGGTAAAATTGTCTAGAGATTTAGTTGCACCTGTTGCAGTTTTACCAATTGTACCTAATTTGTTATTTGCTTCATCAACTATCTTAGGATCTATGCCCGCGGCTTTGGCAGTCCCTGCAACTTTTTGTGCAGCCACGGTCCCGTTTAATTTTTCTATAGCGGCCAGCAGTTTCTGTAACGTAGATTCGGTGGCTGCGTTATCTAAAAATACTTGATCGTTACCTATTGTTCCAGTTACTGACATTGTTTTTCCGTAGTTTTGTGCGTATATAAATACTTGTTAGAAATCCCTTAACTTATTTATTCGGAGACAAAACCTATGAATTCTACCACCAATCCGCTAACCATGTTTATGCGTCAACCAAAGATTTATATCAAGTTGCCCAGCGGCGGTGAATATTGGCCTACGGGAAGTATAGAAATTCCAGAGAACGGGGAGTTTCCTGTATATTCTATGACCGCCAAAGATGAACTTATGCTCAAGGTCCCCGATGCGCTAATGAACGGACAAGCTGTAGTAGACGTTATTCAACATTGTATTCCTAATATTAAAAACGCTTGGTTGGCTCCGTCAATTGATGTTGACATTATTTTAATTGCTATTCGTTTAGCAACTTACGGTGAAATGATGACTACTCCTATTACATTCAGTGATACCTTAGAGTTAGATTATCAAGTCGACTTGCGAGTAGTAATGGATAATTTAATGAATCAAATCAGTTGGAATCCTGTTGTATCTATCAGTGATGAACTAACCGTATTTGTTAAACCTCTAAACTATAAACAAATTAGTGCGGCTGCGCTACAATCTTTTGAAACTCAAAAGATCATGCAGGTAGTCAATGATGAAAAAATTGAAGATGATAAGAAAATCAAATTGTTTCAGGAAAGTTTCAAAAAGTTAAGTAGTGCAACATTAGGAACTATCTCTGATAGTATCGATAGAATCGAAAGTATAAATGGTAGCACTAACGATATCAATCACATTAAAGAATTTGTTGAGAACATTGACAAAGAAATCTTCAATAGAATTCAAACTCACTTAGAAGCACTAAGGGATAACAATACAATCAAGCCAATGTCTGTAGCTGTTACCGATGAAATGAGAGAAAATGGAGTAACGGGTGATGTTGTACAAGTTCCTATCACGTTCGATGCTTCAACTTTTTTCGTCTAAGGCTTTTAACCCTTGACCTTGAGGGCATCAACAGGCTCGTTAGGGATTATGAACAAGAGTCAAAAGCCTTAAAAGACGAAGTATTTAGAATCTGTTGGTACATGAGAGGAATGCCTCCATCGGAGGCATTCATGTTATCATTTGAAGATAGAGAAGTAATTGGTAAGATTATTGAAAAGAATCTTGAAATTGCTAAAGAAACTGGACAGCCGTTCTTTTAAATATCTATCCCTAAAAACTTACTGCGGAATTGAATAACTTTACTTTCATTTGTTCCGCTGGCCATTCTTGCATGGTCAGCATCTAATTCAGCTTGTGTCGGAGCTGGCGGTTGAACAGGAGCTGCTGGTTGTTTAGACTTTTTAGCAATAGTTGCATCAACATTTTTCTTAACACTTTGTAAATCACGTGTTCTTAAAGTAGGAATAATCTTATTGATCTGTCCTACTCCTATTTTTGCCTGTTGATCCTGTGCGGCTGCTTGTTGAGGAGTTGTACCAGCTGTAGGTGCTTGAGTAGCTGGCTGTGCATTAAGATCTTGAGTAGTTCCTTGCTGTGCTCTTTGAAGTAAGTTATTAGATGCAACTTCTCCACCAGCTGGTTGTTGTGGGCTAGCAGGAGCAGTAGAAGTATTTGGTTGTTGTGTAGGAGCAGATGTAGCTGGCGTACCATCTGGTTTTAATGCTTGTTGAGCTGCATCGTATCCCTGTTTTGCACCAGCCCACATATTTTTAGCACCTTGAACTACACCTCCGGCTACTGCACCAGCAGCCTTACCTAAACCTGTTCCTAACCCTTTAAGATTAAGTTCATCAAGTTGTTGTTCTAATATTAATTCATTGATACGCATAACAGGAAATTCCTAAATTTATTATTGTTTATTTATAAACGAACTGCGTTCGTTTGCTTCTTCGCTCGCACTCGAAGCAATTGATTTCATACTGATACTACGAAGTAGTTTAAATATTATTCAGATCGTTCAGTCACACTTTGCCCAGGAAGGGCAAAGAAACATTATTCGAGTCGAACATATGTCACTTAGCGTTACTGCATTACAGAGGCGGTTGGCCTGTACCTCGAGCAGCGTCTTATTCCAGCGGCGGTTTGCATACATACGCTAACATATATACAAACGTAGGGCGTCTCTAACCCTTCATTTTGCCTATTTATCTATTTTCAAACAACCAAATCGCAGGTCTTATTAGCGATCTTCATCCTTTCGGGTAGTGATTGAGTACTCTTAACGGCGAGAGGTTTCCATCCCTGCGATCCGAGATCCAGGTTTAGGGCACACGATGTTAGCTTGTGCTTGCTTATTAACCGTTTAATTTGTTTTTTATATGGGAGCCATGGACACGAACAGAAATCTGTCCGTTATAATATTCGTTTGATTCTAATACTTTGCGGGTAAATTGTTCTCTTGCCTCAATGTAACTACATTCTGCCTTAGATTTGCAATAATAAAGTATTTCTCTTTTAAAATTTTGTGTGCCTAGTTTAGCGATATCCGCCGTTAGTTCAGTGCTGGACCCGTAATATTCCTGCCAGTCGCTGTCAATCTTAGTTCTAATTTTCTTTTTCTTTTTGTTGCCGTTCTTCAACTTAATAGTTTTGTAGGTCGTTTTACTAAATTTTGCTAATTTTTTGCCTATATACATACGTCCATCAATTGTGTTTGTTATAAGATATACAAATCCTACACAATCTTCAGGCAATGCTGTTATTTCTTTATTTTCATAGAACCAGGACATACTTTAATTAGTAACAACTAAAAAACATAGTCCTAATTTCTGGTTATTTTTTCTTTTTGCTATTTCTTTTTTCTTCTCTAATGATTACATTCAGCTTTAATTGTTCTTCATATGCTGCCTTGGCTGCTAGTCTTAAGTCACGTTCTAACTTTGGCATCCTTGCTAAAGTTTTTCTTACCTTGTAGTAAGACTCTCTGCCAATGAAACTTAAAAAATTCACATGGTAGTTATGTAGAGTAACCCTACATTCAACGTATTCTGAATAAATTTCTTTGTATCGTTCTAATGATTTATTAACTAACATACTCTATATCGTTGCTATAACTGGTAAAACCGTTTTCTTTAACAACTCTTAATACATTATTAACACGGCCTACTAATTCATCTTTGTGTGAAATAAGATAAATGTTCTTGTTTCTTTCACGAGCCATTTTCTTCAATACACCTAATGCACTTTCAACACCTGCACTATCCATGCCTGCATCTACAAGTTCATCAATAAACAACAAATTAATACTTTGATACAGGCCTTCCCATACATCGCGGAATGCAAAACTCATAGAAAGAATTAAACGGTTGCGCTCACCACGTGATAAGTTATCAAAATCTAGATCCTGTCCTAGTTGTGTAATCATAACGGTTAAGTCGTTCTGGAATACAACTTGATGAGGAAGTCCTAATTTGTCAATGTAATAAGTTAGACGCTTGTTTAAGTATGCTAAATTTTGATCAATAATCTTTTTACGAATGAAACTATCTTTATTGGTTAATAGTTTATGCAAAAACTCCTGATGGTCTTTGTACTTTGTTAACGTGTTGATACCTTCCCAATTGATTTCTTGGATAGCAGTTTTCTTTAATTCTTCAATTTGTTCAGCATACGGATTTTTTTCTTCTGCTTTTGAAATTAACGATTTCTCTAATCCGGCTAAATTGTTTTTATGTCCAAGAGCTTCTGCTTCTGTATCATAAAAGGTAGTAGGCTTGTCTGGCAATGTACCGTCACCTACATCATATATAATTTGGGTAAGCTGAGTGCTTACTTTTTGAAAGTAATCTTCTGCTTCTTTTAGATGCTGTGTAGCGGTAGCAGTCATTTCTTCATGTTTGTGATCATGAAGTTGTTGTTCACAGGCGTGACAAGTTTTATTTGCTAGACTTTCTAACTCTCGTTTGTACTTGTTTAGAGTTTTTTCTGCTTGAATAACTGCTGTTTCTAGTGTAGACTTCTGTTTATTCAAATTTCTAATGCGTGTATTTTCTTCATCCCACCACTTCAGAGCAGAGTGCGCTTTGAGTTCTGCTTCGATATCAACTGATTCTAAGTTTACAATAGCACGACCTAAGTTTTCTAACTCTTGTTGTTGTTTGTTTTCCCAAGCATTGCTTTTTAAGTGCAAACTATCAATGCTTTTTTGTACATTTTCGTTTGCAGTTTTAATACCTGCAATTTTAAATTCTTCTGCGGTAATAGCATCCTTGGTTTCTTTGACTTGAACTTTAAGTGCTTCTGCCTTTGTACTCAACAGAGTAATGCCAAGTAGTTGTTCAATAACTTCACGTTGGTCAGCTGCTCGCATACTTAGGAATGGCTCAGTATACGTATTCAATGCAACAAGGTGCTTGAACATGGTATGACTCATTTCAAGCATTTCCTCAATAGCCTTTTGAGTTTCTCGGCTGTCACCTTGACTCTCGTCTTCTTTTTCTTCAGTCTTTAATTGATTATCGTTGACAAACAATTTAAGTACGTTGGGTTTTCGTCCGCGTTCGATGCGATATTTGTTTCCGCCCTTTTCAAACTCTACGGTAACTAACATAGCTTTACCGTTAATCTTATTGATTAAGTTTTCTTTTTTAATGTTAGTAAGGGCTTGCCCGTACAAAGCATAACTCAATGCGTTGATCATTGTAGTTTTGCCAGTACCGTTACGTGAACCTGTATCATCGCCACCTAAATCTAAGTTAGAACCTAGTACCAACGTGAGATGTTCTTTGTCAAAGTCAACAGCCTGGGTCTGAGCACCAACGCTCATGAAGTTTTTAACGGTTAAATTTTTAAGTTGAAACATTATAGATTATTATAAATTTCTAGAAGAGTTGTTTTTTCAAATTCTTTAGATTCGATATTGACTAATTGCTCAGTGACAATTTGATCAACAGATTCGAATTTAGCATCTGGGTTGTCGTCGATAGTTCCATCAAGATTAGTCTTATCTTGAATTAGACTAATTTCTCGTATGTCATAATCTGCAACAAACGTTTCTTTGATAAAGTTTGCTTCTTCAAAACTAATATCGATATCTAGATTAACTTTGATATGCATCTTACTTTTCATAATTGCATCTTTTTTATCAATAAGCTCTGATAATTTAATTACTCTATACTTAGGGCAATTTTCCCAGTCAATGTATTTTGGTGTGCCGCCCCAATCCATGACCATCATGCCGCGAGCATCATCCCATGTATCCGCAAAGTTATGCGGAAATGCATTACCTATATAATGAATCTTATCACGACTTTGACGTTTATGGAAGTGTCCGCTGAACACATAGTCTTGATGTACAAAGTGATTGGCCTGCAATTCACCGTGATCGGGCATCTGTACCATTGCGTTCATGTAGAACAAGGGCAATTCAAAGTGTCCGAACATGTATTTGCTCTTTACTTTGCTAATATTTTTCCATTCGTCACCTACCAACCACGGTACTAAGGTCACATCACCTATGGTAGTTACTTCTTCGACCACGGTGACTCCTGGAATATGTCTTCCAAATGCAGAGCTATGAATATCACGCTTGTCTTTGTAGAACAAGTCGTGATTTCCTGGGAACCAGAAAAATTGTTCAAATGCTGCGCCTAGTTTTTCCAAACAACGTAGGCTAGAGTCTAATGTAAACAGATTTAAACTATTACGATTGTGACTCCAGTCTCCTAAGAAGATTGCAGTTTCGCAACCTTCTTTCTTTGCAGTTTCAATAAACCAATCTACAAATTCCTCGCAATCTTTTAAGTGTGTTGCTGAGTTAGATTTGAGTCCAAAATGTATGTCTGTAAAACATGCTACCTTTTTAAATAGGCTCATATAGTTATAATTCTCCTACTAAAAGTATAGTGTATAAAAATACAAAGGTCAAGCATCTGCGGCTTCATCTTCGCCGAACTCTTCTTCTATGCCTACCTCTTCACTCTTAGGCATACGCATATTTTTATATAATTCTGCTTGACGTGCAGTCTCTTCTGCGTATTCTTGTTGGTTTTGTCTTGTAAGACTTGGGGTTAGCCCTGCGCTTTCAAGTAAATCATCACGGATATTTTGGCTCTTTTTCTCCAAGTTCAATATACGAGTGAAGCTATTTGTGACTGCCGCAGTATAATATGCAAATGGATTTTCCGACTTGGATTCATCAAACTGCAAACCGATTTGACTTAGTTGTAGGATAGCCTGTCCCTTCATTTCGTCAACGTAAGTATATCCGCGCCAGTTGGATCTTTGTGCGTAACGTTCAGATAATTTAATAAACATCTTACCTAAATTCTCAGTAATACGTCCGTGATCTTTGCTAAAATGCCCTTTATCTACGGTGCCTTTCCAATGGCTTTTTCCTACGCAAACAAGTTCATCTTCATTGTTAAACTTCCAATGTTGGAAGGGAGGAAAGTTAACTTTATCGTGGGCATCTGCGGTTGTCCTGGTAGTTTTCTTGCGTCCGGGTGCAAGTGGAATATGATCAAATGTCATTATTCGTATAATAACATCAGTCTTGGCAATGCTAGTATAGTCAGGAGTTAGCTCTGCTAGTTTTGTTTTCTTATCACCTGCTAGTCTGGCAGCAGTAAATGCGTGTAATCCTATACGCTTTGCTTTATTGCGCTTTGCTTCAGCAATAGTTCTTATATTAACTTTATCTAGACTTGGTAAAATAACATCGTATTGGCTGTATTCAGGTTTGGTAAAACTTGAAAACGAACATTTACTTCGATGTATTTCTGCTAATAAGTCTCTATTGTTTAGGTATTTTGTTTTTCTTGTTGTTGTTAAACCGAGTGTCATGTTGAAATGGAGGTCCTTTATGGATAGTATAACACACAAGTAACATGTGTCAACCAGATTAAGTAAGCATTTTATTTAATGGGTAAATAACGTATAAGGAAAATAATATGCCGGGCAATATATTAGGTGAATCAAATATTTATTCCCAGAATGGGTTTACAGGAGTTAACTTAAACTCAGGCGGAACCGTGGTATACAGAAATCCTCGTCGCGGTACTGGTCACGGTGGCTCCGGTCCTGGGTCTGCAGATTTTGCCGCACAAGATCCTCGCCGTGTTGATTTAAATAACGGCCCAATTCGTGATACCGGCGATGTCCCACCGGGAGGAGATCCTATACCAGATTCACCAGTAACTAACGTTACTAATATTACGGTAAATGACGAGGGCAATGTTACATCGTCAGACAGCGGTACTGATATGAGAGTGCGTATTCGAGTTCCTTCGAATTACATTACAGACCTTACACAGGGAACCAGTTACTCAGAATTAGGCGGTTCTAATCTAGGAGGAATAATTTTCCCCTATACTCCTCAAATTACAATGGAACACAAGGCTGATTATACAAGCCAAAATCCAATTCATTCGAACTATACAATTAATTTTTATAAAGGTAGTTCAGTTTCCGATATAACAATTACAGGAAAATTCACGGTACAGAACGAGACTGATGCAATTATTTGGTTATCAACAATAAGGTTGTTAGCATCTCTTACTAAAATGAAATTTGGACCAGATGGTGACGCAGGAACTCCGCCACCTATCTGCAGATTAGATGCTTATGGGGAATATATGTTAAAAAATGTTCCAGTAGCAATTACAAGTTTTAAACACGATTTACCTGACCAAGTAGATTTTTATACACTCTCTGAATCTTCACAACCGTTTGGTGCTGCAAGTGTTCCTACAAGTGCAACATTAACGGTTATATTAAAACCAATGTACAGCAGAGCAGAGATGCAACAAATTTCTGTAGCAGGATATTTAAATGGTTCTTTTAAAGGTAGAGGATTCTTATAATGGCTGAATACAATAGCACAAGTCCGTATTACAATACAGATCAAAGTCTAGGTTACTTAGATGTCATGACCTGGCGTCAGGTTCCTGCTGAAAGTGATGATGTTGTTTTTACAATTACAAAGAGTTACGAAAATAGACCAGATTTATTAGCATACGATTTATATAACGATGCAAATTTATGGTGGGTATTTGCTGCCCGTAATCCATCTATACTAAAAGATCCTACATATGACATGGTACCAGGAGTTAAGATATACATTCCTAAAATGAGTGCAATGAAAAAAACATTAGGAATTTAAAATGGCAGATTCAGCTGTAGAAAATAAAACAGAAAAACCGTCAAACCCTAATAGAGATCCTAAACTTATTCAGGGTAAAGGTTCTAACGTCCTTAACAAGTATAGATCTGTTACGCCTATTTTTACATTAGCAGCAGTTAGCAAAGCAGATGTAGGCGATCCTAAAAAATGGGCCAAAGATAATTTAGATTATGTGATTTTAAAATCTGGCGGCAAAGGTAGCACAGGAATTCAGTACACAGGCGGAGCTGTTAGTTCAAACACAAATGCCACTATGGTAGCAGGATTAGTCGGTGGCTTCAACGAACATAGTCCTGGCAGATTTGATTTGTTTATAGACGATGTTGAAATTGAAACATTGATGACTCCGGACAATCGAACTGGCATGACCATGGCTACAAATATTTCGTTTACCGTATTTGAGCCTTATAGTATAAACGGATTTTTAGAAGCGTTAAGTGTTGCATCTATTGCTGCCGGATATCCTAGTTATTCTGGTGCAACTCTTGTTCTTCGAATAGAATTTAAAGGGTATACTGATGATGCAGATTTACCAGAACCTTCAACCGTAGACCAATCAACAAGATATTTTACAATAACCATAACAGAAATGGATATCAATGTTGACGAAAAAGGAACAAAATATTCTGTCAAAGCAGTTCCTAATACTGAACGTATATTAGGAAATCCTAGCGAAATTAAAAGACCTATCAGTATCAACGGCAATACCGTTGAAGGAATCTTATCTAACCTAATTGATGGTGTTAATAAACAAGTTCAAGAAGAAGCAAAGAACGCAGGTGCAGGCAAGGGATATGATATTTACAAAATTAAATTTCCTTCTTGGGATGATGCTAAAGGCTGGGTTGATGGTGGAAATGATATTTCTAAAAGTAAAGTTACTGAAATATTAAAAGACAATACTTTATATAAATTTCCTGACGCTGGTACTAATACTAAACCTACAGCAAACCAGCCAACTGATCAAACTAAGCCGACTCCTGAACAGAACGCTAAGAATCCTGAGTTTTATAAAATATCTCCTAGTAATCCTGTAGTTCAATTTCCTGAAGGTAAAAGCATAAACGAATGTATAACAGCAATTATTAGAGATAGTCATTATGTTCGAGAAATACTTAGAAAATTAAGTTCTCAATCAGAATGGAAGTCTGTTGTTAAAGATGGATTAGTTGATTATTTTTTAATTAAGGTAGAAGTCGAAAATCAAGATGCAATCGATCCTGACAAGAATAAACCATATCAAACTTATACCTATGTAATCACACCTTATAAAATTTTATATACACGAATTCCTAACTATGGAAAACAAGTAGTTGATTCTACCGCCTTAGTCAAGATGAGTCTTCGTGAATACAATTACATCTATTCTGGACAAAATATAGATATTCTTAATTTTAAGTTAAAATTTGATTTATTATATTTTGAAGCAATTCCTAAAGTATTAGGTAGTGCTATTAATAGTGCTCCAGCAAGAGAAGCAGGTGCTAAATCAAACAAGGTTGATTTGGGCAACGTAACTCCGCTTACTGACTCAGGAAAAAAGGCTGCTGCCTCTCTTGACCTTTATAATAAAAGCGGGTTACCTACTGCACCTACGATGTCTACGGCAGAATTAACTGACCAGCAAAAAGATAACGGGGGCCAAACACAACGAGATCCTTACTATGCGATGGCCAAAGCCATGCATAATGCAATTACAGATAGCAAGGCTAACTTAATTCAGGGAGAATTAGAAATTCTAGGAGATCCGTTTTATCTATGTACCGGAGGCATTGGTAATCAAAATATAAAACCAACTTCTAATACTCCTAGACAATTAGAAAACGGGGAGGCAGCGCATACCTATGGCGAGGTCTTAGTAACTTTGAATTTTTTAAATCCAGTAGATATAGGACCAACTGGTGCAATGCAATTTGATGCAGAGTTAGTTCCATTTAGTGGTGTTTACAGAGTTACAAAATGTAATAGTAAAATTAAAGACGGTGTGTTTAAACAATCGTTAGAAGTGATAAGACAACCTGGACAGCTACCTGCTAAAAAAGTTCCTAGTAACGAAGGTCAATTTGCACCAACTGATCCTTCTAAACATACACGACTAACTCCTAATAGATCTGATGCAGTTACCGCTGACCAAACACCAGCAGTTGATGAAGCTCCGGGACAACGACCAGATGAATTAAACTTATGGTCACAACTTGATCGAGGACTACCTAGTCCCGGACTTCCTGGACAATTGAGTAATTTTACAAATGCGACAGGAGGCTTAGGCGGAACCGTTGGAGTAGTTAATGTCAGCGGTGCAACTTCTAATTTAGCAGGTATGACCAGATTGTCTACTCAAGTATTTGGTGGTTCTATACCAGGCGGGCAATACCAACCTGCATTTGGAATGCCACTACCTAGCAAAGCCGCAGTTGGTCTACAACAACGAGTATATAGTCCTGGCGGATATGTACAAGCAATGGGTATGCAACTAGCAAATAGTTTTGGTGTCAAAGGACCTGCTGCTCAATTGTTAAATCAGTTCTTAGGTGAACAAGGTAGAAAAATTAATCAAGCCACTGCTGTAGGATCCGGCATAGGTGTTGGAGCAGTTCTACAACTTGTACAAAATAATACAGATTCTACAACGGCATACGGTATTAGATCTCAACAATTAGCAACACCGCCGTCAGCGATACCTACAACAGGTATTGCCACAGGACTTAATACAAATGCGCTATCCGCAGTATCGAATATGCCTGATAGTGGTGCAAGTTTAATAAACAACGCAGGCACTAATATACAATCTGCTTTACAAGGAAACAAAGCAGATCCTCTAGCAATAGCATCTTTATTTGGTGTTAATCAAAGTCAGTTATCTGGTCTAAGTCCTAACCTACAAAGTAAAGTTGTTGGACAACTAGAAAACATAGTAAGTAGTACTCCAGAAAATACTGATCTTGGTATTGCATCTGCTCAGGGTATAAACTTAAACGGATTGGGCGCTAATGGGATTGCTAATTTGCCACCTACAACACCGTACAATACTGCTCCTAACCCTGCGCCGGATCAATCTTTCTTAAATCAACTAACAGCACGTGGAGGATTGCAAGCACTGGCTAGGACCTATGGAGCAAATAATGTTCGAGATGTTTCTCAAGATCAATTGCCCACTGACTCTGCACAAACTGCGGCTTCAAACTCTCCGTCTGTTCTTAACAATTACCTAAGCAAATTAGGCATTAACAATAGTACAGATGCTTTAGTACTTGGTGCTAAATTATATGCAGAAAGAAATTCGTTAATGGGTCCAACAGGAATACCGGGATCTTTAGAAGGAAACTTCATAGGAGTTAGAAACCAATTAGGCCCAGTTAATATTGTGGGAGACTTGGGCAGTTCTGTAGTTAACAAATTTGGTAGTAAATCTGCAGGAACAAGTCCTTTAGATAAAATAATGATAAGGTAATATAAATGGCAGTTGAGAAAAGAGCGAGAGGCAAGTTACCCTCAGCAGGTCCGTTCCTAGCTGAGATAACCAATAACCTTGATCCTACATATATGGGAAGTTTAGAAGTGTCTTTAATAAAAACACTACAAAACTCTATTGACTATCAAACAGACACGTATATTGTTCGTTATCTAAGTCCTTTCTACGGAGTTACATCTATTAGATACGAAGGTAATAATAGCAGTAACTTTAATGACGTACAAAAGTCATACGGTATGTGGATGGTTCCTCCTGATATTGGAACCGTTGTGCTGGTTATTTTTATTGATGGAGATCCTAACCAAGGTTACTGGATGGGGTGTGTTCCTGATCAGTTTCAGAATCACATGATACCCGGGATTGCTGCCAGTCAACAAACATCAATGACTCCTGAACAGATACAAAGATATGGTACAACATATCTACCTGTTGCAGAATTTTTAAAAAGCACACAAACAAACGATGTGCCAGATCCGAACGTAATAAAAAAACCAGTACATCCCTTTGCAGATAGATTAGTACAACAAGGATTGTTGTTAGATACTACTAGAGGTGTTACATCAAGTAGCGCCAGACGAGAAGTTCCAAGCGGTGTGTTTGGTATTAGTACTCCAGGCCCATTAGATACAAGCCCTGGCGGAAAAACTGCACAAATAGGTTATGAAAGCAAACGTATTGCACCTGTTAGTAGATTAGGTGGCAGTACGTTTGTCATGGACGACGGGGACATCAACGGACAGAACGAACTTGTTAGAATAAGAACAAGAACCGGTCATCAAATATTGTTGCACAATAGCCAAGATTTAATTTATATCGGCAATAGCAAAGGGTCTGCATGGATTGAACTAACCAGTAATGGTAAAATTGATATGTATGCGGCTGACAGCGTGAGTATACACACTGAACAAGATTTTAACTTCCGAGCAGGTCGAGATGTTAATATTGAAGCAGGTCGAGATATCCATATGAGATCAGTTAAAAATATGGAAACAAATATTGGCGGATATCATTACCTTGCTATCGACGATTATAGTAAGATATCTGTTAAAAGTAATTACGATTTAGCAATCGGTGATGTTGCAAAGATGACCGTACTAAGTGACTTCCATTTAAATGTTGGAAAAGATATCATGGCCGCTGCCTCAAATGGCATGAACCTTATTGGTGGCGAAAGTGTTATGGTAGGATCTGGCGGAGTGTTTAGTGTTGATGCCAACGGCAATATTGTAATGGTAGGAGCTCAAGTTCACTTTAACGGTCCTCCGGCTAGTGCGCCTACTTCTCCAGAAAGTGCAGAAGCACCTCCACTATTAGATATTCATAGCTTGCCTAACAGAGATGTAAATTACGGTTGGGGTCCTGATAAGTTTTATAACACAGGAACAATTACCTCAATTATGCAACGTGTGCCAACACATGAACCTTGGCCTCAGCACGAGAACGTTAATCCATCAAAATTTAGTTCACAAGCAACAGACGCTACTTTGAGTACTGGCCCGGGCTCTGCAAGAGCAGCCGCCGGCGCTGAGATTAACCCTAACTCAGGAGTCCAAGATCCTGCCAACCAACCAGACATTGTTCCCGGAACTTGCGATCCTAAGAGGGCGGCTGAAATTAATGCACCTGCTGGCAAAGCTGGACAAGCAGCTATTAAAACTGCGTGTGCAAAATTAGGATTTACAAGTCCTTATGCTCAAGCCGCATTGTTAGGAATTGCGGGCGGAGAGAGCGGATGGAAAACCGTTGAGGAAGGATTTAATTATTCTGCCGCTAGACTATTACAAGTATTTCCAAGTGTATTCAAAGGCGACCAAGCACTGGCTCAGCAATATGCCGGTAATCCTAACAATAGTCTTCCTGAATTCTTGTATGGCTACAACACTTCTAAAGGTAGAGGATTAGGAAATACTCAACCTGGAGACGGCGCGGCATTTATTGGTAGAGGGTATATTCAATTAACTGGTAGAGCAAACTATACCAAGTACGGAAACCTTTCAGGATACGACCTTGTAAACAATCCAAAATTATTAAATGACCCAGCAGTGGCAGCAGAAGTTAGTGTTTGGTATTTGAAAGATAGATGTAAAGTTGATCAAAATAGTCCTGCATATTTTGAAGCCGCGTACAAAGCGGTAGGATTATGTACACCTGATATCTATGCTAAGAAAAAGGGATATTACGAATGTTTCTTAGGACAATTAAAGAGTACAATCTCGGCTAATTCCTCAACAAACGTTACCACTGGCGGAGGAACCATCCTAACTGATAGTCAAGGAAACCCAGTTAAGTCCGGACAATAAATACACTATGCCATACAAGTCAATAGAAATTACCACAGCCAATGCAGTACTAGAACAACCTTTAAAAACAACTCAATTTTATAAAGGTTATAGTAGCGTTGACCCTTTAAATCCTACGGCAAAATTATTTGATTTAGATTTAATCAAGCAAGATATCATCAACCAATTCAATACTCGCAAAGGTGAGCGAGTGATGAATCCTCAGTTTGGAAGTATTGTATGGGATCTATTAATGGAGCCAATGACTCCTGATGTTAGAGAAGCACTGAATAAAGATATAACAGGTATTTGTAATAGTGATCCAAGGGTAACACCGACTAGAATAAATGTCACAGAATATCCTACAGGTTTTATAGTTGAAGCTACTCTTAAACTAAAAGGCACTGATCAATCGACTAATTTAAAATTAACTTTTGATCAGGAAATCGGATTACTCTCACATTAAGTATGTGGTTTATAGATAAAATAAATACGGTGTAGAACAATATTATGACTATCCCATCAACAAATAAAAAATTACTGGTAACAGAAGATTGGACAAAGATATACCAATCTTTTAAAAATGCAGACTTTCAGAGCTATGACTTTGAAACAATTCGTCGCATTTTAATTGGCTATCTTCAAGAAAATTATCCTGAAGATTTCAACGATTATATTGATAGTAGTGAATTTGTTGCATTAGTTGATGTCATTGCTTACCTAGGACAGAACTTATCCTTCCGTATTGATTTAAATGCTCGTGAAAACTTTTTAGAAACAGCACAGCGTCGTGATAGCATTTTACGTTTAGCACAATTAATCAGCTATGTTCCTAAAAGAAACCGTACAGCTAACGGTCTGTTAAAAGTAACAGCGGTCAGTACAACAGACAGCGTTACTGATAGTACAGGTGTTAATTTAGCCAATACAACAATCGCGTGGAACGATCCATCTAATTCTAATTGGTACGAGCAATTTACAAACATTTTTAATTCTGCTATGCCGAGCGTAACAATTTTTGGTAAACCAAATGATCGTAATACATTAAACGGCATACTAACAGAACAATACCAATTAAACACAACAAACCAAGATGTACCTGTTTTTAGTTTTTTAAAAAACATCAACGGTACTCCTATGAATTTTGAAATTGTGCCTGCTACGTTTAGCGGCCAACCCTATGTTTATGAGACAGCACCAAAACCAGCTGAACAATTCTCAGTCATATTTCAAAATGATAATCAGGGTTCAGGAAGTGCTAACACAGGATTTTTTGCCTTATTCAAACAGGGTAGCATAGGTGTTACTAGTTTTAATATTAGTAATCCTGTACCTAACGAGATTATTGGTATCAATATCAACAACATTAATGATACTGATGTATGGTTATGGCAGTTAGATCCTAGCGGATCTTACCCATCTGCACCTTGGACTAAAGTTCCTGCGCTTGTAGGCAACAATGTTATCTATAATAGTTTAAATCAAACAATTAGAAATCTTTATAGCGTAACCAGTCGAGATAACGATCAGATTGATTTAACTTTTGCAGACGGTACTTTTGGAAATTTACCTAAAGGTAATTTTCAATTATTTTATCGTCAAAGTAATGGAATGACATATTCTATCAAGCCTGACCAAATGTCAGGGATTGTTGTTAGTATTCCGTATGCTAATAAGAGCGGTCAAAATCATGTGTTGACCGTGACATTCTCTTTACAATATACAATTTCTAATAGTTCTGGTCCGGAAACAAATGCCAGCATACAGAAGAACGCTCCTCAAACATATTATACACAGAATCGTATGGTAACAGGAGAGGATTATAATATTGCACCGTTGACGTTGACCAGTAATATCTTAAAAGTAAAAAGTGTTAACAGAGAATCTAGCGGTGTAAGCAAGTATTTCGAATTAAGTGATGTGAGCGGAAAATATAGTTCTACAAATATATTTGGAATAGACGGTATTGTTTATAAAGATAATACAGAAAAGAATTTTACATTTACATACTCTTCTAGGAATGATATTTTTTCTGTTGTTAAACAACAATTGGAACCTATAATTGATTCTAACTACTTCTTAAATTTTTACTTAGATCATTATAGAGGAATGGCATCGATCACATTAAATTCTGATTTAATTGATCCTACATATGAGTGGAATTCGTCAAATGTAGTAACTGGTCAAGGTCGAGGATTTTTCTATTCTAAAAATAGAAGATTAAATGTTAATGTTCCACAAAGTGTAGGTACGTATACGAGTTCTGTACTACAATATATCACTGCTGGTGCTATTATAAAATTTGTTCCTCCTAAGACATCGTCTGGAGCACAGCAATATTTCTTACCAAACGGAAAAATTGTTCCTCAACAAACAAACAAGACCGTTGATTATATTTGGGCTACGGTATTACAAGTAATAGGGGATGGTTCAAATGTTGGACAAGGAAATTTATCCGATGGCACCGGCCCTATTATTCTAGGAAGTCGACCTGGCCAAGGATCTATTCCTGTTGAAATTGTTCCTGCGTTTGTTAACACTTTGTCATATACCTTTGAAAATGATCTAGTTAACCTATGCCTAACACAAAGAAATTTTGGTTTACGATTTGATTCTTCTTTAAGATCTTGGATGATTATTGAAGATACAAACTTAGATCTAGTAAATGATTTTAGTTTTGAATATCAAGGAGATGTTACCAACGCAAACAAAGATTCAAGTTGGATGGTTGCATTTACATGGACTGGAGCTGAATATAAAGTTAGATATAGAACAACATCTTTTATTTTCCAAAGTGTAAATCAAACAGGTTTCTACAGCGATCCTAATGATGTTAATTTTGACTATACCAATAATTCTGTAGTTAAAGATAAAATTACGGTGTTGTCTATTAATACAAAAACTGGAACTAACGAATCTTTAGGTTCTGATTATGTTTGGCAAATTAATGGACCTATTATAGAAGTAGACGGATATGTTGATCCATCTAGAGTCGAAGTAAGTTTTTATAACCATCAAGATAGCGGCACCGTAGGACAATTAGTAGACCCTGATATCTTTGCAAATATTGTAGGAAGTTCTAATGACCTTGGAACGTCGGACGGTTATGCGGTGTTTGAGTTTACAACTGATGGCATGAGTTTAACTCCAGTTAGTACTGATCAATATGTTGTTTTTTCATCCGAGAATGCGGCAAGAGGACATTATAGTAACATATTAGATACTGAATACCTTTACTATTTTGTTGATACAAATACCGTTAAGACGGTAGATTCTTTTAATGAATTTGTCTTGGCCAGTAACTATGTAGCATACCCCGGTCGTGCTGATTTAAGTTTTCACTACCAACATAATAGTGGAGAAGAATACAGAATTGATCCTAGCAAGAGTAATTTAATAGATGTCTATATGCTTACTAGTGATTACGATACAAGTTTTAGAAATTGGTTACTAACAGGATCGGGTAGCAAACCACTACCACCATCTAGTCAAAGTCTTGATAATAACTATGCAAATATACTTGATCCTATTAAATCAATTAGTGATGAAATAATATATCAACCAGTTACATATAAGGTATTATTTGGAACCTCCGCCGATATTAACTTACAGGCTAAGTTTAAAGCGGTTAAGAGTTCTTCTAGTACAATCAGTGACAACGAGATTATTTCTAAAATACTAGAAGGTATTAATAATTTCTTTGCATTAGAAAACTGGGATTTTGGACAAAGTTTCCACTTTAGTGAGTTGTCGACTTATATCATGAATTTGTTAACTCCTGATATTACAAACTTTGTCATTGTTCCTGTTGTTAATAACTTTGGTAGTTTATACGAAGTTACATGTCAAAGTAATGAAATTTTTATAAGCGGTGCCCGAGCATCAGATATTGCAGTAATCGATGCTATCACAGCCGCACAATTGAATACAACCTTAATTGCTGGATAAGAGAAATATGGCAAATAACAAAATTAGTTCGGTTAATTTATTACCAGAATACCTAAGAACAGATAGAAATAATAAATTCTTATCGAGCACACTTGATCAATTAATACAGAAACCACAGATAGAAAGATTAAGTGGATACGTAGGCAGTACACAAACACCTACATATAATTCTACGGCTGATATCTATATCAGCAACGGAAATCCTTATCAATTAGATCCTGCTCTTATAACCTATGATAGTTTAGGCAACATTCAAACCACACAAGGTTACGACGATTTAATTAACGAAATTGCAGCCAAGGGCGGCTCAACAGACAATTTAGATAGATTATTTAGAACAGAATTCTATTCATACAATTCTCATATCGATTGGGACAAGTTAGTAAATTATCAAGATTATTACTGGATGCCATCTGGCCCAGAACTTCTTGAAGTTGTTACCGCAAATTTAGATGTTGCTAACAACATAATAGGACACGCTACTGCCTCTGTTGATGTGTTGCTACCGGACGGTACAACTACTTCTACAAATCTTTCAAACGGAATGTTATTAGAGTTTAGTGGAAATAATGTAAACCCTACTTTTTATGACAAAAGTTTTTTTGTAGAAGGTGTAGGCACAGCTATTAAATTAGTACCTTACGATAGTCTACTTATTTCTGAAAATTTCTTATCGCCTACTCCAGACGGCTTTGACTCTTCAGCTTTTGAGAGTTTACCGTTTGATAACGATAGAGAACTACCTATCTTAGATCAAGAATACATTACTATTAACAGAGCCAGTGCAGATTTAAATCCTTGGTCTCGATACAACCGTTGGGTCCACAAAGATGTTATTAGAACTAGTGCAACTTTAAACGGCGTTATTCCTAATTTTTCTACAGGTAGAGCCCAACGTCCTATTATTGAATTTAAAGCAGATATCCAATTGTTTAATTTTGGTACAACAGGATTATTTCCAGTTGATTTGCTTGATACAACTACATTAGATCCTTATAATTCTATTGAAGGTTCTACAACTCCTGTGTATGTTGATGGTGTAGAATTAGAAGAAGGCTTGCGTGTTATTTTTAATGCCGCTACGAATACAGCCGTTAAAGGAAAAATTTATCAAATACATTTTGTTGTTATTAACGGAGTCCGTACATTAACATTACAATCTGCTAACGATCATAATCCCAGCACCGGAGCTGCTATTACTATTTTGTTAGGCGATAACAATAATAGCACTGACTGGTGGTATAATGGATCTGGTTGGGTATTTTCTCAACAAAGAACTACTTTAAATCAACCGCCATTATTTGACTTATTTGACCAAGATGGACACAGCTACGGCGATAAAGATTATTATTTGAGTAACTTTATAGGTAACAAAATTTTTAGTTATGCACCAGGCACAGGAGCAAACGATACCTATTTAGGCTTTCCTATTGCATATAGAAATATTGAAACCGTAGGTAGTATTCTGTTTGAAAACAATTTAGCAACTGATACAATTGTTGTGAGTCAGATTTCTAAACCTACATATACTATTTCTTCAAATATTTCTTATGTTAAGATTGACGGTCAATATGAAAACTCTTGGACTTTGGCACAAGATTATTCTATTCCTGTAATATCTTCAACAGCAACAGGTGTATATAGTTATTATGAAGAGCCATTAAGTTTAACCAACAATCCATTAAACGGCCTTGTATCAGAATTTACCATCAGCGAATTGTCTGAACATGTACAATCTATGATTGATAGATTGCCGCCGCTATTTGATATCACTCCAGTACGCGATAGAGCAGATTACACTGATTTAGGAACACGGTTAATATCTAACGAAAACCCTATCTCTTTCGCACAGATGTTCATTGGGAAAAAAGAACACAATTTAGTAGATGCAATTATAAAATCTGCAGATAGCTATAATACATTTAAATTGTCTTTATTGAATAGCATTATTTCAGTAAGCGAACAAACATCTCCTGCTGAAGTAATTGACCAAGTATTATTTGATCTAAATCAAAATAAAATAAATGCAGATTCTTATTACCTATCTGACATGGTTGGTTTTGGGACAGCAGAAAAAGTTAGAACATGGACTATTGCTAACTTAAACAATAATTCTTTTCCATTAGATAGCGATTTTGATTTAACATCTTTAAGTCTACGTGCAGTATACCCATATCTAAATGGAACACAATTAGTCTATGGACAAGATTATGTATTCAATACTGCTACAACTAGTATTGAAATTTTAGCACCATTAGCAATTGGTGATGTATTAGTTGTCAACGACTATACCGATACTACTGGTTCTTACATTCCTCCAACTCCTACAAAATTAGGCCTGTATCCTAAGTTCATTCCGTCTATCTTTATGGATACAAGTTATGTAGTTCCACAACGTGTTATTCAAGGACATGATGGCAGCATAATGCTTGCTTATAACGACTATAGAGATGCTATTATTTTAGAGTTTGAAAAACGTGTCTACAATAACATTAAGGCAACTTACCGTCCTGAATTGTTTAATATTGACTCAGCTATTCCTGGACAATTTAGAACTACAGATTATTCTAAAGACGAAGTCAGTGGTATATTAGATGGCGACTTTGTAAGATGGGCTGCAAAATTTAGTATTGACTATGTTTCAAACAATACATTTGATCCTGCACAATCTAAGACTTGGAATTTTTATAATGGATATATCTCTAGTCTAGATACACCGGTGTCTGGATCTTATAAAGGATTGTTACGCTGGTTGTACGACACAGATAAACCTAACCTAGCTCCTTGGGAGATGTTAGGATTAAGTGAAAAACCAACATGGTGGGAAACATTGTATGGGGCTGCTCCTTATACAAACGCCAATACAGCATTGTGGACAGATTTAGAAGCAGGTAGTATCAACGGAGTTGTTAATTCACTATATGCTCGTCCGGGATTGTCTAATATAATTCCTGTTGATGCAGAAGGTAGTTTAAGAAATCCTACAGAATTTGTTACTAACATTACTGAAGAAACTAAACGTCAATCTTGGGAAGTGGGAGACCTTGGCCCAGCAGAGACTGCTTGGTACAGAAGTAGTTACTACCCATTTGCAATTCAACGACTATTGGCATTAACAAAGCCTGCTACCTACGCATCTAAACTTTACGACGTTAGCAGAGTTATTAAGAATCTTTCAGGGCAATGGATTTCTACCACAGACGATTCGTTTTTTAAATTAAGTAACTTACCTATCCACGGAGAAAATCAAACACTAACTAGCGGATATAGTGTATTTGTTTCTGAAATAGGACAAGCAAGAGACAAAGATTACATCAGTCAATTAAGACAAGATTTGAGTTATGCAAACTATAACTTATTTTATAAATTAAATGGCTTTGCTGATAAGAGTACTTTACAAATTGTAATTGATGCATATGATCCTACATCAAATGCACCCGGTGCTATTCTACCTTTACAAGATTATACATTAAAATTTAATACAAGCAATCCTATATTATCTATTGCGGCATCTGGTTTAATTGTTCAGAAATTAAACAACGGCTATTCTGTAAGAGGCTATGATAAGCAAGATGCTTACTTTAATGTATTCAAACCTTTAAGAAATTTAGGCACACCTTCGATTACCGTAGGTGGCGTATCTGAAAAATATGTAGTATGGACACCGAGCGGAACACCAGCGACATCAGGTCTAAGCATCAGTGATACGGTTACTGCATCAGCGGCAGCAACTGGACATTTCTACCAAAAAGGACAATATGTCCAGTATGGTAGTAAATTTTACAAAGTTTTAGTATCTCATAATTCTGGTTCTACATTTGAAAGTTCTTACTTCCAGTCTGTACCTAGATTACCTACAACAGGCGGCGCAACCGTTCAGGCAGCGGCAGCATTTGACACATCTGTAACAAAAGTTCTATACGGAACAACATACACTAATTTACAAGATGTGTATGATTTGATTATAGGTTACGGACGTTGGTTAGAGAGCCAAGGTTTTATATTTGACGAATACAATGCTGATTTAGGAACAACACTAGATTGGAATTTAACCGCCAGTGAATTTTTATTCTGGTCTACCCAAGCATGGGCAACCGGCAGCGTCTTAACATTAAGCCCTTTTGCAAATACATTAAAGTACAAAGGAACTAATGCAGTAGTTGATAATCTATTTGATAGATTTTATGAATACAGCGTTTTAAGAGCTGATGCAACTGCGTACCCTCAGTCTGATTTAAACATTTCTAGAACTGACGGTATCTGTACGGTTGCTACAAATCCTAATACCGACGGGGTATATTTTGTAAGACTAAACCTAGTACAAAAAGAACACGTTATTGTTTTTAATAATTACACAATCTTTAATGATGTCATTTTTAATCCTGAAACAGGAAGTCGTCAACGTCGAGTAAAATTATCTGGTTTTAGAACAGCCAACTGGGCTGGTGATTTTGCAAGTCCTGGATTTGTTTATGACACTGGCGAAGTATTTGACTGGACTCCTAATACCGCATATTATGTCGGTACTGCTGTTCGATTCAATGGTAACTATTATTCTGCAAATCAAAATGTAGAACGTGCTTCTGCTTTTGATTTTACAAAATGGGATATTTTAAACGAAAAACCTGTAGCTGGTCTACTTCCAAACTTTGATTATAAGATTGGACAATTTGAAGATTTCTATAGTCTCGATACTGATAACTTTGATGCCGGTCAGCAAAAAATGGCACAGCATTTGACAGGTTATACTCCTCGCCCTTATCTAAACAATATTTTTACTGACCCTGTTGCACAATATAAATTCTATCAAGGATTCATTAGAGAAAAGGGAACGCAAAATGCTATTAACAGACTTTCAAAGTCTAGCATTCAGTCATTAAAGGGCGACATAAGTTATACAGAAGAATGGGCATTTAGAGTTGGTGAGTTCGGATCTTATCCAACTTATCAAGAATTAGAAACACCATTAATTGAAGGAACATTCTTAGAAAATCCCCAAATCATTAACTTTGTATCTGAGCTGCCTACTGCTCATGCAAATGATTTAATTCATTATGTGTTGCCTAGTGATCTTACTATAACACCTAACAATTACGATCCGTTAGCAACATTTGCAACAACATCTAGCATTGATTCATTATTGTTACAACATTCAGGCTATGTACGTTTAAGCGATGTTACTGCAACTGCTTATAACGAAAATAGTTTACTAGATATTGCAAATAGCAGTCAGTTAAAAGACGGTGATACTATTTGGTTAGGATTCAAACAAGACGGTGATTGGGATGTATACCGTTATACATACTACCCAGTGGGCGTAGTTGGTGTCTATGTAAGTGCTCCAGTGAGCAGTATAACATTTACAACACAATACCCTCACGGACTATCTGTTGGACAATTAGTTGGTATCAATCAATTTAACTCACAGGTCGACGGAATATACAGAATAACCAGCGTTGATAATGCAAGACAATTTACGGTACCAAGTACATTAGCAAGCATTACTGATGCACCATTACCTACTCCGGGACAGCTTTATGTTTTTGAAAGTGTAAGAAAAACTAGTTTTGATAATTTGCCTGCCGATAATGTGCTGTTTAGATTTTCAAACGGAACAAAATTTTGGATAGATGGTTCTGACACAACTAACTGGGAGGTATACGAAAAAATTAATAATTATAATACAACTCCTACATTGTCATTATCTTCACACGAACAACTTGGATATGCAATCAGCAAGAGAAAAGGCGATAATGTATTGGTCGTAGGCGATCCTGTTAATTATAATTCTTTATACTACGGAATTTGTCGTTTATATGAAAAAGCTGACGGTTCATACCAAGAAATAGCTAGATGGAGAATTGGTACAAGTTATTCTTATGTACCTACCGGTTTCGGCAGTACGATAGTTTATGATGATACTCCTTTTACTGGAACAAGATACGGATTGGTATTTGTAGGTGCTCCATTAGTAACTCATGGTATTGTAAAAATAAGTTCCATTAATACAAATATATTCTCAGAAGGTGTATTTGCTTATGTAGGAAACCCAGATTACAATAACTCGACTAATTTTGGAAAATTTATTTTTGTTGAAAGAAATACAAAAAATAAACTTGTATTGATTGGTGCAAATAATGCAGTATATGCATATGAAATTAAAGACAATGGGGGAACTATATCAGTAACATATCTGTCAAAGGTAGCATCTGAATTAAACATTACTGCCTTGTCTGGTTCCGAAGATGCAACAATTATTGCAATTGGTAATGGTGATTTGGTTAAAATTTATAACAAATCTTTAACCAACATTCAAACAATTAATATTGCTAATACTTCTATTAATGTTAGCCCTGATGGCACGTATATGTTTGTAGGTAATGCTGACGGATCGTACGGGCAAGTTTCAGTATATAAAAATGTTAATGGTACATTTGTTTTAGATCAAACATTATATAATCCTGTAGCAGGGCAAGGTATGCACTTTGGTTCTTCGATGGATATTACAATAGGAAATGATACACTGATTGTTTCTGCAACCGGTATTAATCGTACATTAAACACAACATTTGATAGTAGTAATATGACGTTTGACGGCAATATTACAAAGATAAAAGGAACTGAAGTAGGATCAGGAACTATCTATGTTTATTACAAAAAGTCTGCTAGGTTTGTATATAGTCAAGAACTAACTGATTCTTATATTTTAACGACTCATGGTAATAATTTTGCAAAATCTATTGTCGTTGACGATACTGAAGTAATTGCTGGTGCTCCTGCAATTGACAATACTAGTATCTCATCTGGATTCTTTGTATTTGATAAAATTGATACAACCACAAATAGTCTAAGCAAAATTGTAGAACAAGATACGTTTACTGATATCAGTCCTATAAGTAGAATAGCAATTATTGATACTGAAAAAGAAAAAATAATTAACTATCTAGATCTGTTTGATCCTCTGAAAGGTAAGATTCCAGGCATTGCAGAACAAGAGTTAACATATAAACTTATCAGCGATCCTGCAATTTACTCTATTGGTGTTGCTGGAACAAATAACAACACAGACAAAAATTGGTTAGATGACCATGTTGGCGAATTATGGTGGGATTTGAGTACAGCCAAATACGTTTGGTATGAACAAGGAGACCTTGAATATCGTAAAAACAATTGGGGTAAATTATTCCCAGGAGCAACCATCGACGTATATGAATGGGTAAGCTCTACAATGTTGCCTAGTGCTTGGGCAGCTATTGCGGATACTCCAGCAGGTCTTGCAAAAGGAATTAGTGGTCAGCCTAAGTTTGTTGATAATAGTGTTATTTCTGTTAAGCAAGTTTACGATACAATAACAAATACTTTTAGTAATGTTTATTATTTCTGGGTTAAGAATAAAGTAACGGTACCTTTACATAAAGATAGACGACTAAGTTCGTATGCAGTAGCATCTGCTATTGCAGATCCATCAGCTTATGGTTTAAGTTTTGCATCTATTATTTCAAAAGATGCTATTATGTTGAGCAACGTAGGAAATATTCCAGTAGGAAATACTATCAGTATTAATATTGCACAAGATTCTTCTAGTTCTTCTGTAGTTACACCGAGACACACTCAATGGAAATTGCTTCAAGAAGGCGATGCAGTTAACATGCCACCGTTAAGTCTTGAACAGAAACTGATAGATAGCTTGTTAGGTCATGACAAGTTTGGTAACATAGTTCCTGATATTGCATTATCTGAAAGAACACGTTACGGAACATCAGTTCGTCCTCGTCAAACAATGTTTAACGATAGACATGCGGCATTAAGAAATATTATTGAATTTTCAAATAATGTTTTAATTAATATTCCTGTTACTGGCAAGTATAGTTTTAAAAACTTAAATGCACAGGAAGAAATTCCTAACCAATACGGGAATACATACGATAATTTGGTAGAAGATAATGCATCTTTAACATCAATTGATACATCTGGATATAGACAGGCTATAATTAACTGCACACCAAATGCAAATGGATCTATTGAGCTTGTACAAATTGCAGATGCTGGATACGGATATGGAACACTAAATCCTGTATATAGTTCAACAGGGACCGTTATTGGTTACGAAGGACCTACATTTACTATTGCTAACGACTTGTATGAAACTATATTCGACAATGCAACGACTACGTTTGATGATTTAAGAACTCGTTTCCTTACCCGCGATGTTCCTAATACATATAGTTCTGGATTTGAAATGAAAACCGTTGTCAACGAACACGGTAGCATCATAAGTGCATCAATTATACATCCTGGTAACGGATTCAGTTCTAAATTTAGATTAATTGCTCGTCCTCAAACGGTTATTGTACAAAGTGATGATACTTATAATGGTAAGTGGTCTCAATACGAATGGGATTATGTAACCTATTCTTGGAACAGGGCCCATACACAAAGCTATGATACAACATTGTATTGGGACTATGTTGACTATGCAAGTGTAGATTATAATCAATATCAAATTTATACTGCGGTCATCGGTAGTCCTTATGAACTTAGTTCTGTATCTACGGTCGAAGGCCAATATGTTAAAGTTAACAATGGCGGTGACGGCAATTATATTGTGCTAAGAAAAGCCGCCGATGGTGTCTTAGGTAGTTATGGAGATGGATACGATTTAGTCTATAAACAAAATGGAACAATCCAGTTTAATAGTGATATTTGGGATGTTTCAAACAGCTTGCTAAATTGGGATAATCTTAATACCTATGATCAAACATTGTATGATCAAACACCTGACACAGAACTTGAATACATTATTAAAGCATTGAAGAACGATTTGTTTATTAACGAGCTAAAAATAAATTGGAACCTGTTGTTCTTCAAGGCAGTTAAGTACGCTTTAACAGAACAAAAACTTTTAGATTGGGCTTTTAAAACATCATTCATCAATGTAACAAATACATCTGGTGAATTGTATCAGCCTCCTGTGTATAAATTAAACGATAGTTCTTTCTTTGAAGATTATATCAACGAAGTTAAACCTTATCATACGCAGATTAGAAACTTTACAACTGAATATTCAGTGTTAGAGCCTACATACACTGATATTATCGAACAAGACAGAGTTTCTACTATTGAATTAAAATTTGATAGGACTAGTTATGTAGGACAATCTGGTGGATTTGAAGTAGTTGATACATTCATAGCAGACGGTATTACATCTGAGTTTGTTTTAGGTTGGGTTCCTGCATTTAATAAAACAGGAATTTCTGTAAAAATAAACAGCGTCATTTCCTTAAGTAGTGAATGGACTATTGATTATTATGAACAACCTTATAACGGTTATTCTAAAAAGTTTGCTAAACTTGTTTTTGTTAATAATGCTCCTGCAAATAATGCAACAATTACAATTAAGTATAAGAAGAGTGCAGACATTCTTAATGCAACTGATCGCATACTGGCATATTATACGGCTACAAACGGCATGATTGGTCTCGACCTAACGGTCTTAATGGATGGAATAAGTTATCCAGGTACCTTAGTCGACGGTCAAAGATTTGTAAACCCGTATGGCGGTGTTTACCCTTATAGCAATATTGAAGGTGGTACCTGGAATGCAGATGGTAGAGTATCTGCATTAGGAACTAATCCTGAAGATATTACATTAAGTGGCGAGTTAGGTTTTATTAACACAGCATCTGGTCACGCACCTGAAGAATTACTTCCAGGTTTTGCAATTGATACGCTAGGAATTAACGTATATACACAAGGTCCTGCTCAAGCACCTACAATAGTAACAGGATATTTTGATGTTTCTCCTAGTGCTGATTTGCAATATTATCCGTTACCTATGTTGCCGGTTACGGTTGATAGTATTTCTGTTATCCTAAACGGTACTATATTAGAGTGTGCGCCAATAATGCCTGGCGCTCTTAGTTTTGAAATTGATTGGGTAGGACAACGATTAATAATTCCGCCTCAAGTATCGTCTGGAAAATTAAGTTACAGCATGGTGGGTGTTGGAGGCGGCACAAACAATTTTGGATTAATTGACAGCGAATCTGTTATTACAACAAACAGCTCAGTTGGTATTGTTAGCAGTGGATATCTTGCTAATATTGTAAAAGATGTATACGTAACGGTTAACGGAATTCCTACATCTGATTATGTTCTAGATGTTTCTGCAAATAATCGAGGACCTGCTGTAGTCACCGTTAACGGGTTAGATTCATCTCAAGGTAATGCTGTCCAAGCCTGGTTCTTTACAGAATCTCATAGTAATTTTAATCAAATAATTGATCAACAATTTGTTGCTTCTTCTACTTCTTCGATGACTACGTTTACATTAAATGTGGAAGGTGATTATATTGTAGAAAAAATTGTTAATGGAGTTGCTAATAGACTATTGACTTCTAAGAACGAATACACAATTGTTGGGTCTACACTAACAATTTCTGTACATTTGAACCCCGGTGATTTAATTAAAGTTGTTACTTTTATAGACACTACAGGTAAGATGGGCGTTGACATAGAAAACTTTGTAGGAAATCCAAACAGGCGATTCATTATGAACAGACCTGTTAGCAATGATATCTACATGTGGGTTTCGATCATACATCAAAATGATACGGTTTCTGGATTGATAAACGGTATTGATTACATTTTATTAGATGATAACGTTACGGTTCAAATTAGCGATAGTTGGAATATTTCAAATTTAGATACGGTAGAAATTATCAGCTTCAAGAGTCCCCAATATATTGATACGGTTCTTGGCTACAGAATCTTTAATGACTTGTTAGGACATACAACGTTTACTAGATTAAGTAAAGCAAATACAACATATCTAACCAAACCATTAGCGCCTGATGATACTGAAATCTATGTTGCAGATGCTACGGTTCTTACTGCTCCTACTGAAACTACACCTGGTGTGGTGCTGATCAACGCAGAAAGAATTGAATTTAATCAAATTACCGTAGCATCAGGCGGCTATAAATTAGACGAAATAACAAGAGGTACACTCGGAACTGGAGTATCGCCGCACTTATTATATGGATCGAAGGTTGTTGATCAAGGAACGTTACAAGTTCTTGGAAATCCAGAAGCGGTAAGTATTCAATATATTTTTACTACGGCTACAAATTCTGTTTATCATATAAGTACTTCGTCTTATACTTCGCCAGTTCCAGGAACTACAGCTACAATTGCATCTGCAGGTATTAAATTAGTAGATTCTCTACCATATAACGATCAATTAGAAGTGTATTACGGCGGCCGTCAACTTAGAAAATCTCCTATATTTGTACATGATACAACCATTGCATATGATAGTATAGACGAGTCGTACATTCAAGGAACAACCAGTGACCTGTCTACACAATCAGCAATGTTAAATGATGCTTACATACTTGTATCATCTGGTCAAGTATGGCAGTATGTAGGAAATAGATCAACAAACGTACAATATCCAGGATGGGTATATACTGGTTTAACTGAATTACCTCAAGAATTTACCGTTGCACATAATAACACACAAACTATTCAATTAAATATTGTAGTCGAAAGCAATATAGAATTAGCAATTGTTAAAAAATCTGCTTTAAGTAATACATTTAATACGGTAGTTAGCCCGGGTGTAACATTACCTCTATGGGAAAGTAGCACAACGATAGCAGGTCAATTGAAACAATTCCCTACTGAATTGCCTAACTCGTATTACTATGAAGGTGATATCGTACTAAGAGATCAAAATGGTGTTCCATTGACAGATGAAAATGGTAGCATTTTAACAGGAAGAACTTAAATGCCAAATATAAATTTATTACAAACAATTACAACAGCAACCGATCAGCAATCTTATTTTATTTTGTCTGATCAAGGGCTGGCGAGAAGATTTAGCTATGGACAATTAGTGTCGCAATTAGAAGCAACATTGCCTGCTACCCTTAAAACTGATCAAAACTTGTTTACGACTACTGACGTAACATTTAGAAGTGTTACTATACAAGACTTTGCACCAGATTCTAATGGCGAATCACAGCACGGATTTCAAACAGACTTTTATCATTCTGACGGAACTGCATTACAAACAAATGATGGTATTGGTTCTTTAAGATTTGGCGGATTTGATGGTAATGAAGATATTGTCCAGGGAGAGAAGATACCTAGTGTGGCATTCGCAGGGTTTGCTTCTGAAAATTGGGCCAACAACGGAACTAAAACTACCGCCGCCGGAGCCGGATGGTTCATTTATCATCAGCCTAACAATACTCAACTTTCTATAAACAGCAAAGTTAGAAATATTATAGTTACCAGCACCTCGACAGGCAATCCTGCGTTACCCTCTTTAAACATAATTCAAATTGGTGCTATGTCTAACACTCCGATGGATATTAACACAACCACCGACGGTGTTCACACATTTATGGGTCCTGGTAGAGCGCAGGTTAGTTTTGTTAACTCGCAACTAGTACAATACGGATTACCGACACAAGATAATACAGCACCGAATGCTACTTTAACATCTACCAATGCTTATATCTTTGTTACCAGTAGAAGCAATACATATAACGGATTTAAACAACCATTAGCACATCAGGACACCGTAGGTTATATTGGGTTTAACGGAATAAATCAAACAGACGCTTCTAACAATGGCGTCAACGTAGCGAGCATTCAGGTACATGCAAGTTCTGATTATAGTGGCACCCAAGCTGGATCAGAAATGGTTTTCTATACAATGTCCAGTGCTACATATACATCTAGTACTATTAGAAGTTTGGTTTTAGAACCTACTGAAAATCATTACAATAGCGATCTGCATATAATTAGTAATTCTAATCAAAGTCATATTGCAACATTATCAACATCAACTGCTACTATTTTAGGATATCAGTTAGACAATACTGGATTGAAATTTCCAGACACTTCAGTACAAACTACTGCGTTTACAGCAACATCTTACATAAGTAAAGCAACACTTCAAGCAGTAGTAGCCGCAAGTACCAGTTTCTCAGACTTTCAGGCAAGGATAGCCTCTCTTTAATTGAGTATAAATAGCATATCGGAACATAAAAAAATGAGTCAAACTTTTACAAATCCAAAAGATAAAGGTGCTTTTTCAGTGAAAGGCCATATCAAAATTTACGATCCAGTTTCTGGAGAAGTCTTAATAGACAAAGACAACGCTATTCACTATGAAAATTTTAGTTTGGCATTAGCACAAAGTATCAGCAATCAAGGATTTGGAATGATTGCTGAAATGTGTTTTGGTAACGGAGGTACTCGCGTAGATGATACAGGTATTATCACATATCTAACTCCAAACGTAATTGATAGTTCCGCTAGTTTATATAACCAAACATATATTAAACAGGTTGATGCAAATCGTCCTGGAGATTTAAACCCTGCTAGAAACTTTATGGAAGTTAGACACGTTGCAGGAGCATACTACACAGATATTTTAGTAAGTTGTTTATTAGATTTTGGAGAGCCTTCCGGACAAGATGCTTTTGATACTGCGGCTAACTCTAATGAATCTTATGTATTTGACGAGTTAGGTTTAAGAGCTTATACACCAGACGGTCCTGGCATGGGATCTTTACTTACTCATGTTATTTTCCATCCTGTGCAAAAGAGCTTGAATCGATTAATTCAGATTGACTATACCGTTCGTGTACAAAGTCTAACAAGTTAAGAGGTGTAAAATGTCATATATTATCTACACCAGCAGCGGAACAATATTAACTACGGTAGCAACAGGTAAAATTAATACAGCTACAACCAGCATCGCCTTAATTGGCAGAGATGTTAACAACTACGGAAGATATATCAATCAAAACTTGGTTGATATGTTGAGTAATTTTTCTACTAATAGTATTCCTCCTAATAATCCTCTGCAAGGGCAACTTTGGTATGATGCTACCTATGGTGTTTTAAAAGTCTTTGATAATGATACTGGATTTACTCCAGTTAATTCACCTACAATTTCTACATCACAACCTATTGGACAAGTTCCTGGAGAGTTTTGGTATAACCCTACTAACGCATCTTTAAACTTTCTAGATGATACAGGACAATATCGTTCTCTAACATCATTTCCTATGTACGATGTTAGTGGTTGGCAACCCTCTCTAACTACGATAGTAGATCAAAGTTCTAATGCAAAAAATGTAACATTATTAAAAAGTTATGGTGATGTAATTGGTGCAATAACCACATCGTCTTTTGTTGCCAATACTGCTACATCCACTAGTACATTTGTTAACGCTGGTACTAGTTCATTTGCAATTGCTGCCGGCCTGACTATTATTGGAGATATCAAAGCAACTGGTAACCTACATGTTGGTCATACAACTGGTACACCTACTAATTCGTCCACTCCTGCTTCTTGGTTAAAAGTTGATGTTGGCGGGTCTAATTATTATCTACCTTTATATCAATAATACACTATGCCATATATTTTAAAGAAAACTAACGGAACAACATTAGCAACGGTACAAGATGCTAGTGTAGACAATTCAACAAGTTTAACATTTGTTGGAAGAAACTATTCTGGTTACGGACAAACTATTGAAGAAAACTTTGTTAAGTTATTAGAAAACTTTGCTAATACTTCGCAACCTACTAAACCTATACAAGGTCAGTTATGGTTTAATAGTAATCCAAATTCTAGACGTTTATTGGTTTCATATGACGGTAATAATTTTAGAGATTTAGCAAACGTTCCGTATAGTTCATCTGCTCCAAAGAATGCAACTACAGGTGACTTATGGTGGGATAGTGTTAATGGTCAAATCAAGGTATATGAATCAGTAAGTGGAACATGGTCTGCAAGCCAAGCAAACGGCGGCGGCGGAAGCTCTTGGGATTTTTCTAGAGTACTTGATTCCTCTTTAACAGAAGAATATGCTATTCAAGGATTATTAGGAGGAGTATCGGTTGTTGAAATTTCTAACACAGCATACACTCCAGACTCTTCAGAAAATCTTACACAATTTCCTCTAATTAAGAAAGGTATTAATTTATACAATACTGATCCTATAACAGGTGTTAGTGCAAGTAGTACAACAACTGGTTATTTGTTGTGGGGAACTGCATCTGATTCATTGCAAGCACAATCAGTAATAACTCATAATCTTACTGGTTCTCAAACTCAATATGTACCGTTTGTTGCTAATGAAACTGGTCAAAATATATTATCTACAACCAGTACTTTTTCTTATGATCCGTCTACTAACATTTTAAACATTACGGCATCTAGTGCATTGTATGCAGATATTGCTGAACGATATGAAGCAGATCAAGAATACGAAGTTGGAACCGTATTAGTAATCGGCGGCGAAAAAGAAGTTACTACTACTGATCAATTCGCAGATACACGGGTAGCGGGTATAGTGAGTAAAAACCCGGCATATATGATGAATTCCGACGCCGGAACCGACGAAACTCACCCCTATATTGCCTTAAAAGGTCGTGTTCCTTGCAAAGTTGTGGGCTATATTAAAAAGGGTGACCTACTAGTTACAAGCGCACATCCGGGATATGCCACAGCGGCTAGCTCTGTACATTCGGGAGCTATAATTGGAAAAGCCCTCGAAGCGAACTCCGAAGGCTTTGCAGTTATTGAAGTTAAAGTTTAAACAGCCATTGGTGCTTTAATTGCATCGTGGCTTTGATAACCTACTAACTCAACATCTTCCATTTCAAAATCCATAATAACTGAAATATCAGGATTCAATTTTAATGTAGGTAGTGGTAAAGGTTTGCGAGTTAATTGCTCCTTTACTTGTTCAAAGTGATTGTTATAGATGTGTGCATCGCCAATAGTAATAATCAAATCACCTACTTCTAAATTACATACCTGTGCAATCATGTGCGTGAACAATGCGTAACTTGCAATGTTAAAAGGCACTCCAAGAAACATATCCGCACTACGCTGATACATTTGGCAACTCAGTTTACCATTCGAAACGTAAAACTGCGCCATCATGTGACATGGAGGCAACGCCATTAAATCAAGTTCACCAGGATTCCATGCTGTAATGATATGTCTACGGCTGTATGGATCTTCTTTAATACCATTGATTAATTCGATTAACTGATCGTGATTTTGTAACACAACCTTGTTAATACGAATTAGTGGTTTGCGCCATCTACGCCATTGGACTCCGTAGACTCTTCCGAGGTCTCCTGCGTTCCGTTGATGGCGTCTAGCAATCCAATAATCCGCTGTAACGTTATCGGTCCAGATAGTCTTCTTGCTAGTGTCACGAGTTCCATGTAGAATCTCAGCGAGCCGTCGTTCATCGCCGCTTCCTTCAATAAACCATAATAGTTCGCTAATACAGGCCTTCCATGCTAACTTCTTTGTAGTAATAGCAGGGAAACCTTCTGTGAGATCGAATCGCATCTGCATACCAAAGATACTGCGAGTACCAGTTCCTGTACGATCAGGACGGTCCTCGCCATTTTCTAAGATATCTTTTAATGCGTTGAGATAGACTAAATCAGGATGCATCTGCGTCTGCTACTTGTTTCTTTTTGCTTTTTGGAGGATCAACTGCGTCTGCTTGTTTACGTAGAGCCTGTGCTTCTTTAAACAAAGCATCTGCTTTGCTACGTAACTGAGTAGGAGTCAACGGTTCTGTAGGAACGTTAACTGCTGGTTCTTCATAATTTACTGAAGAAGAAGTTGTTTTTCCTGGATCGTTTAATGCGTTAGACTGGTTGTTAACAGCAGAAAGTTCTTCATCGACCTTTTTACTTGTCTTTGGATTAGTATCTACACTGCCATCTTTGATAGCAAGATCGTCAACACTAACACCTCGTTGTTCAGCAATGATCTGATTAAGTTCACTTAGTACAACGGTAACGTTTTGATTACCAGTTGGAGTCATTAACACACCGCTTGTTGGAACTTTCTTAAGATGTCCACCTGCGTGTAATGCCTGTAGCATGTTATTGCCGTCTGGGAAACGACGAACAGAAAGAATGTCTGCAAGTTCGTTTGCTTGTTGTCCGCTTGGATCTTGAATAAGACTCATTAATGAGTCATGCCAGGATGGGGGTAAGTTACCGGTACCGATTACCAATGCACTACCAGAATCGCCTGGCAATGTTCTGTAGGCTACAGCAATTCTAGCCCCATTGTTTTTCATTTTGCCTACGTGTTTCATATTAATTTTTCCTTATTCTGCTGTTTGATCAGCGGCCGCTGGTGCAGGTGCAGGTGTTACTGCATTTAAGAAAGTATTCAAACGATCGAATACTCCACCAACTGCGGTCATTTCTCCAGCACCAAATGCACCGCGACGTACAGCGGTATCAATAACGGCACGAATATTTTGTAAGTCGTTAATGTTTAATTCTGGTTGAGCAGTTGCGGCACCGCCAACGTCTTGGCTAGGTACTTGTGCTTGATCTTGGTTTTCCATTTTAAAAAGTCCTTTTATTTTCTATGTATATACGGACAACCTAAAGTTAGCATAGTAATCTCCCGGGGATCCTCTATACCAATTTCTACCACTTCGGATGTTTTATTATTGCTATCCAGTGATAATGTCTTCTTGATTGCGTACCTACTATTTAAGTGGTAGTTAATCCAGTGGTCTAATAATTTGATATCGACAGGATTTGATACTGCTAGTTTAGTAAAGTGCTCGGGGATAAAGGATAATTTCCTTACCCCCAAGACTCCTAACGGATTTACTTCGTTTCTACTTAGACTCATAATGTGCAGTTTGCCCAAATGGTGCAATAATGCTGTCATTACCATGGATAATAAACAGGCTATCGCAATAGTCCTCGTCACCCCAACTACCACATGGATATCCGTCTGTAAACATGATAAACTTTTTAGGGTTAATATCGTTGTCTTTCATAAACTGATAGTTGACATCGAAATCAGTTCCACCACCACCCATGCATTTATAGTCGTTAATCTCGTCAGCAGTATCGCCTGTGAACTTTTGATAGTTATAGATTTCTGTATCAAAGCACCACAAATCTAGTTTGAAGTCTTTGTATTCTTCCATAATACCTTTAACTTCACTTAAGAAGTCACGTGCCATAGCATCGCTAATAGAACCTGACATGTCAATACACACAGACACATCAATTGTTTCTTCGTTCATCATACCGGGCAATACTGCACCGCAATGTTGTGACTTACGATTAGGACGAGTAAAACTGAAATTGCTTTTGAAGATACTTTGGATGTTCATACGCAACATCTGACGCCAATCCATTTTAGGTTCAGTGAAGCTTTGAATCATACGTGCAACACCTGCAGGCACTTTACCAGCACCAGCCGCTTGCGCCGCCGCTACCATTGCTTCCTTGATCTCATCACGAATAGCTTTCTTTTCCTCGGGTGTTAGTTTCGGACGACCTTTACCGTCTTTTTCATCTCCGTCTTCACCTTCCCCGTTGTCGTCGCCCTCGCCATCTAAGTGTTCGTCCAACAATTCGCCGAGTTGGCTCATGTCAATTTTAATTGCGTTCTTTTCAATTTCTTCGTAGATTTGCTCGTAGCTCCATCCGCGATATTTGTTGTCTTGATAAATTTGAATGAAACTAGGTACATCACCGATGCGCTCATCTTTAAGAATTTGATTAGCGGCGTAGTCTGCGGCAATGTTTGATAGTTTAGGATCACGATGTTCGCGACGTCCCATGTGATCAAACACATTGTGAAGAACTTCGTGTGCAAAGCCAAATTCACATTCTTTAGGAGTTAGTGCGTGAACGAAGTCGTTATTGTAATAAAAGTGGCGACCATCTGTAGCCAATGTACCACACCAATCTGTGGCATCAACAAGTTTAAGGCGTGTTGCAAGGTTGCCAAAAAACGGATGACGCAACAGCAAGCCAATACGGGCTGTAATCAATTTCTCAACGATCTTATTTTTTTGATCTTGAGTAAATTCTTGTTTTTGGATTTGCTTTTGTTTAGTTGCTGTAGAAGATTTTGCAGACAATTTAATGCTCCTGTTTCATGTATATATACAATTATACACTCAAATAAGAAATAATGCAAGTAAAAAAGGGCCCCTAAGGGCCCAATTTTAACCTTCCATTGCAGTGATAATGAACTTACCGTATTTGTCGTGGAAACGATCAAAGTGGTTAAGTTTGCTTGCATCGAATGGCAAGTTATAGTTAGTAAGAGCAACCTTGGCACCCATAACAACTAGTTCAGTTGGGAAATTGTCCATCATGAACGCAAAGAAGTTATCTGCCATTGGATCCCAATCTTTAACTTTCTTCTCATAAGCAGTTTGAAGTTCATAGCACATTGACACGGTCAAAGAATACATCGCTGAGATTTCTTTGATGTCGCACTTCTTAACTTTACCTGCCAAGATATCTTCTGGCTTAGGCATTTGTTTAGCAACCTTGCGGTGTGCCATAAACTTAACAGCAAGACCTTCGCCAATAGCACCTGCAACCAAATCAGTCAAAGTGTTTTCTGGCAAGTCGTCATCTTTGAGCAACTCGGAAACAAATGACCAGCTACGTGGAGTAGCAAAGGCACGTGAGCTAGATTTTGGATCAAAGTCATACAAGTCTTGTTTGGCAAAGCCAACATAACCTACAACCTGCTCATGCACTTTATTAGTAACAGCCCATTCCAACCAATCTTCGTAATCAGTTTTAAGTTCAATGTGAACGAAACGGTTAGCCAACGGAGCAGGCATACGATAAGTAACACCTTTGTCAGTTTCACGGTTACCTGCGGCAACAATTGAAACACCTTTTGGAAGTTGATAAGTACCAACACGGCGGTTAAGCACTAACTGGAAAGCAGCCGCTTGAGTAGCAGGAGCCGCAGAGTTAAGTTCGTCTAAGAACAGGATAGCAGTAGAATTTGGATCTGTAGGCAATTCTGCTGGAGGAGCCCACGTCATTGTATTTGCATTTGAGTCAAAGTAAGGAATACCTTTAATGTCTGTAGGTTCCCACAAGCTCAAACGAACGTCAATAACTTCACGTTCTTGTTCATCGCCAATTTGTTTAACGATATCAGATTTGCCAATGCCGGGAGGACCCCACATGAACACTGGACGTTGGATTTTTACACACTTACGAAGAGCACGTTTAGCTTCGTTAGGAGTGACGGTGCGACTAGTTGAAATTTGCTCTGCCATGTTACGCTTTCAAAAATTTAGATTAAAAAATATTGAATGCCGTGTGCTTCAATATGTATTGATTATACGCTTATTTTGCGGATTTGTCAAGCGATCTTGCTTTTGCAGATGTAAATTTTTCAATGTTGCCGGAAAACAACACTAATTGGACAGCCATTTTATCATCGAAAACCCACATACCTTTTTTGGTAATGTACCAAGGGCATGTAATAAAGTTATCCAAACGGAGAATCATTTGGTTTGTAAAGTTTAAGTCTTCGTACTTTTCTTCAAATCTAACTTGAAGTGCTGTAAAATATTTGGACAATCGGGCAAAGCCTTCGTCGGTAAGACGTAGGCCTCCTACTGGTTTATTTCTAGGATTTTGCCACCAAACGGGTAACAATTTTTTAAGATGCGGTTCCTCTACGGAAAGCCCTTCTTGTTCTGCTACATATTTGGTAATGTCACTCTTTTGAGTCATTTAATAACTTCTCGCCGGTAGTTAGTTTAAAAACAGAGAAGTCTTCGGAGTTAAACATTTTGTTCAACTTTTCAGCAAGATTATGTGCATGGCCGGCATTTGAAAAACTGACTTTTTTATATTTTGGACCTAGTTGTTGTCCTAACATACTACTGGTTTTCAAATTTATAGGCTTGTCTTTGTAAAACACAGCCCAAATGGCCTCTGCATCTAAAACCTGTTCTGTTTTATATGTTTTCTTATTTGTTATCTCTAATAACACGGTTGGCTTTGGTCTGCTCATGATATACGCTTGCTCCGATAAGTGCGTATATATTTACCAAAGTTATTTAAAAAGTACCACCGTTCAATTTGATAACAATGTCCTCTTGTGTATCAGAATTGGATTCACCTGCAATTCTAGTCATTACAACACTAAGACTATTTTGTAAATCTGTCACTTCTTTAATAGTCAAGGTAAGGTTTTTTTGATTAGTTTTAATTGCTAATCTTGCCTTATTTAGGAAATCTTCGATTGGAAATGTATTAAGATTACTCATATTTGTTCACATTATTTAATGTAACTTTCATTTCAGTTTCAGTTTTGAAAGGACCGTAATAGGCATATCGTTGTAACGTAATCAATTTAGGACAGAATGATTTGACCCATCCTTTGCGGAATTTGATTGTGTAATAACCTGCACAATAACGGCTTTTACTCTTGGCACTTTTTGCAAACAATGGAAGTTTTTCTTTTACACTATATACAGGTTCATAAGGTTTTGAACTGCACGGAAAATCGTATATTGCATAGTTTTTGTTATCGGGATCGGCTGTAATTTTTTTAATGCCTTCTTCAAACAACTCAATACCTAATTGACTTTTTAAGTCATTTAGATTTTTAAATCCTATGGCTTTTCCTTTTCTAGTAAAGATATAACCTTTTTTGTTTTTTGTGATGGCACCAATTTTCTGATTGTTATCAGTAACTAGCCATTCTTTATTTGGAACTAATACTTTGGCTGTTGAATTCATGCTACGTACCTCGCATTAAGTGGATCTGCATAACTTTGTACTTGCTCACTAATTTTAACCATGTTGTACTCTGCACAGAATTTTAGCAGGCGTATGCCAACCTGTGGAATATTCTTCTCTGCTGTAGTTGCCGCAGTGATTGTCTCATCGATTATCTTTCTAATCTCATCAGGTTGTGCTGAAAGGTCGCACAACTTAACATTTCGATAATAATCGTCTAGTACACGATGTTCGACACCTTCGTGGTCAGTCCAACGTTGCAACATGAGATTGTTCCAAGACCATCCTTTGCTGTCTCTATCGGCAAAGGCCTCACGGAGACCAACCTTATTCTTTGTGCCTTTCTCACGTACTCCCGGATATGCAGAGAAGATATTGTCGGAGGTGTCGCCACGCATACACTTCTCAAAGAGTAACCATTGTGGGTCCGGAGCGGGCTTTTCTTGCTTAGTTTTCTTATCAATGACACGCTTACCTTTTGCATCAAAGTATCCTTCGTGTGTAGTTGTAATTTCCATTACACCATTATATTGCCGAACATTAGGAGAAATCAATTGTGCAAAATCTCCATCTGTTGAAATAATCACGTGATTGTCGTTAGGGTGACTTTGGATAAAACCTGCAATTAAATCATCTGCTTCAAGTTGCGGATGTTGTAATACGGTGCAATTTGTTTTGTTGATAACGAAGTCTTTGAACTGATCAAATGTTTCCCAAAATACGCGATCTTCTTCAGCCTCGCGAGGGCTCTGCGCGGCCCGAGCGTCGGTGCGGTTACGCTTGTAAGGAGCATAATGATCCTTGCGCCACGACCGACCTTCTAAACAGAACACAATATGACTGCCGTTAAAATCTCGCCATGCCTTGCGAATACTACTCAAAGTGGTGTGAATACTCATACCAACTTTATCTTCTAGGCTACCACGAATAACGTGTCTAGCCCTAAAGAATGTATTAGCAGTATCTACAAGAATGTATGTTTTGTTCATTAGCTGACCTCAGATCTTCCATCATCACGTAACGCACGATTGACGTAACCGGCACCGCGGCGGCTCATATCGATACCTTCTTCATTGCCCAAATTTCGACATAGTTCGCTGAACCATTCGTCTACAACTTCTTCTTCAGTTTCACCGATATAACCTGCACTCCTTAATTGTAACACAAAATACTCGTTCCAATCAAGTTCAAAAAATCCATTTCGTAGGTTATCTTTATTTACGTGGGTATTAGTTACAGCAATCCAAGGCTCTTTCTTTTCTGTAGCCAATTCTTTTGGACTAAGTTTAGCAAGGCGTTCTTGCTCTTTTGCGGCTTCTGCGGCATCTAATGCTTCTTTGGCTAACCTTGCGGCTGCTTCGCCTTGTGAGATTGCATGTTCTGTTGCGGCTTCGATTTTATCTATGCCAAATATTTTTTTAATAAATTTATTCATTCACCTTCCCCCATTTAATTTTAAGCCAGATTCTTTCTATAAAATATTGCCACAATGCAAGTACAAAATGAATAGCAACGGCTTCGCCTAAACCTGTCCATAACGCAGTTATAAGTAATGCTGTGAATCTATAGCTAAGTGTTCTAGCAATAGTTCTTTTATGAGTTTCCATTAGGTTCCCCATTCGTTTTTAAATAGTGGCACTTGAAGTCGGTCTGAATACCTCCATCCTTTTCGCATTGCCATCTCTGCTACTGATCTATTATTAAGAGTGTACACCCGTTCAACGCCACCAACAGGCATAATGTACACAGGACCAGTAAAGCCCGCCGCACGATATTCTTCAACTGCTCGTTCAGCATCTTTAAGGTCCTCCTCTGTGCTAATAACAAATTTCAAATAAACATATGAACCAGTATCTTGATATGATTTAACAACCTCTGGTTTAATAGCATCTTTCCATGGCTCACCGCTACATGGAAGTTTAGCACTAACACTGAATGTCACCTGTCGCATTAGTGATTTTTCATGATCCCATGCCCAGTCTTTTATGAATTGTGTGAAGTCTGAGGTTAGACGCATTGTGCCGTTTGTCTCAAAAGTAATTTCTTTTAAGCCACGCATCTTTTCGTGATTGAGTAAATCTGGATATTGCTTTTGCCAACCTAGCAATGGCTCGCCGCCTGTGATTACGAGATGTTCGTCCCGCCATTCCTTGTACGGTAGCGTATCAACAATAGCAGTGGCAATCGCATCAGTAGAAAGAAGGGGAGATAGATGCTTAAAGCGAGGATCCCAAGAAGCGTAACTATCACAACCTGTACTAACCAAAGGTAACGATTTGTACTCGGTGTACTTAGACGGGTCAATATTTTCTGCTTCATTGCTAAGTTCTCCACGAGGCATGCCAAACCCTTGGCATTTAAAGTTACACCCGAAGGTGCGAAGAAATACAGAGGGAACGCCCATATAGCGACCTTCGCCCTGTATTGAGTAAAAGAGTTCTGCGATTTTAATTTTGCTCATATATGTTTGACCATTTTTTTAGTTTTTCAATTTTGGCATATTTGGCTGCTTCTAAACAAGCGCCGGACACGATACCTTTTTCTTTTAAGATATCGATCATAGCCAACATGTCTCCGAGTTCTTCCTCGAGATGTTCTCGATTAGTTTTTGGTTTGCCTGGTTTAAGGTTATCAATTCCAAATCGGCTAATTTTACTAACTGCCTGTATAACCTCTGCACATTCTTCTTGTAGAATGTCCATTACTTCTTTAGTTTTTGAGTCTAAATCCATTGTACGCCTTGATAAGATAAGTACATTATACATACTTTATTTAGACTTGTCAAGGACCGTATGGACAATTTAAAAACAATTATATCTTGGACATTAAACGATTACTGCAAAGCCCAATGTGAGTATTGTCCAACTCATTCTAGGGGAGGCGGCCTTCCTCCCGAAATAAACGAATATCTACGTATTGCTCAATTACTTATAGATTCTTATAAAGAGAAACAGGGCAGAAGTATAGAATGGATTTTTAACGGCGGCGAACCGTTAGATATGGATTATATTGCTCAATTTTTAAAATTATGTAGAGCAAACGGCGATAGTGTTACACTACATACTAATGGCGGTAAACTTTGGTTAGATTGGTGGGCGTTAGAACCGTATGTAGATAACTTAGTGCTAACATATCACCATTGGCAAAATCCTGCATTGATAAAATATATTGTAGATACATTTAATGCCAAAGGTAAAAAATTTACAATTAGTGCGCCTATAAGAAATACCAATGTACAAGAAGATATTGATAGAGTGCTTGAGTTAGAAGATACAATTGATATGTTGGTTTCGAAAACTCAATTGTATTTTAATGCAGATCCTAGTGCAGGTATGCTCAAATATTCATACGAAGATTTGCAAAAAATTGATTTTTATAACATGTCTAAAGAAATGCGTCAACGTACTTTAGAAGAACGTGCAAAACGTATTGAAGAACAAAAACGTCGCGAAGAAGAAATGCGACGTAGACTAGCAGAAGCACCGCCTCCGGAACCTCCTCCCCCACCACCGCCACCGCCACCGCCCGTGGAGACAAGTAAATTAGTAGAAGAAAAGATTTACTTTCAAGAAACTACTTGGGATGAAAGGTATGAAGATACCTATAGTAAGCATCCTAGTTACGTAGGACAACTATGTAATGCTGGAGTTGAAAGATTGAATATAGGCGGACAAGGTTGGGTATCCGGCAGTAATTGCAATAACATTGCATTAGGCAATATATGGCATCCTGGATGGATGCCCCCTCAAGGTCCTCAAAAATGCGGAATGATTTCCTGCATTAATGAAGATGATCAGAGAATTACAAAATTCTCTCAGCTCGACCTTTAAGATATTCGTCGTTGTGCATCCACTTATTCTTGTATAAGAATCCCCATTCACGGGTTTGTGGACCAGGCATAAACAATGTCCAGCATTCTACGCTAGGGTCAAGCTCAATACGATGATAAGAGCGAGCACTACAAGTACGAAAGTGTCCAGCGCCCTTCCATTTTCGTACTTCTCCGATTTTTTTGTTTTCTCCGTCGAATATAGGAGTCCATTCATAATAACCACCTTTTAAGATAAGTGTAGCGTAAGGCCATGGATGATCATGCACATCATCGGGATCTGACTTAAGGAAACGGTGAAGAAACATATTGAAAGGGAACCGCTTTCTATCTTTAAGAAAAAGGTAATAACGTTCAAGATAAGGTTCATCGTTAATTCTATCCATCACAACACGTTTACGACCTAAACGCTCGAGTGTATTTAATAACCATTTCATTTAATCATCTCCACCAATGTAGTTGCACTAAAGAAATTTTCAGTTAAAGAATCGACCTGCTTATTCAACGTAGGTAAGAATTTTTCATAATTATCCATGTATTGGATAATTTTACTGCATAATTCCGGCCTATGAAATGCGTATGAATTAAAATTTTCAGTCCACGCACTAGGATACTTAAATGTATCAAATGCCATTTCGCTATAACTTAAACGATCTGGCACCATTGGAATAGCACCTACAATAGCACCTTCGTACCAACTGATACCCAATGTTTCTTGCAAGTTTGCACTGAATACCAGTTTTGCTTCACCTAACAAATTATGATATTCATTTTTAGTTAGTTGCTGATCCTGACATACAACAAACTCGTATTGTGATAAGTGTTCTTTTAAGTCTCGGAAAATATCGACTTGTTTTTCAGGTGCGATGCGATGTGGGAACAAGATTAGATCTCGTTTATTCATACCCTTGTATGAAGAAAGTGTATCAACCATATATTCCATTGGCCAACCTGTGCGTACAATTTTAGTTGGTGCAAATTGACGAACAACATCTGAGTTTACATAATCTAACAAATTTTTACAGAACATCTCGATGTGAAATTCTGTAGCAAAGTGATTATGATCAAACGAATGATAGAAACTCTTTTCAGCATGTCTAACCCAAGGAGTATCTCCAACAAGACGACCTAAAAAGTCTTGAGGGTCGTATGACCCGGCATGCCATAGTCCATGTGTAATTACTGGGATGCCTAGTAATTGACTCATGTACTTTAAATTAATGATGCCAGGATGCCAAGCGTCAGTAAACAAAAAATGATCGCCAGGTTTAACTGCTCCGGAGCAAAATAACCGTCCAATCTGCTCGACTTGATTTGCTTTGTAGATATTGGTGCCGCCAAAATTAAGAAAAGCACCAGGGGTAGTAGCACTAGGGATATCAGTAGGGCCAGATATAACTTGAACATTATGTCCTGCTTTTGAAAGTAGATTAGGTACATGGGCCTTCCATTGACCCGTGTACCTTGTTTCTACGCTTTCAAGATCAACGAGAAAAACGTTCGCCATTGTTTCGATTCTCGTAACGAGGATTTTTACCCTTGTATCCTTCGCGTGGTTTGCCGCGATTGGCAAAGTATCGATACTCTTGCGAGCGATACAAGTCTGCTGGATTAAAATCCAACAGGTTGAAACGGCAATGGTCAAGCCATGCATCGAGGTCATCGAAGATTTTTTCGACTTCGGGTTTCATACGAAGGGTTTTTTGAATGTAGGCGGGTTGTGCCATTTTATTATTTCCTAATATTAGGTTTGGTTAAAAAATGCAAGGGTAGCGCCATTCTCGCCATCCTCACTTACTTCAATCGAGGTCTTACGACCTGGATATCTTGCGGTAATTGTCGTGTTAAGATCACGAGCAATCATCTCACAGGATTTGTGGTTAAGCTCTAATGTGCCATCGCTGTAGCACTTTTCAAGCCAACGCTTAAACTGGATAAATTCGATATCACGATCATCTTGAAAGACTTCAATAGAAACTTTGAAGTGAAAGATATGACGATGCGGTGTTCCTAAGAAACTAACATCATACTCATCGCCTGTGGCAAGTTTAGGATCAGTTGCCGCGGCAGGGTAGCAGTGGATACCTTCTTTCTGGAAGGTAACCCAAATCATTGATAGTTCACTCATCTGTTGTCTTTTTTGCTTTGGTTGTTGTAGGCTTTTTAGTTACAAGAGTTTGGCTGTCTTTCATCATATTATACATTTCCCATAACTTCCAGTCAATACTTTCAAGTAACTTGAACAGCTTCTCTTGCGGATCCTCTTTAGGGGCACCTTTTGTAATTTTTGAATTAATCATTTTAATACCTTATCGTTTTTATATTTGTCCCAACTTGTAAATTTGGAACGATCCTTTAAATCATGTAGACTATGAGACCACACACCTGGATTTGTTGCATTAAAATCTATATCGTCGATTTTAATCATTGTATTATAATTCCAAAGTTTAATATACGGAATTGGTACACGTATCTGTGGAATAAAGTTATCGTACTCGTTTAACCCGTTTTCGTTAAATTCTTCAACAGCACTCATTGGAATATCGAGACTGCACAGATATCCTTTATCTAAAAAGAATGATATCATTGTCTCCCAACGTTGCCAATCCAAATTATTTTGTGGATTAAAACTATGATTAGCACCAAAGAAGATATGCTCTGCACCGTTTAGGTTTAGAGCAATTTCGTCAGTTGGGTGTACACCTGTTACAAACAATGTCATTTTACCAAATGCAGGCGTATGTTCAATTTCTCTGCCAATAAAAAATTGGACATTATCAGATGTACCGGACTCGTAATCTCTTTTCATACGTTAAATATAGCAGGTCTTATAGTATAAGTCAATATATTGGTTGTCCAATTACTCGTCTACAAAGTCAGTGATGTTACCATTTTCGTCGGCAATGATAATACGAGTGTTGCCGTCTTCATCAGTAACTTCTAAAGGACCCCATACCCAAACTTCTGTTTCGTCTAGGTACCATTCATCTTCATCTTCCAATGCGTATGCACCGTTTTCACTAATGAATTCTTCTAGTTCTTCAACTTCGTCTTCATCTTCGATGCCTTCAACTTCGACACCACCCCAACATCCACCATCGAACATTTCAACAAGTTCTGAATATTCGATATTCTTTCCAGTTAAGTTGTTAAGATCTAAACTATCTTTCTTTCCATCGCCGCCTGGAACAAATGTAAATTCAAACTCTGGAAACTTATCATCATTAGTTTCTATTTTATATTCGCAGAAACGAAATCCGTCAACGACTTTGATCCTGCCTTCCCCTTCACGTTGAACAAAATATTCGTGCTGTTCGCAGGACTTTTTGTAATATGTTTTAACTGAAAACCACGCCATTATTGTTTCTCCTTAAGGTGTTGGATTTTTTGTTTTGCCCAATGCAAGTCGTCTTTAAGACTTTTAACAAGGTTCTTATTTGTATCTAATTCTTTACGCATTTCTTCATCTAATTGTTCGTAGGTTTTCATTTGACGATATTCTTTATTATTAAGCATAAAGATAACGCCAAATATAAAACCTAAGACGAGATAAATGAGATCAGACATTACTCTGCTAAAGGTAATGCCAACGCTTCTTTAATAGCGTCGATTAGTTCGTCTTCTGATCCGACAATAACTTTGGCGCTTTTCCAATCGTCATTGTCGTCACGCCCGCCTACTTCAATCATAAAGCCGTTGTCATAACGGTTGATGGTAAAGCTCTCATTTGCTTTAACTAGTTTGTTTGAAATTGCACTCATTTTGTTTTTCCTTTAGTTTAACAGGGAGGTTGAAAATCACCTAATTCATAGTTTAGTATAGCATCTCTTACTTCCTTGAGCAATGCTTCATCATCCCAAATTAATTCAGTATGCCCATCTTCGAATGTTTTTACGGTAAGGTGTGTACCTTGTTGTATTTTAGGCCAACCGCCACTATCTACATTTGGTGATACTGCCTTCTTTTTACGTGTTGCCATATTATTCTCCAATACCTTCTTCAAGTGCTCTTAGTTCGTCGTCGTCTGGATTAGCAAGATCAATTTCGTCTTGGTCTGTTACCGTTTCGATTTCAAACAAATTGCCAAATGTATTTTGTGCAGGACCGCCTTGTAGTCGAGCACCTTCTAAGCTACGCAAGAATGGACCTGCTTGATCGATTAATGCAAAGGCTTCGTCTTTTGTTGCTGTATTAAACAAGTCTTCGATGAAACTGCTAAAATACAAGATGTTGCGAGGAACCCAATCGCTGTACTCGTCGCTCATATCTTGATTTTTAACTTTCTTCCAATGTCTCCAAGTAAGTTTATCTTTAGTCTTAGCAATTTCAATATCCATTAAATGTTGTGCTCTTTGAACACCTTTAATATGACATTCGACATTGTGCCCCATCATTAGTGCATACGCAAAACTATCCCAACTTGTTCTGTTTGGAATCTTACCTAACTTGTTAAGTTTAGGAACAATATGATAATGATCTGGGTTTAAATGATCAAACTTAACACCATTTAATTCTGCATCTGTCTTACGTTGACCTAAGTCATAGTAAGCAATATCGCCCATTGTTAACCTGCTGCCGATTTCGCTTTCAAAGGGAAACGGAATGTCGGATCCGGCAAGTGCTTTGTTATCTGGGGCTTTGTCCATAATAACACTCCACCTTTTGGGAGAGTGTTGAGCGTTGGTGTAGACAAGTCCGTGCGCTGTTGCAATGAACGGTGAGGCGCAATCAAAAGAGATGGTAATTTCTTCATTAATATGTTTCCTGATTTGTCTTTGAATTAAAGTTAAGTAACAACTCCAGTCAAGTTGTGCTGTACCCAAGAAGTGGATCCAGTTTTTGCCCTTCAGCAAACCATCTTCTCTTAACGTCATTAAACGCTTAAGAGTAATATCCATTTTACACATGTTAGCTCCACCAAAGGCCCAACCTTCGGCTTCTTTACCAGCATACGGACCGTTAGGGTCACTAAACTCTTTAACACCTTGATACCATTGTTCGGCAGTATCCCAATCTGATCCTTGTAAAACGTTCAGCCATTTAGTAGCACCTAATCGATTATCTAAGAAGTATTTGTTATTAAAACGTGTCTTCTCTAAACAATCTTCAAAAGTTTTTAAACCAGTTTTAGGACTATGTATATGGTCACATGCCCAAGTAGGAACGTCAAGCATCATTGACCAATCAGCAGTTGCTTCTAACCACTCTAAGATTTGTTGGCGAGTAGCGTTTGCCTTTGCTCCTTCGAAATCTAACCAATCAAACTTTAAAACACCCTTGCCAATTTGGTATCCGCCGGAGTCTCCTAGTATCAATGTACCATTGCGATCACGTTGTTGTATCATTGATTCTTGCGTCTGTGCCTTGACAATATCTAATTGTGCATGACCTGCAGAATATAAGGCATACTTATAAGTAAAATATCCTTGTTCAGGATTTAAAAAGTTCATACCCTCGATACCACGATCAAATCCTTTAGGAATACGATCGTTGGGTACAAACTCTTCTAGACGTTGTTTAGCAACGTAGGTACTATAAAAAGAACTAATGGCTGGCAAATAGCAGGCGTAATCCTTGTTTAATGCACTTAAATCTACTGGTGGTCTATTTTTCATTGCGTTTTTGTTCCCATAATTTTTTTCTTGCCTCTGACATTTTTCTTTTAGTTTCTTCTGACATCTTTCTACCTTTAAGTGTAGCACTTATTTTTTCTTTTTGCAAGTCTGACATTACCTTTCCTTTTTGTGCGGCACTCATTTTAGCACGGGTTTCGGCACTTACTTCTACCCCCAATCTGGAACCTTTTTGAACACCTGTCTTGCCTTTATTCCAAGGAGTTAGACCTTTTATCATGCGTTTGCTGGGATAATATATTTGTAAGTTGCAATGCCGCTATCTAATTCAATTTGCATAGCACCATCGTTACTAAAACTCATCTTGGTATTGTTACCATCGGCAATTTTTAAGATGTTTAAAACATTGTTAACTGGCCATGTCCATGCTTTAGTAATCTTTCCAGTAACACCTGTTGCAAAAGTAAATTCACCACCGTGACTGCTAGCATCACCGAATGTGAATACTAATTTATCACCATCTGTCTTAGCTAAGAATGTTGTATGTTCTGTGTTAGCACCTGCTTGGAATTGGAAACGCTGGATAGCACTAACGGTTGGAGTAACTTCAACGTGCCAGTTAACTCCACGGAATTTAACGGTTTTTAGTTTTTCTTCGATGATAGCCTGATTCATAAAACGATAATCGTTCTTGAAGTCGCCATCTTTATTTTCAAAGTGAAGACCAATTGGAATAGTTTCTCCGTTGCGGTCGGCAGTGACTACTTCGATGGTTGCACCGTCTTGATATTCCTTACCATCTACTAGATAGCGAAGTTTTTCAAGTTGCGGCATGCCAAATGTACCGACCATCTCTAAGTATGGATTTGCAGTTTCGGCATACATAATAACACTACGGTCATCTGCCATTGAGTCGATTAATGTTTTGTCTTCAGTACCTGTTACTTTAACAATATTAAGAAAGCCTAATTTGTTTGTGTGAGCAACGATGTCTTGGAGGATAGATTTCATAATTATAATTCCTTTGTATAAGTTTATTTAGATCTGCTTGTAAAGTCAATATATTTTTTATTCAAAACTGAATAGACTTCCAAACGTGTTTGTTTCGGTGGTACTATTTAGATCCCATTCTAGTACACCTATAAGATTTTCAATCTTATTGTTGATAATGGTAGTTTCCATTTCTGCATGATCAAATGGTAATTCTTGGAACCATTTGGGTAAACGCAACTCGTCTACTGGATAAGCTACTGATGTATAACCTAATGGATTAGCTTTCAACTTACACACAATAACTTTCATACCATCAACAATCTGTTGGCTGTACTTGTCACCGTTCATTCTTTTGAGCGTATTCCAATTAATACTTGCTCTAACATGACCAGGCATATTAGCCTTGCCAGCCTTCTTCTCTTTTGCTTCGTATTCTGTAATGTTGTTTGCACGTTTCGGACTTCCTTTCTCCCAACCTGGGCGGGCTTTGAATTCTGTACGGAATTCGCTGATGCGTTCTAATGTTTCTTTTTCCTGAGCACCGTTAAGTACATCAGTTAAAATTTCTTCTAAGAACTTTTGCATAAATTCTGGAGTATCACTACGCTTGAGATCTAACCCCATGGCTTTAATTTTACCTGGCTTACCATCTACGTCTGCACGTTTACCTTCTTTATCGTAATACAACACAGCATAACGCTTCTTGGTAATGAACAGGCCTTTGATAGCAACGATTTCACGACCGGCTTTAATAACTTCACCGCGTGACTTTGGACAATGATGTGCATCTAACATATACTGAGGGAATGTACTATTGACTTCTGCGGCAATAGTATCATACAGCTGAACAGCAGTATCTTTGTTCCATGCAATTTCGCCTTTGGCAATTTCATTCTTTAAGGATGAATAGGCACTGAAATAAGCCGAGTCGGTGTCTCCGTAGATGATTGACTTACCGACGTGATTGTATTCGCCTGTAATAACTTCATTGATTTTAGCGGCCATATGTCGGGCAATTCCACGCCCTGTAAGGGTGGTTGATTGACCAATACGATCATCAAAGAAACGACACCCAACATTAAGGATAGCACCGTAAAGGCTATTAAGGTTAATTTTCTTAACCAACTGACGTTTGTCCCAGTATTCTTCTTCAATTTTATTCTCCGCTTTAATTGCTTCTTTTAGTTTAGCCTGCATGTCCTTGCGTTCAGCATACCAACGTTTGAGCAATCCAGGGATAATACCTTCGTGCTCGTGTGTAAAGATTGTACCGTTAGCACTAAGCATCCACGGTTTATTACTTTCAAAAATCAATTCATATATTTGAGCACCGCTCATTACATCAACTGATCCGTTCTCCCAGTCGATAGTAATATCGTTGACACGATCTTTATTCATGACCATTTCATATTCGTTGGCGCCAAACTTACCTTCCCAAGATGCCGCAAATGAATTACCTTTGGCAATTTTGCCATCAATTTCGTCTTTAGTATATTCTTGACGTAGTTGTCCGACAATAGTTTCCGGACCCATATTCAATGCACGAATGACAGATGGATACAAAGAGTTAATGTCCATTGAGCCTATGTAGTCATGCAATCCTTTTTTAGGATATGCAACATAAGCACCTGCTGCCTGACTATTTGCTGTGTCATCACGTCTTGGACGACTTGGCACAATCAAACCTCTGTGATGAGCTTCGTTTACAATAGCCTGTTCTGTAACAGCAACGGCACCCATTGTTGTTTGCAACAATACGGTGTTTTCGTGTGCAATTGTATTAGCAAGGTCAATGAATTTTAATTTTTTATCTAGTTTGTTTAATAACGCACAATCTTGTCTGTTATATTCGATAAACTTCTTAAAGTCATTGTTATAAAGTTGATCTAATGTACCTTCGTATACGGTTTTAGATTCACCTATCTCCATTTCTCCAATGGCATCCAATCGGTAGGTGTGACGCTCTTCATATGTGTATTTGCGGTACAATTCGAGGCTGTCCAAATGAACGCGACCAACCAGGTCATAAGTAACAGCCGCTTTTCCATACTTTTCATACTCCCGCTTCTTGGGCATTGCATCCCATAAACAAAATCTTCTGGTATCTTCTTTGCTTAAGACTTTGATAACTCTATTTACCGTGTAGGGCATATCGAAGCCCTCTGAGTTCCAACCACTTAATATATCTGCATCTTCAATCAAGTTTAAAAATGTGTCTAACATTTCATATTCTGTATCAAATATAAATGTGTTAGGAAAATCTTTAACCTGTTCTTTAGCTTGATCTACGGTCAATGTCTTTGGAGGTATAGCAAGACAAACGAGTGTGTCTAACCATTGTAGGTGAACAGCAATCGCAGTAATTGGCATAAATGCATCGTCTGGTGATGCATAACCACGTTCTGGATCAAAGTCCACCTCAATATCCCAAAACGCCACATTTAGTTTTGGAGGTTCTTTACCTAGATAGTTTTCTTCTAGGCAACGGAATACAGGGTTAATATCACTTTCGTATAATTTATAACCGCTGTGAATTTTTTGTTCTTTGATAAATTCTTTGTGACTCTTAGCGCTGACTCGGCTAAGACTTTCACCGTAAATTGATTTATGTTTCCCCTTAGGATCGGGATAATAAAACAAATATCTGGCAGGATAATCTTGATAGACTCTGCCCTTTTTGGGATCTCTTTCAACAACGGTGACAATATCTTTGTCACGATCCCATCGTGCATCTACATAACTCATTAATTTTTCTCCATTGCAATTTTCGGCTTGCAAAATACCCTAATGATCATTTGTGGCTGATCATACCTTTCTGTTACATATTTATTAGTCTAATGTACCCTATTAAATCAATTGTGACTAATAGTGCATAGTTTGCGACCATGCCGGTACTCTTTCGAGTCCAAGCCGCCCATCCAAATATAGCACATTGTGTAATAAAGATTGGATAGAGATAAACAAACAATGGATCACTTGCACCGGCTGCTAGGGTTAGCGAACAGCCTAAACTCATAAACCATGCTGTAATTTCTAAAACGAAGCGAACGGGCCACTCTTTAAAGTCGCCCTTTGCCCAGTTGTAGATATTTACAAACGTGTTGGTAATCTGATCCATTATTCTTCAGTACGACGATGTGAATGTCCGCTGATATCAACAATAGTTTCGAGATCGTCAAATTCTCTCCAAACTTGATCCCACTGATCTTTCATTGAAACTTTGATTGCTTTTTTAATTACACTGGGCTTGACCTCTAGTTCTTCTGCAACTGCTTTAATTGTTTCGTTCAATCCCTCAGTAAGGTCTTGAATCTCTTGCATAACGGTCATGCCTTCTGCAACGATTTGTTTGATTTTTGCTTGTTCTGGTGCGCCAAATGCTTTGCCCATAATAATCTCCTGTATCCTATAGTATATAGTTTTAGACAGAGAAGGTCAAATACTTTTTACTCACAATTCCATTTACGGAGACTTTTGTTTATGCGACTATTTGGATCTCTTTTGGTTTTGGCGCCTGCACGATGTTTCTTCATGCCTTTCATACGAGCGCAGAATGATTTACGGCGCTTAGAAGCCTTGCTACCTTTTTTAAGTTTGCTAGGTTTGGTAGTTACAGCAGTTTGTAAATGGCTACCAGGATGGCTACGACGATAACTTGCTACACCTTTTTTGTTCAAGCCACCGTTTTTGTTTTTACCAGATTTCTTTTGCCAGGCTTCAGCTTCACTCAGTAGATCTTCATCGTCAACTTCTTCAAGGTCTTCCCAAATTACTTCGCTATCTACACCATGATGTTTGGCCCAATATTCTATCATAGATTCGATTATGTCGAATTGTTTATCTAATGCTTCTTGCAACATTCCTTCGATAATAAATTCTTGTGCTCTCATTTCTTTTTAGCCCTTCCTGCTTTCATATTAGCCAACCAATGTGCCATGCGTGCCTTTTCACCTGAACTATGTTTAGCAGTATTTCTCAAACTGCTAACTGACGCTTTGGTATTTACTCCGCTACGCTTGGCAAGGCCTTTGCGACCAGGGTGTTTACCGTCGGCAAAGTTTTCTTGTGCTTGTTTTTCTTTCTTAGCGATAGCAATAGCGGCTTGCTGTGCTGGATTGGCTGCTTCATTTACTGAGTCTTTCAAAAATGTATCAGCAAACTTTTTACACATGCTGATAATACCTTCATTACTAGTTTCTTCTAAGGTATATTCTTTGTGTGTATCATGTTGGGTAGGATCTGTATAACCGCAATATACTTTTCGAACATTACTATTGTTGATTAAATCTTGACAACTTTCACCATAGCGTTCATCCATATCGTCACTACACGGACTTAAGGTAGTTAGTATGATACTACCTTCTGGAATATCGCCATAGTGTTCTACATAACGATCCATTGCAACTCTTTCTGCGTGGCGTCTGGTACCATCTTTGGCCGCCTCGTTTACACCAAAGACTTTGCGGTTTTCGGGGTCTAAGACACAGGCCGCAACCATTCCATATTTTACTGGATCATGTTGTTGTCCTTCAATTACATGGTGGCAGAGTTCGAGCAGAATGTGATCTAGTTTATCACGATTTCTGATTACATAATCACTTTGCTCGAATTCGTAGAGTCTCATTTTTTACTAGGTTCATTGGCAGCATAATGTGCCGCGGCGGCCATACGTGCTTTCTTTTCTGGAGTTTTATTTTTAAACTGGTGATACTTGTTAGGATCAGCCTTTTGGAAATCTTGAACCCACACATCAACTGGTGCGCTAGGATTTAATTTTTCTGCTACTTGTTTAGCCAGTTGTTCCATATAAGCGTCTTCTTTCTTGTGACTCTTATATCCTTTATTTTTCATCCAGTTTGTTAACGCATAAGGATTATCGATTTCTTTATGCTTTTTCATAGCCTTAACCGTGCCTTCCCAACCTTTAGGAGCACTTTCTCCCATATCGTGATTGTCATCTACAGCGTTGAATACTGCATCTAGATAATCAGCAGCTTTGGTAACTTTACTTTGTTGCCAAGGTTCTAATGTATCGCCCTGTGCTTGCATGGCTTTAACTGCTCGACGCAACTTAGCGGCATGTTTAACCAGACTCTTTAGTTGAGCAGTAGTCATACCGTTAGCTTCATCATTATACCATTCTGGATTTTCTGCAACTCCTCTACCATGGCGTCCGTTTGCGTAAGTATCATATCCGCCTTGTCCGTAGCCCTGTGTTGCTGTGCTATGATCTTCGTTTATACCATTTAAAGTACCATTGGGCCAACGTACTTGTACTTTCTTATCTGGATTTTTAGAAGCAATAGTTTTTGCTACTTGAAATGCTTTATTACTGGTAAACTCTTTCCAAGGACGACCGTTGATAACGACAGCAAACATACCTTGTGGTTCATCTTCTCCTCTGTCATAATCTCTTTGGCGCTGTCCTAATCTAGGAGCATTGGGATCTGCAAAACCGTGTGCATACCCGCCTTCGTCAACATCATCATAATCATCTTCATCATTATATAAATGTGCTGTTGCTTTTTTATGCTCATCTATCAAAGCACTACTGATTTTTGGACCTAACTTATCTTCATGAACAGATAATTCGTCGCTATCCATTTCAGTACCGTAAAATACCTTTTCTCCATTCTCATAAATGAAGTAATAGAAATCGCCATCATTGTCTTGTTCTGACGTTACCGTATATGTATGTGAACCTAGACGATGTTGAGTTTTTGCTGTATGTTCGGCAGCACTATATGATCCTTGACCTGCCTGTCCTGGATGTCCAGATTGTGGCTGTCCAACGAGTTCTTCCTCCACACCTTGACTTTGTTTCTTTAGCCAGAAGTAATTAGAAACAACATCACTTGAGAAATCTTCATCGTAGTTAAATTTATAACGAGCAGTCTTTTGACCTAATTCGTTAGAAACAATGTGATATGCTTGATTTAGCACCTCGTCCTCGGACGTGATATCTTGACGCTTGTTAAATATTTCTTGTGCTACTTTCTCAGAATAGTAAGCACCAAACTTGGCGCCTTCCGCCATACCTTGTTCGCCTTTGATAGAAAAAGGTTTCATTCCTATTTTCTGTCTAAGCATATTGATTTCTTGTATGGTTCTAAACTCACCATCTTCGCATTTCAAACGCATCGGTTCATCATCATCCCACGCTGTGAATCTTCCGCGTTCGTTTTTTGCTGGGGTAGCACTAGCACTATCGTCTAAGCCTTCCGCCACACCTTGATTTTTTTTAACAACAAAGGTTATGTTTTTGTTTCCGGTGTTGGGATCAATGTATGTGCTTCTGAATACTTTACCGCCGTGTTCTCGAGCGTAGGCAAATGCTTCTTGTTTGTTATCGAATCTATTAGTGGGCGGTTTAATCATAGGGCTTGCTTCTTCCGCCACACCTTGCTCTTTAGGTTTCGCCCAGCCTTTATCTTCTTTTTCCTTTTGGCTCATACCCTTTGTTGGAGGTTGTGCTGCCTTCTTCTTCATACGCTGTGCGAATTGTTTATCACTTTCTTCCGCCACATCCAATTCACGGGCCTTATGCTTAACATCACCTTGTTTAGCAGCCTTCTTCTTATCCTTGTGAGCACCAGCACCGCCCATCTTGGCATTCTTGGCTACAAAGTTGCGTGGTTTGGTAGCAGGAACTTTCTTAGAATTGTTATCGTCTTGAACAATAAGATTACCGCCACGCTTGCGAACTCCACCCATTGCGCCACTCACACTTGCAATACCACCTGCACTAGTACCACCCCCTGTTGCAGATTCTAATACATAAACGGTTGCGCTTTTAAATTTTTTTACTTTAAATTCGTTGTTCATTTCTTTTTGTTCCTTGAATTCCAGTTACTTACAGGACTTGTAGTATATGTATCTTTTAGTTCGGTACTACCACGCGGTGTTAATCTAATTTTTCTAGCACCAAACAGCTTTGATGCACTATCGATGATAACATCGTCGCCGTCAGTGTATCCTATAGTAACTAATTTTTGTCCAGTAGGCCCGTCTGTTGGCATAGGAATATCAGGTGCTCCCGCAAGTGCAACACCCCAACGGTACGCATGATAACCACTGCTGTTATCTAAATCTGGAAAGTAGTGAGCATTTGGAATTGTAGTAACGTGATCACCTGGCATGTTTTTAGCACCTGCCGCATCTCTACCTTCGTTTACAAATTCTTTTGCTCTCATTGCATTTCACCTTTGATGCTGGATCTTAAAAACCATGCATGTTTTTTATGTGCGTCCATACGTTCTGCTAGGAAATTACTTAGTCCATGTTCACTAGCTGCTTCTGCTAGATCGTAGTTTTTCTTTAAAATTAACAATAGTTTTTCGCCGTCCATTAACAACTCTTTAACCATTTCTTCTTTAGAAGGTACACGATCTTCATCTTCAATTTTTGACAGCATACTTAGTGTGTGGTAACTGGTAGGCATGTACGCATCTAATTTGCGAATATTTTCTGCAAATGGATCAATTGCTTCGTAGACTTCGTTATAGATTTCTTCGAATAGTTTGTGATATTCAAAGAAATCACTGCCTTCTACATTCCAATGGAATGAGTGAGTTTTTACATAAAAACTAAATGTACTGCTAAAGGCAATTCTTGTTATTTGAACTAATTGATCCACTTTATTTTCCTACTGATATATGATAATATGATGAGATTCATAATAATCACTGGTTATTTTTCGATTTTTGGATCGAGATATTATGCTGTTATATATTTTAGTGTATTTGTTTTCTAACATGCATTTATTTATCTGTTAGAAATGGATTGCTGAACCTTAATTAATAGGTTTTTCGCCAGTCATGAATTGTCTAGCAAACCATAGTTGAAACCATTCTGGTGTTCCTGGTTTAATATTGTTATCCTTCATTAGTGTGGCTTTTTCCATGCCTGTTACACTAATATTACTACCTTTATTTATAGCATTTTGGTGAGCATTATATTCTTGTAGTCGTGCTTCGCCGCCGAGTCCGCCTAAATATTGCAGTCGTTTTAATTGGTGAGTATAGTCATCTGGAGGCAATATACAATCATCGTTGCTATCCATAGCCTGACTATTTTCACTTGTTATTCGATATTGTTTCATTTACTATAATCTTGTTAATTAAGACATCCATAATATTTTGTATATCTTCACTTACAGGAACACACTTATCCTTATAAGTACCATCTGCTTTTTTCACTTTTCCGGCGTAGCGTTTACCTTTCCAGCAGGCTTTACCGTCAACACCCTTAATTTTTTCTTCCATAGGTGCCATAGGTGCTTGTGTTTTACTCACATACGATTGTTGACCTAGACCTGGTTTGTTCTTTGCGTAACCACCACTCATGTTATCGTTTTCTCTTTGTACACTTTCTTCAGCACCACCAACTAGATCACCTTGGCGTGCTGGACGATTCTTACTTGAGCCAGTATTCTTCCATTGTCCTGCTGAACCTAATTTATTCTTCTTTGATCCTGCGAACATGCTTGCTGGCATCATCTTTTCATTCACACCTTGATGTTTCTTTTCATCGTTGGCAAATTGTTTCTTAGTTGCTTTAACAATACCACTGAAGCGTTTGTTACCACGCTCATAGTTGCCTGCTTTATCGGCAGCACTAGCATCTGCACTTGCCGCTTTCTTGTATTGTCCTAGCTTTTCGTTAGATAATTCTGAAATTATGCGTGGACGAATTAATGCATTGAACACTCTTACTTCTGCAACAGGTTGAACTTGTGGTGCCGGTTGTTGGGGTTCTTTTGGTTGTTGTGTAATACCCATACCTTTTCTTGTAATGTCCATTAAATGTAAAATCCAAGGTTTACCTAATTTCTTCTCATCAAATCCTTGCGCCCAAACAGCATATTGTTGTTCAGGTGTAGCATTTGGATCTTTAAGAATGTTGCGTAGTTTGGTAAAACTCATACCAGTACCACGCGGTGTTACTTCTAAACTGACCTTAACATGTTCATAACCTTGAAACTTGTTAACCGCCTTCATAAGTGCATTAGCAATATTCATGTTGGCTTGATCTTCACCTACCATAATGATAATATTGTCGTAGCGTGGAGGTTTACCTGGTAATGGATTGATCAATTCGTGCTTGATCTTTTGCATTAGGCTACCGCCTTCTTGCGTTACCGTGCTGATATTCTTAGCATACTTTGGATACATCTTATGCCATGTTTCAACTTTAACACTTGGAGGAATAGGATCATCTTTACCTTGTGCATTACCGATAAACAAATAAGGATCTCCGCCTACTTCTGCGGCTTTCTTAATTGTATAATCCCAAAGTTGCTCGTGACCAATATGTCCAACAAAACTACCTATGGCAACCACAGCAGTTTTGTTTGCGTTTTCTCTAGGTTGTTCTGCACGAGCCGCAGCCTTGGCAGCATTCTTTTTAATAATAATATCTTTTTGCTTTTGACTTGTAACTTTAATAGGACCAAGACGACTATTAATAACAATACCTTCATAGTCTTGTCCTAGATTATCTTTGCCCACAATGTTAGGATCTTCGTCAATGGCTTTTTCTAAAGCAATTTGTACAGGTTTTAATTTATCTTCAACTTCTCTGCGTAATTGTAGGCTAGCACGATCACGTTTACCTGCTGTATCGCTAACAATTTTTTTAAGTTCTTCTAAATTTTCTAACGGATTGATAATTTCTGTAACATCAAGCCCTTCTTTTTGCGTAAGTCTATTGCTCATAAACATAACACTACCGTTCTGGCCTAAACTGGTCAATGCTTGTACAATCTTTTCACCTTCAGGAGATTCTTCTCCTGTGCTAGCATCAACAACACGATAAGGAACTAGAACAAGATCAACACCTTTTGGTAATTGATCGTATTCAATACCTACAAACTTTAACTTACCTTCGTCTGTTTGTGTAGCAAATGGTAAGAACAATACTTCACAACTGACCTGTTTATCCATTAATGCATCTGGACCTAGTTTGCTGTCAACGGTTTTGATAGCCTTCATCATTTCGTTGAATAGTTTATCAAAGTTGGCAGCACGGCCTAGTATTTCCGGATCAGTTGTACCCTTCTCTTGATGGTACTTGACAAACCCTGCTTCGTATTTTGGAGGAGTATTACTGGTACCCATGAAAGGTTTACCTTCAGCATCCTTACCAAAACGTCCACCAAAGCCGTCGATCTTAACATTTAACGGAATATTTTGTAGTTTAAAACGACCACCTTCGCTACGAAGTTCGTCAATTAGGTCTAAAAAGTCAGCAGGTTTCAAATCACGTAAGTGAGGCATGCCTTTACGTAGTTGTGCTTTAACTGCCGGCTGTGCTTGATCGCCTTCTGCTTCTTCTATTGGTTTGTCTAAACCAATAGGACCTTCAGATGTTACTTTATAATTCTTAACATAGTCTTGACGCATCTGTTCAAGGTTCTTGGGAGCAGTTGTTTTAAGAGTTTTTAATGCATAGTTCAGTGCGGCATTCTTTTCTACCATATCACGCTGTGCATCGCCTTTGTATAGACCTTGTGCTCCTGGCGCAAATAGTTTATCAACAAACGCATCTAGTACTTGTTCTTTCTCTTCTGGCGGTAGTATTAAATTCATTACATCTAATAAGCCAGTAAAACTCCATGTCTTGGGTAGTAGCTTGTTTAGTGTTTTACGATCAACACGTTTACCAAAAATATTTTGGAACATTGCGCCTATGTCTTTTTCGTAACCACTAGCAGGCAATGCTCGCATGACAGGTAAACCGTCTATTACAAGTGGACGACCTTTGGCATCTGCTACTGGTTCGTATTTAGGACGTAGTCCACCACCCTCTTTGCTACTTACAGCAAATGAGAACATGTTATCTGTTGTTGGAACATCTTGTTCTACTCGTGCTTTCCCACGACCTACCATTTTACGTAGTAGAAATTCTTGTGTTGATAGTTTTGTAAAAGCCTGTATTAACCATTTATGGAAAACGCCTTTAATACCTTCATTCAAGTCATTCCAACTACTGCTATGGCTAAATGCAGACCAGTCAGTAGGTTCGTCCTTTTCATTATAGTCGACAAATTCAAAGTCAATCTGTACTTTAACAGGAGGGTCTGTTAATTCCCATAAGCTACTATATTGTTCGTTACCTCTACTAAAACCTAAGAACTTGGCGTTACCTACAACTTGACCTTTTACGCCATTAAGCCATTGTGCTAGATGTTGTTCTGCTGCCTTGTTAACTTGTGTGTCAATGTCACCTACTTTAGGTTTGACACGTTCAAATTCTTCGTCTGGAATGTCTGTGTCGAAGAAATGTAGACTAGACCCGCTTAGGTACTTACGACTTTTTAAAACTTTTGGATTCCATAAGTCGTTGCCTTGACTTTGTTTAAATTCTGAGTTAATACTAGTAAGTAATTGACTTAAGATAGGAACAATGTATCCACGATTATGCACCTTAAGATCAATGTGCTGTGCTTGTGCTCCGTCAATTTCTAAATTGCCGCCTTCTAATAGTGTGCGTTTGAAGAATTCTCTTAAGATCATGTTATACGCCTACCTTATATTTGTCATTAATTACATCATCTTTATAATGATCTAGTAATCTTTCGCACATATCTTGACGTAATTCTTTAGAAAATACCTGTCCTAATTTACCCTTCATTTTTTTGTGTTCGTAATACTCTTTACATCCCTTTAAAACCATTGGTAAGAACTCTTTGACCATTTGTTCTCTGTCTATTTTGTCCTTATTTTTGGCAATTTTTCTTGCAATAGGGAAAAAGTAGTCCTTGTGTAATTTGTCGTGGTCTATGATGTACCAGAACAGATCGTCGGATATGTTTTTATCGTCTCTGTTTTTATGAAGATTTTTAACAACATCTTCACCTTTTCCGAAAAATTCTTTTAGTAACATTGGCTATTCCAAATATGAAGTCGCGAGTATAACACTCTATAATAGAGTATTTATTACAAAAAGTTTATTTGGAAAATTAGTGATTGTATAGAATAGAGTCTACTTGACCGCTATCTATAGAGACTACGCCGCGCACCCATACAAAATTACCTGTAAAATTAAGGTAATCCGAAGCCACCGTTACGTTCATATTGTTGTAATCAGACCGACTACTAGCAAGTTCTCTAGTAGATTCTTGAATATCAAACCAATCTGTTTCTACAGGACTTGTAGCCAGCGATGCTTGCATGGTAATAGTACCAACAAAGTTGCTGTCGTAGGTATACATAACGGTGTGTAAACCGTCGCTATTTCCAAAATAACCGTCTCCTTTTACGGGAGTACTTTGGTATATTAGTGTACCTGATGATGTATTATATAACGGATATGTAACCTGTACACTGGCTGTATTTGTATACGTAACGAATTCTAATCCTTGTGCTAAACTGGGCATGGCTGTTCCTTAGATAAGGTATTTATCATAGATCTAGGTACAAACTCCTGGACACTTGAGATTCTGTCACCTAAAAATAAACCCACCATAGCTAGTGTAGGACCGTCTTTTACATAGAAATTAGGATTCACAGCCCAACGCATAGTACCAGATAGCCAATTTAGTGTGCTACTAGGTGCTTGTATTTTGCCATCGTAGTTAGACATCCATTTGTAAAAACTTTCTCTAACATTATCTGATAGGGTTGACTTTAAATTTACCCTGTAATGATAGGTATCAAAAGGCAAATGATTACATATAATCTTTTTATGCTTGTTGTCTAATAAGAACGTTTGCTCAGCATCTGTTGCAGGGATGTAAATACATTCAATCCAGTGTTTAAGTTTTTTGCACATTGAATTAAATAGTGCTTCGTCACTGCAATAGATACTGAAAATACTGCCTTCCGCACGAACACTAATATCCTTAGATAGAAATGGTTCAACATCGTTGGTAAAGTCTAAAAGTTGACTGGGATTAAAGTTCTTACTACCCCAACCCCAGCCAGATGTATCACCTGATAGACACTTTCCTATAGTCTGAGCAACTCCGAGACGTTTAACCATCCAAGATCCTTTGCAAACGCATTTGATCTTGAATGGGTATTTTCCGTAAAAGAGCTTATGTGTTATCTGCTTCTTGTACTGCATCTTTTGCCTTTTCTACTGGCAAAATGTCAATGACATTAAGTTTCAATGCATTGTCTTCAACCGTAATTTCAACAACACCACCGTTTGTAAGTTTTCCAAATAAGATTTCCTTACTTAGGGGACGTTTGATCATATCGTCGATAGTACGTTGCAACGGACGAGCGCCCATCTTGCTGTCAAACCCTTTCTTAATCAAATACTCTACAGCATCTGCATTAGGTTTAACATGAACGTTTTTATCCTTAACAAGAGCATTAAGTTCGTCGATAAACTTCTTAACAATCTTGATCATTGTATCGTTGTCTAACTTGCCGAATCGAATCATACCATCTAATCGGTTACGGAACTCAGGAGCAAAGAACTTGTTGACAGCATCTTTAGGATCACCGTCACGTTCTAAGTTGCCAAAGCCTACACTATTTTTCTCAGCATCAGCGGCACCTAAGTTTGATGTCATAATAACGATTGCATTGCGAGCATCAGCTTTCTTACCATTTGAACCTGTAACAAATCCGTTATCCATCAATTGAAGCATAATAGTTAGAACACTAGGGTGAGCTTTTTCAACTTCGTCCAACAATAGAACACAATTTGGGTTTTCTTGTAGGCTAGTAATCAATTGACCAGCGTTATCTTCGTAACCAACATAACCGGGAGGGCTACCGATAAACTTAGCAACACTATGAGCTTCTTGATATTCACTCATATCAAAGCGGATCAACTTAATGCCTAGGTTACTGGCAAGTTGTTTAGCGGCTTCAGTCTTACCAACACCTGTAGGACCAACAAATAAGAAACTACCGATTGGCTTAGTAGGCGACTTCAAACCTGCTTGTGCAATAAACACTTTGTCTAACAGACTTTCGATTGCTTTTTCCTGTCCGTAGACTTTGGCCTTCATATTCTTTTCAAGATTAGGAAGGTTGCTTGTTTCTTTGCTATTGATTGTCTCAATTGGAATATTGGCCATCTTAGCAATTTCAAACAAGATTTCTTCATGGTCAACAATGCCACCCTCTTCGTCACGTACCTTGAATCGGGCACAGGCACAATCGATTAAGTCAATGGCCTTGTCTGGCAATTTCTTATCGCTAAGATATTTGACAGAATACTTAACACTATCAATAACTGCTTGGTTAGTGATTTTAACACCGTGATGTTTTTCGTAATACTTCTTGAGACCTTTGATAATCTTAATAGCAGTTGCTTCTGAAGGCTCATCAATAACAACACGTTGGAATCGACGCATTAGGGCGCGATCCTTTTCAAAGTGTTTACGATATTCTTCCCAAGTAGTTGATGCAATGACTTTAATAGTACCTTTTGACAATGCAGCCTTAAGCATATTGGCCATATCATTGCTACCGCCACTTACAGCACCTGCACCATTCATCATATGTGCTTCGTCGATGAACAGGATACACTTGCCTTTTTTCTCAAGTCCGGCTAGTACAGCTTTAAGCCTTTCTTCAAAGTCTCCACGGTATTTAGAACCAGCTAGCAATGCACTAATATCTAAACTATAGACCGTATGTTCTTTAATAAATTTAGGAACCTTGTCTTCAAAGATGTTACGTGCAAGACCTTCTGCAATAGCAGTCTTACCTACACCCGGATCACCGATAAGAATCGCATTAGATTTTGTTCGGCGTGCAAGTACAAGTTGAATTTCTTCAATCTCTTTTTCACGGCCAATAACTGGATCGATCTTTTTGCTTTTAGCACGAGCACTAAGGTTTGTACAGAATTGTAAGATCATTCTCTCAATTTGAGGATTGATCGTAGTTTCTTCTGTTTCTTCATCTTTAATAATTTCTTTCTTAACAAAGTTAACAAAACTATCTTTGTCAATCTTTGCTTTTTTAATAAAGAAACTAGCATGGCTTTTTCTTTCACCGAAGATACTGATAAAACAATCTACGGGCTCGATAATTTGACGACCACTGAACAATACCTGTGTAAAGGCACGGTTCAACATGCGATCAACGCTTGCGGTCTTTTTAGGTTTGTTGGCAGAATCGTTAACAATATCTTTCAATTCATTGGCAATGAAATTTTCGATATCTTCTTTAAAAGGTTTTATGTCTGTACCGAACGCTTCTAATAGTTTAACGAAAGAATCGTTACTCAGCATACTGAGTAAGAAATGCTCCAAAGTAACATACTCGTGTTTATTAATTGACGCTACTTGAACAGCATGTTCAAAGATTTTTTCTAAATCTTTATCTGGTTCCAACATTACTTGAATTTCCTTTTTACTTTTATAACTTTAACTTTTTTGGGTTTAGACTTTTTAACAGCCATTGCCCATTTTAAGGGACTGACCCGATCTTGAAATACGATGCCTTCTAAATGATCTAACTCATGTAAAAAACACTTGCAGTTGTATCCATCAAATTCTGATTCTTGCCATTCTCCTTTTGAGTTTTGCCAACGGGCTAATATTTTCTTAGGACGTTTAATGTTAGCATACATCCCTGGAAAACTCAAACATCCTTCCTCCAGATCTTCTACTTCGTCGGTCCACTTAACCACAATAGGATTAAAAAATGCTTGTGCTGATTCTGGGTTATCTTTATGACCCATAACAAACACACGCACCGTTATTCCTACTTGTGTTGCGGCAAGACCGATGCCGTCGTGTGCAAACATAGTTTCGATTAATTCTGCTTCTAGTTTTTCTGGATCAAGGATGCAGTTTTCAAAATCGAACTCTTCGACTTTTTGTCGTAATACTTCATTGGGAAATTTAATTATATCTAGCATAATAATATTTACTGGAAATGTTCCTTAAGGATTTGTTTTTGTGCCTCTGTTAGATCAGTTGGTATAACAATTTGTATTTGTATCAACATACGACCTTTAAATCGGTTATCTGACATTTTAGGCATACCATAACCTGCGGCTGCTAAAATTTGTCCGTGCTGTGTACCGGGCTTAATTGTAAGCTCAAGAGTTTTACCGTCGATTGTATTAACGTTTACGGTCTTACCTATAATGGCATCTATACAATTGATATTGAGACTACTAACTAAGTCGTCGCCCTGGCGTTGAAAAATATTGTGTGATGTAACATTGATGGTTAAATGTATGTCGCCCTTTGGTACTCCGGGTATGCTATCATCGCCCATACCCGCCAATCGCAATACGGTACCATCTTGTACACCTGCGGGAATTTTTATCTCTAGCATTTGATCACGCCCGCTTGGTAGTGTTAGATTAGCAATCAAGTCTTTACCGTGAAATGCTTCTTCTAATGTAATGCTAGTTTGGATGTTTAGTGTTCTGTTACGTTGTGGTTGTCGATGTCTTTGACTAAATGCGCCTCCGAACGGATGTCCGCCAAACATCTGTCCAAAGATATCTTCAAAACCCGGAGGCATACCACCACCAAAATGACCACCTTGGAATTGAGGAGCAGGATTATCGTATTCTGCTCGTTTTTCCGGATCGCTTAGTGTGGCATACGCAGTTTGGATTTCTTGAAATTTAGCAGTATCCCCACCTTTATCTGGATGGTGTTTACTCGCAAGACTACGATATGCTTTTTTGATTTCGTCTTGGCTAGCGTCTTTATTAACGCCTAATGTAGAGTAATGATCCATAATTAGAAAAAGGTATAGTAAATTATACTATACCTTTTGGTTTGTGTCAAGTACTAATTATTTCTTTGTTGGTACTGCTTCACCTTCTAACTTTTTATGTACTTTGATTTTCTTGCATTCTTGTGCAGGTTGTCCGGTCTTTTTATCCATTAATGGTTTACCGGCTTTATCTACTTTGTCATGACAGACTTCTTTTACTTCTGCTTCGGCAAATGCTACTCCGACAAATGCAGTTGCTAATAATGCGACTAATAATTTTTTCATTTTGTTATCCTTTAAATTGCTGGAAATGTTGTTGGGGCTGGTGCTGGTTTGCCTCCGAACCCTGTTGTAACTGCCGCTGTTGTTGCAGGTGCGCTTCCAAAGCCGCCTCCGCCAAACCCACTTGAGGCAGGTGCTGACGTTGTTGAACCAAAACCGCCGGATGAGGAACCGAAGCCTCCTGCTGCCGGAGCGCCAAATGCTGAAGCCCCGCTTGATGATGAACCGAATCCGCCATTTGATGATCCTCCAAAACTGCCACCCATACCAGGTTGGTTGCTTACATTGACATTGCCTTGTCCTGGTGGTACATAGGTTGTACCTGCTCCTTGTGGAAAGCTCATTGTTGGGCCAGCTGCTCCACCTAATTTTTCTTGTGTACGACCATATGCACTAATACCAATAACAGCACCCATTGCTATGTGAAATAATCCAGCACCTTGTAATGTTAATGGTTGCCATTGACTAGTAACTTGTCCATGGTCATATGCTTGTAGTAAACTCCATAGAACTGGGAATCCTACAAAATCCATAGTACAGACTAGCATATACATCCAGCCCATCATAGGACGCCATTTGCTGTTCATCCAGTCTTCTTTTTTCTTTTCGCTAGCACTTAGCTTTACTTCTTCGTCTGCCATTAGTTGCTCCTAGTGTTTAATATATTTATTATCTGCCTATATAAATCTGAGGTTTAGATTCTTCCTGTCTGCGTTTTTCAGTTTTAGGAATCCACTCAGTACCGTATTGTGGGTATTTTTGTATACGATCTTCTACAACCATTGCCATAGATACTCCGAATGTTGCCGCGCATGAAATCACACAAATACCCCATATTGCTTCTTCCCAAACTTTATCAATACGTTTTCTACGTTTGGCACTAAGCATTCTTTCTCGTGCCATTTGCTGTGCAATAAGTACTTTTTGTTGTTTGCCCATTTCTTTCATCATTGCTTCGACTTCTGTATACAAAGCACCTAGTTCGGGCGGGCTTTGATAAACCATTAACTCTCGTAATTCTATGCTCATTTGTTCTAACTGCTTACGCATTAGTACACGCTGTAGAGCACGTTTTCCTAGACTAGCATCACCGGTATACACTTCAGTATTTGCACGTCTTTCTTCTTCTTCAAAGATTGCTATGCACTTATACATATTGTCATAATATGCGCCAAGATGATTACCAATTTCTGTATAAACACCTGTGTGTTCATCGGCATTGGCTTTTCTGTTTAACTCAACAACACGATTGCGCTCTTCTACATAGGCATTTCTTTGTTCTAAGGTAGCGGGTTTATCGGCGGGATGTAGTTTTTTAAATTGATCGTCTAAGTCTTTAAGGACTTCTTTTACTTCGCCAGCGGCGCCTTTGATATCCTTGTAGAGTTTACACCCAGCCTTGACAGCAGAGACAGCTCCATTCGCCAACGCAAAGAGTGTTAGTGGATCCATTAAAAAACCGCCCCATAATAGTGTACTATTATTTAAGCGGTAGTTTAATCTAGATTAAAGTGGGTTATAATTTAGAAAAATAGGAATAGGCCCTGTAGGCTTAAACTTAGACCAAAGGCTGCAACAACAAAGCTACCCCAGAACATTGGCATACTGACAGCAAGAATACTTGCTGATAAGAATACAATTGCTAATTGGTATGCGGTGTTAGCGTATCCAATCCAAGGACTTCGTAACTTAGCATCGTCACGTTCTGCTTCTAATGCTTGTGCTTTTGTTAGCAAGTCTTTCTTGCCTTCTTTGGGTTCATTTTCGTAACGATCAATTTTAGCTTTCATTTCTTCAGCACGAGCTTTATCACCGTTATGTTCTGCTTCGTACAAATTCTGTTCGGCTAAACTTTGTTTAATTGCTTTTGCTTGATAAAAACTATAAGTGTCGTTGGCTTTGATGGTATTGTTAAGGATGGTACTTCCTAACTTACCACCATACCATGTGTTAACTGCTAGTAGTAGAGCAAAAATATTGATAACAAGTCCTGCCTTGTCTTTGATTTTTGCTTCACGCTCACTTCGACTACCTACTGGTGGTTTTGGTGCAGTTTCGTCCTTTGGTTGTTTATTCAGTAACCCTAGTATTGAATCTAGTAATGCCATTTTATGCTCCTAATATTGATAATACGTGCTGATAACGGTTCATACGATCTTCTAGTCCTAATGTTCCCCCGTTAATTTTTTTAGTTAGTGTTGTCATGTCGCTTTTGTCAGCCCATTGATTTAGGTTATTGCTTTCCCAGAAGAAACATGCTGATTGTACAGCGCCCTCAAATGTGGCTAGATATTCTGGAACATCGTCGATGCTCATTTGCAAACTATCTGCAAACGCTTGGTAGTTTTGGCGACCTGTTAATTGAATTAATCCACGCCCGCAAAATTTCCAACCATCTCCGCTTTCTTCTGGACCATTGCCCATACGACCTGCGTATGCTCTGTTGGCAATTTTTTCTGGTTGATGTGCGTAGTCGTCGGCATTACCTGCGTTAAAATATCTAGGCCATACGCGGCATAGGCTTTCTGCTTTGTAGTTTAAGTTTTCTTGGATAGCAGTAAACCCTCCACTTTCGTGAGCGCATTGTGCTAAGAAACAAGCAATACGTTGCGGTGATGTAATATCGTAATCTGGTAGTGCTTCTGATAGTGCATGGTACCAGTGTTCAATGTAAGGATTACCCGGAAGTATCTGGGCCAATTGATCCTGTGTTAAAATAAAGTCTGACATATATATTCCTTATGCTAATGATGCCAATGTTATTAATCCGTTAATTGCAGTATTCATATATTCTAAGACTTGTTGATTATCTACATTCTTATTGATGTTATTTGTTCTAACGATGTCTTCCATAAGTTGTACATACTCGTCTTTAGTTATTTGACCTGTTTTTAACATTTCTGTATATTGGTTGGCAGTAGACGCTGCCTGTTGTACATTAGGATCTTGTGATCCATTGTAACTAACTTCTAGTGCTTGTTGGTGTTGTTCTACGCTCATCTAGGTCTCCTTGCAACAACGTCCTGGATCCTATCTGCAGATGTTTCTATACTTTGAAACTTAATCTTACAAAATGCAGGACTTACTTTATCACCTTTGCCGTATTGGTCGCTTAACCCTTTGGCAATATCGTGTAAATTTTTGCTGGCCTCTATTAGGTCCTTGTTGCGAGGAATGTGCTCGCTATACAGCACAAACAATTGTGTATCTGATTCGATCTTAACAGAATTAGTTTTGCTTACAGCGGCATCATCGCATTGTGCTTTTGCCTGCTGTGCTTGCAAGCGAACACCGGTGATTATTTGATATTCGTTAGGATCAAAGTTGGTCATTAAGTATGCATCAACAAATGCACACCCTGATAAGGTCATAGTTGTTAAACCTGCTAATAGTAGTTTTTTCATTTACTTACCTTATCAAATATTTTCTTTTGAGTGTTATACCACTCTATCCAATCATCTACGTTTGCTTTACAATCGTAGTATTGGCCGTAGTTGTCTGTAACAACTTCTAATATATCACTTAATTTTGTAGTATTAGGATCTAAAGTTTTTAAGTCAGGGCATGCCTGCATCAATTCACTAGGTGCCTCTGGAAACTTCATAGTTACAGGAACGGTAGTGGAACATGCAGATAGCAACAATAAAGGAATGACTAAGTATCTCATTTCTTCACCTCTTCTATTGGTCCTATTGTTACGGTTCCCTTTTTAGCGATATTCCTAGCGGCATCATTTAAGATTTGTGGAACGCTTGGATCTATTTTGCATTCAGCATCGATTAGTTTTTCTTTTTCCACAATACGTTCTTTTACCGTTGTAATGTACTCTTTTCTAACTTTGGATTTTTTCTTTTTTACTTTTACAAGTTCCGTGTTAGCATCTTTACTTTCAGCTTCTGCTACAGCAACCTTGCTTTCCATTTCTTTAACTTTGGCCTGCCACTTCTTTTCGTTATCAAAGCCTCCTTGCCAATAAACTGCAAAGAAGGCAATGATTATAGCAACCGGACGAATAATGCTTCCGTAGATTGCAAAAGGTTTAATGAACTTTAATACATAAGTTCCTGCAAGGGCTATTAGGCTTCCAATTAAAAGAGAAGTCCAAACTGCTTCAGATACTAAACTAAGTATCCAATTTATCTGCCACATTTACCACCTACCTTTTTCAATTACTACTGCTTTACTGCCGTTTCTAATTAAAAACTTATTTCCTATCTTATTGATATCGTAGTTGCCAATGTATTTGTTTAAAAATAACACTTGGCTTTGGCTGCTTTCGTCTAGACTAATTCCACCAGCAACCGTATGTTTAACATCTTCATAATCACCGATGGCAATAAATTTTGCAGTAACATCTCCGGAGTATGGTTTTCTAAATGTTAAATTATTATCTTCGTCGAGTTCTACATCCATACTACCTTGGTCAAAGAATTCCTTAACATCGATATTTTTTATTTCTAAAATTTTTGATTCGTATTCTACAGGTGTTAATGGAATATGTTCCATAACGGTTTCTTCACTGAACTCTACACTACTAGGTTGCTTTTGATATCTAAATCGCCATTCTTTAATATTTGTAAGTTGTCCAATGCCTCGAAGAATATCTCTTAATTGTCCTGGTAATTTGTTGGTTCTTTCTATTTCAACAAACACTTGGTACTTTCCATCATTTTCTTCACCTGTGCTCATGTCAGCATCTAAAATGTAGTTGTATCCTCTTTCAAGAAATTCCATTAAATCAGTTGCAGGATATTTTTCATTGACACGGAATCCTAAGACAACAATGTCTTTGTCTTCACCCATCTTACTACGGTACTGATCTACGGTGAATAGATCACTAACAAACTCTTCTAAGTCATTAGGACGTAGACCTTCGTTAAGCGCTTGGTGGTGTTGTTTCTGCTTCTGCATTTTCTGGGGACTCCTGAGCAACTTCGTTAGAATCAACACTAGCATCTTGACGATACTTCATAAATTCTGCCATTTGATTGTGCTCTTGATTTTCTTTACCTATGTATATATCTTGCATCAATTTCTTAGGCATTGTAATTTCTACAACCCAAACTGGGTGTGCATCAATTTTGCCTTTCTTGGTACCTGGACGATAGTCAGCGGGTGTCTTGATTTTTCTAGGAACCATTATGTGTGTTTTCTTATAAACAACTTTACATCCATAATCATTTAAACGCTGTGCGCCTTCGGGATCTGGCATTTCTTCCTTGGGCCACATAAACGCACAGGTAACGCTGTATCTGTTTACGTCAGGTCCGGACAGAAGCTCTCCTTCTTCCCAGTTTTTAAATACGTAGATATCTAGCTCGTCAATCACTCGTTCAAAGTCTTTTAGAACCTTAAAAGCATTATTGTTTTCGCTTAAAGTCTGTACGTTTTTAATTATGTCGATGATGTCGTGCATAGTTATTCTCTTTATTGTTTTTATTTATGCTAGGATGTCAGGATCAATTTAAAGGCATTACACGCCATTTTTTTCAAATGAATGTAAATATCTACGCAGGTCGATATTGCCAAGGAGGTAAAATTGCCTAGAGCCAAACGACGTAACATCAAAGAGCAGGTAAATCGAGATCCTCGATCTATGCCTGAGTCAAATAACTTGATAGCTATCAAGCCCTATTTGAAAAGAAAGCAACAAGTTCTAATAGTTCCACGAAATATTTCGCAGGAAAACTATTTAGAATTGTTAAAAAATCCAAGAAAATTCATTGTTTTTGCCATCGGACCTGCGGGTACGGGTAAAACAATGCTGGCTGTGCAAATGGCTATTAAACTATTTAAAGAAGGATCAATCAATAAGATTATTGTTACAAGACCCGCGGTTAGTGTTGATGAAGAACATGGATTCTTACCAGGAACACTAAACCAAAAAATGGAACCATGGACTCGTCCCATTTTTGATGTTTTCGAAGAGTACTATCATCCTAGAGAAATCCAGGAAATGCTAGAAGACGGTGTGATTGAAATCAGTCCACTTGCTTATATGCGTGGTCGTACTTTTAAAAATGCGTTTATCGTTGCAGACGAAATGCAAAACGCAACACCCTCACAGATGAAAATGCTACTAACACGTTTGGGTGAAAACTCACGTATGGTAGTAACCGGCGACTTAAACCAGGCTGATCGGCCAAGAGAAAACGGTCTGCTAGAATTCTGCTCATTGTACGGCCAAGGAGGTGATTATCGTATGATAGCTATGGCAAGGTTTGAGACTAAAGATGTCGAGCGTCATCCTGTAGTGAAGGAAATTTTAAGTATCTATAAGGAGATTGATAACGAGTAAATCTAACAATACTTAACATAATAGAACCGCATAGTACTCGACCTGCAACCGACTATGCGGTTCTGTTTATTGTAATCTTGCCAGCTTCACCAAGCAGGCCGCAAGGTTAATTTCTGGATCTGCAATCAGTGTATGATCAACTAGTCCTTGTTTAATAATTAACAATGCACTATCTTTAGTTTCTTCAGTTTTTCCAAACAAATCTAAGTTGTCATACATCCAACGGAAGATATCTTCAATTTCTTCTGGACGAGCTTTAGCACATAACAATTTACGTGCTTCGGGAATTTTACCCTTTTTAAACAACTCGACCATCTCGATGCGGTAGTCACCGGAGTCTGCTTCTGCGCTAGGTGCCGCAAGTTGTGTACCTGTAATATGTTGTTGTACCATGTTGATACATTTACGCAAATCTGGATAGGTAGACTTGACGTAAGTATCTAATGTATCTAAATCAAAGTCAATACCTTCGTTGACTAAAATTGTAGCAACACGAGCAGTGAATTCTGTTTGATCAGTTTTCTCAACATGGTATCCTTGACAGCGACTATGAATCGCAGGAATGATACGATTGGGATAGTTACAGGTTAGAATGAATCGGCTGGTGCTAGAGTATTGTTCCATAACACCACGCAAGATAGCCTGTGCGTTAGGAGTTAAGTAATCTGCTTCGTCAAGCAATACAACCTTAAATGGTCCAAACGGAATCATTTGTACAAAGTTGACAATCTTGTCACGTACGGTGTCTACGTTATTATCTCGACTTGCGTTGATTTCTAAAATGTCAAAATCTTCAATACCTAATTCATTACAAAGAACTTTAGCAAGTGTAGTCTTACCAATGCCGGCAGCACCACTTAACAACAGATGGGGAATACTGCCTTCTTTGATCCAAGACTCGACTTGTTTACGTTGTGCCGCATCACGGAACACATAGTCATCAATTTTTTTAGGACGATACTTTTCTGTCCAAAGTTCTTTCATACTATTTCCTCTAAAATGCCTAAAAATTCTGCAAAGATTAGCAAAAAGCCTGCCCACCAAATATGGCCCATAATCAATGCACTGCCTGCACCGATACGAATTAAACTCTTTACAAGACTAACAATAAAATGCCCTCGGCTTGTATCTTTAGGTTGAATTTTAATCATAGGTGGATGATTAGGGCATCGTCCTTGATTCCAGTCACAATCTGGACTATATTGGTTGTGACAAACATTACATTTATCCACGCAAACTCTCCATAGAAATGATTTTATCAATTTCACGACCAAAATCTTGATCGTTAGTAATGACATACAGGCCGTTAGTATGACGATCAGTTTTTCTATCATATCGTCTAGTTTCAACAACACGACCGCCGTTGGCTGTATAGATAGTAAACTGAATTGCTCGTTCTGGTTGATCGATACTTTTAGAGTCTAGTTGAATTCCTATCCTGGTACTTTTCTGATTAGAAATTATATTTGTTCGAAATTCATTTAAGTCTCGTTCTGCTTTTACAACATCTTTAACTGATTTAAGTAACCAACGTTTAAAGAAACCTAGTTTCTTTACTTTTTCATTTGGTACCGCCATTACTTTAGCTGCTTCTTCATAATTTGCCTCAGGTATTGCATATCCACTACTCATGATGATAATCCTTCTGCAAGTGTTTTAATTTCGTTGTCGGTCATAAAGAAATTGTAAGCTGAACTTTGCTCAACATCACCCTCTCTTAAAGTTTCCTGGATAAATTCAATAGAATTTAAATCATTAGGGTTTAAACACTTCCATGATTTAACACGAAGTCTGAAACCGTCGTTTTCTTTAACTACAAACTCTTTCATTTCTTTTTTCCTTCTGCTGATGCTACACGTTTACGTAGACTAGATGAACTAAAACTATGGTCTCTACTATTAAAGACATGTTCTATATTCTTATGAGCACCTTCTGCACGACCTGTAAAATCTTGGCTTTGATATTCAACGCCTAGAATTCGAACATCAATTGGTAAAATAAGAATAAGATCAATTAAGTCTTGCTCTGTTGTATATACTACTACCTCGTCAACAAATCTGCAAGAGGCTAATTGAATTTGTCTTTCCACAATGCTCTGTACAGGCTTATTTTTTGTATCCGGACGATCGATAGTTGGATCAGTTTGAAGTCCTGCAATTAGGTAATCGCAGTGATTTTTGGCTTCAGCTAACATAGCAATATGACCTGCATGAAGCAGGTCAAATGTACTAAAAGTTATTCCAATTTTTAAGCCTTTGGATTTGAGATCTTTAATTTTATTGAATATCATTTTTCTTCACTATATTGATAATTCTACTCATCCAAAATTTAGCATCTTCTTCTTCATCAAATCTTGGACTTAGTTCAGTATTGTGGTCGTTAGTTTCGACCCACACCCATACATCGTTGTAGTCGTCGTATAATAGTTTCATTTTCCGGACAGGATTTTAATTACTTGTTTCTTTTCTTGCTCGCGGATCCACTCTTGCTCTCCGGAGTATGTTGGGGATCTTTTAAGGGCTTCATCTAAGATCCATTTGATTCTATAAAGGTCTTGTTTGTATCCCCAACCGATAAATCCGTCGTTGTAGCCACTGGACTGCTCATATACGGCAGCATTGATCTGTCCAGCAATTGATGCTACATCAACTTGATACTTGTGTCCCATGTTAGTCTTTCTTGATAAGAGTTACATCGTCTGGTTTTTCGTCTGCAATCATCATGACAGCATTAGGATCGATGACTCTGAGTTCAATAGGATCGTCTTCTCCAACATCAAGTTCGATAGTCCGTCCCCAACGTCCGTGTTCTACACAGACCCATTGACCAATTGTTACATCTGTTTGTTCTGGTCCTACAGCAAATACCTTGCACCAGCGAGGGCGAATACCTCTAGTTTTACCGTTATCGCTTAGGACTATGAGTCCGCTTTTTAACGTTTCGTTTCCAAATTCCATATCGCTAGCAATAATCATATTGCGTAACGGGACAATAGTTCCTTCAACTTTCATTTAGTTCCCTGTGGGTTATTTTTATTTTTTACAGGTGCAACAGGTTCTTCTACGATAGTTTGAACCGCTGGTGCTTTATTTGCTTTAGCAGCCTTTGGATTTGTTTCGTAATACTCTGCGACAATTTCTTCTCTAGTTTGAACAATCTTGCCACCAGCACCTAACTTGTCACCTCTAGCATTCATTTTAGCATTTCCTACAGCAGGTGTCAACTCGTTCTGTTGCATTAATTTTTCCATATCGATAACTTTACCCTGCATTGTTTTATAGACCATTTTGTTTCTCCTTTAGAAATTCGTGTATATCTAGATTGTATTTAAGGCTGTCAATTTTATGAACCCCTATTAAAAAGAGTACATAACTTGCTACACTACTGCCACGTCCTACACCCCAAACGATTTTATTTTGTCTCATAGTATCAACAAGATATTTGAGATAAAATAGTAGATCAAACATTCCGTGCTCGATAAACAATTTTAATTCTTGGCTTACTCTATCTGTTTGCTCTGGAGTAGTACACATGCCGTACAGCATTTCTACTAAGTTTGGGCAGTAATCATTTGGCATGAACCAATTACATTGGTTAGATTCGTCAAAGAATTCTTTACTGATTTCTGATAGATCTTCTTGAGGAAGAAGTGTAGGGATACGATCTGCGTTTTGTGTTCGGCCGAGATTATATTTTTCAATATTGCCGTCGATTGTTACACCGTCTAAACTTTTTAGTTTACCTGTGTATATTGCGTCAAATGCTTCTTGTTCTGTTATTGATACTCGACCGTAATTGTCAATCTTCACTTTTTCCGCCTTTGATGACTCGGGGTTCGAATCTAGGCGCTGTTTGATCAACTAACTCTCCCCAACTTGTATCTGAACCATGTCCAGTATAAGTTGAGTCTGAATTCCACCAATGATCGCCATCTAAATCTAACCCACATTCATTTGGATCTAATAAAGTATAGCTTACATGATCTCCTACGGAGCTGTCAATAGTAATAACGTCAACATGGAAATATTTTTCAGTTATTACTAAAAATTTTGTGAACAGCACACTACCAACAAAGTAGTCGTATGGTTCAGTTGGCAAAATTACCAAATTGGTGTTAATGTTTGATAAAGACGGAACAAGTGGATTATCTTTACAAATAAACACACTATGGTTTAAGTATTCGTCGACAAAGTATCTTAACCTTTTATAACCTAAAGATATGTCGCCTGGTGAATTTTCAATAGGAACTATGCTAACACTTATGGAGTATAAGTTTGGAATTATGTTGTTATCTGAAATTAGTGTACAGGCAAATGTAGTAGGCCATACAAATTGTGCTTGATCATTTGACATTTATAAGATCGTCTATTCCTTGGTCTTTTTGTTTTTCTTGTATTTTTTGCAATGATTGAGCTTGACGAATTCTGTATTCTTCTTTATAAGATTCTAAAGTAATAACGATCTGTTGTGCTAGTCCGCCCTGACCCAATCTTAATGCCATACCATATTTTTGACTAAGATCTAAAATCTTTTTTTCTAGATCTTGGTCTTTTAATTTACTAATATTTTCAATTAGAGGATTAAACATTGGTGCCTGTAGTTAATGCATTTACTTGAGCTTGTAATGTATCAACTTTTGCACTTAATTCTTTAATGGCTTCAATAAAGAATCCAGCAAGTTTTTCATACTTAACACCCAAATCACCGTTTGATTTCATGAAAACAATTTCCGGTACAACTTCTTGTACTTCTTGTGCTATAACGCCTGTATCGTGTTTTGGTAACAACGGAGAGAAGTTAAGCATTTCAAGATAGCTGTCAGTCCAATCATAAAATACACCACGCATCGAGTTGACTTTAGAAAGTGCATCTGTAATGGTAACAACATTTTCTTTAAGTCTTGCATCAGATGGAGCACCTGCATACGCGGTAATATTTCCTGAAGCAAAGATATCACCAGTGATATACAAGTTGCCAACTGGGTTATTGTACGGATTTTGGAATGTTAAAATAGTCCCTACACTAAACGGAGGAACCGTAAATTCTGGAGTAACGGTGATATAATTTGTACTATGATCTACGCTAGTTACCGTACGTGTTTGACTTTGGAAATAAACGGTTGCACCTGTTAATATGTTCTTAACATCTTGCACTCCGAATGTTCCTGTAGTTGAGTTAGTTACAGAATCAGTTAACGCATTTACAACCGTAGCAGTAACCTGTTCGGATAATGTTACTACAACTCCCGATGCTGAATCACCTGTAATAATTAAGTCTCCAGTACCTTGATCTACACTCAATACAACATTTGTTGCAGTTCCAATAGATACATCTTGTAATGCAACGATGTGTGTAGCTGTGCTATAAACACTACCACCTAATGTGTTGACCGTATTTTGAATATTTTCAATTTCGCTTTCTGTTGCTAGAAGCGATTGTTGAATAATGTTGAAATTATCTCTGAACCCTTGACTATCGTTGTCTTGCCCTGCGACAGGAAATGCAACATTAATAGTGTTGATTAAATTTGTGATTGTAGATGCCATCTAAAAGACTCCATAACTTATGCGTTCTATTATTTATTCAATATAAATTCTGCTGTTATTTTTTTAATTTATCGATCGTTTGTTGAATACCAAATATGTTGCACCGTCTTGATCTAGGCTATTTTGAACAACCAAACGATCTATTATAAAGTTTATGTCTTGGAAGTTAAATTTAGAAGCACGTATTCTATTGGTAATTTTGGTTGCCTGTCCAGGTAATGTATAGCATAAAATAACAGCTTTTATGTATGCATTGTTATTTTGCGAACCACTTTGAACGGTTTGCATAAATCTTGGTAAATGTTTGGGATCTATTTTGATAGTAGAACCGTCACCTAAAGTCAACGATTCTAAAGCGTTACGCATATTGTTTATGCTCCCTGGGTAATAAACGTTGCCATTTATACTAACTGCTGATTTTGCTCCTTCGAGATCGTCAATAATATCTACATAAACTGCATCGTACACATGATTGCCATTGCTATCTTTGGCAATTGCAGTTTTAACAGATCCAAATCCTAAGCGTCTCATATAAAAATGCTGTGCAAGTGCTGGAACATATTCTGCAATATTAAGACGTTCTATTCCAAATTCTAAAAACATTTTCAATTCTGTTTGTACACCGAATGCAGGATCGTCTGCTCTGTAAAGTAATTCTGGTAGAAAGATGCTAGAGCTAGTGATAAAGTTAGTCCATTCTTGATTCTGTGACGGTGTTAAAAACGGTTTTACATAAATGCTAGTGTATTCAGTTGATACAGGAATTATATTTAAATTAAATGTTTGTGTAGCAAATGCGTACATTGCAGTGGTAGCAGTTATTATCGAATCACCGTATGTTGCAGTACTTGCCAGCACCGTAAAAGAAAAGTTTCCACTTGTAGTTGCGTACCCAATAATATCACCTGTTGATGTGGATAACGACAAACCTCTCGGTAAAGAATTGTCTGGAACTAATTTGTATTTTAAATTGCTAGTTACGCTAGTTTGTGTTGCAACTACTGATAACTCGCTGGTAATACCTTCTTCTATATTTCCTAAATTTGCAGGAGTTACCCAAGATATTTTGTTTTGATTCCTTCCTAAAACCGTTAGTGTAAATGTATTTGTGGCAGTTACTTGAGCATTGGTTATTCTTTGATGCTTGGTTGCTTTAACGGTAATAGTGTAATGTTTTAGATATTCAGTTTGTGTTGATAGATATCCGTATAGGTATCCGGTAGTTGGGTCAAGTTGTAGGTTTCCAGGGAGACTACTATTAGTAGAATAGATTATAGGACCTGCCAGAGGATCTGGATCATATGCCGTAAGTGGCATGTAATGTTTTTCGCCGGATAAAATTGTTCCTAATTCAATACCATTGATGAATTCGGGAGGACGTAAAGGCATGTATCTTCCTTGATAAAACTGCTAATCGTGTATTTACCTTAAAAAGTAGTTTTATCAAAGGCGTTAGTGTAGTACTCTGTTTGTTAGTTCCTGTACATCGTCTATACCGAATAGTTCTAAAATCATTTTTGCTTCTTCGGGTATATCACTCATTAAGTGCTGTGGTATTGAAAAAGATTTTAAACTTCCATCTGAATGTAAAATAAAAGTAAAATCTTCTGCGGATTCGTCGTCTTGTGCATCGTACTCATCTACGAGTATGTTTGCTGATTGGATGCTGTTGGGCATTGCATTACTCCAAATAAATGTGTTGGTAGTTATCTACCTAGTTAAAGCGGTAAAATTGCCCTCCGTTTTTTGTTATATAGATATTTAGTGAGACTTAAATATAAGCACATTTTTATAAAGGAATCCTTAAAATGGAATTTATTATTGCTCTTGTGGTCATTGGTGCTCTTGCTTATTTGTTAGTTAAGACAAGAAATAACAAACCAGCTGATCCAGAAACGGCTGCACCGTACAAAGTAGAAACACCTGTTTTAGCAGTTCCAGAAACACCTGTTGTTCAAGAACCTGTTCCTGAAGTTGCACCAGTAGCTCCATCATTAGCTCCTGATGTTGAAGAAACACCAGCTCCTGCTAAGAAGCCACGTAAACCACGTGCTCCTAAAGCAGAAAAGCCGGCCGCTAAACCAGTCGCAAAAAAAGCCGCCCCTAAAAAGGCAGCGGCAATTAAAGCAAAGACACCTAGATCAAATAAGGTTTAATCTTTTTGCCTGTTTAGCCAGTTCAAAGCTGGCTAAATTTTTGGCTTTAGATTCGGCCATAATATCGAATCTGTGTAGAAAGCTCAGTGCCCATTCATTTACTGCTGTATTCCAGTAGAAGTTAGAATGTGCTCTGAGCTTTTGCAATTTATAACCTTCTTGTAACAATTGAGCCTTGTTAGGTGGAATCATAGGGTCATGACCGACAAGACAATCTTCGCGACTAACAGAATAGTGGCAAGTAGGGCGAACCCCACGCCAAGACTGAATGACCCGATCAACACGGGGGTCCATGGCGGAGATGTATTCTCCTGTCTTACACCAATGGTGATGAATATCCAATACGATAGGAACGACATCAGCCAACTCAAGGCAATCATCCAAGCCATAACTTATTTCCTCGTTTTCGATTGTGATACAATTTCTTGCTTCGGGCGAGAGTCTTTTGTAGGCTTGTCGGACGCCTTCTGTACCGGCTCTACCCGCAATGTGGACGTTGATTTTAAAGTCCTGAAACGACTTACCGTATCCCATGTACCTGGCCATATCTGCATGATATTCAAACTCCTCTATGCTACGATCTACAATATCTGGGTTATCAGATGCCAACACGCAAAACTGCCCAGGATGAAAAGAGAGCCTAACGCCCCTCTCACGAGCCAGATCTCCCACGGCTCTAAATCCTTTTTCGCAATATGCTCTAGTATCGGGAAGCCGCCAAAACCAGCTCCAATCTGACTGAGTATAGACAGGTAGGATATCGCTACCGAGTCGTACCATTCTAAGATTTTCATCAAGTGCTCCTACACGATCGACAAGTTTTCGAACAGACTCGATATTGGCTACCATTAGGTCCCATAGCTTTTGTTCTGCTACATCTTTTGTTTGTCTATTTAACCATGCAACGGTAGTGGAGCCGGTATTGTATTGTTTAGCATCGTCATTGGGTTTGATGCCGTCAACCTGACCTGCATGATCAATCCACTTACACGCGAATCCCAGACGTTTTATTACCATATTTTATCCATTTTTAACTTTCTTGAGGCTCCATGTGCCGTTGTTGTTGTCAATCCATTCTAACACATCACCTTCTTTCCAACCTTGGAGGTCTAGAAGGTCTTGAGGTAACGGCATTATTAAATCACCACTGCCGTCATCTGCTTCGTCGATGATTACGGTCCAAGTTGTCATTGCAGTCTGAAATCTTGCAGTTTGTAGTTGAGATATGCAAGGACAAAATTGACTCCGGCCCAAATATATTGTCCCTGGGTCAAATCATTGATGCCTGCAAATGTACACCAACCGATAACAAATCCTGTGATCACATCCTGGTTGCGAACGTACCAATTACGAAAATTACTCATTAAATATTCCTTGTGAGTGCATGATAAACTAAAAATGCTTTAAAAGCCTTGTACACAGAGGCTGCTTCTTTTTCGTCAGCTTCTACCTTTACACCTTTAACATAAAATCCATCTTCAGTTACCTTTAACATTTCCGATGGACCTACATTAAAAGTAATGTTATTTTTTGGTGGTTCGGATATAGATAATACCGGAGTCGATAAAATATTGCCTACTTCGAATGTTGTCATGTGTATATTTTACACTTGTTTTTCATTTTTGTCAACGGGGAAGATTGCCATGATTAATCTGCCCAAATAATATTGCATATCCCATTCCCACCATTTTACTTTTGTATCTAATTGTTGCGGGAGCGCATGATGGTTATTGTGCCAACTAAATCCAAACGAGACTATACCTATTAATAGATTATTTTGGCTATCATCGTTTGTATTAAAATTCCTATAATTACCAGGGAATTTCATATGGCATACAGAATTAACAAGTCCACTTCTGATATGATCGAGGACATATCCTGCAAAATATACATACATTAGAATATGCCAATTTATTAAAAGCAATATTAAAACAAAGACAAGGTTAATGGCCACCGTATATTTTGAGAAAAATGCTATAACAGGATCCTTCATTGCTCGCAGATATACAGCAACGGTTCTTTTATCGACCATGACTTTATCAAAACTAGATGCCTTATAATACCATAGAATAAAAGAATTTAAAAATCCTGTCTTAGGACTATGGATATCCTTTTCAGTATCAGGATAGGTGTGATGATACCAGTGTAGGGATTTCCAGAATATAACAGGACTAACTGCACCGATTGTTGTTATAAATGCCAGTACAATTTTTCCTATCTTGTTAACTTGATATTGTTCGTGTCCAAAGTATGCATGACTAATAATATAAGATGAGGCAAGGCATACATAACCTATAATAGGATAGTACCAATACTCTATAGGTAGTGTTGCTAAAGAGTATATGCCGCATAGAAGATACGTTATTTTTAACGCAACAAATTGATTAAAAAACGTTTCTTTATTATTAATTCTAAATTTCATTATACCACGGTACGGAAATAATCTATAGTTTTAATTAAACCTTGTTCCAAATTAATTTTAGGTTCCCAGTTGAGCATTTTCTTTGCTAATGTAATATCCGGGCGACGTTGTTTTGGATCATCTTGAGGAAGAGGCATCTGTAGGAGTTGACTCTTACTATTAGTTAGCTCAATTACCTTGTGTGCTAATTCCCACATGGTGAACTCTCCTGGATTACCAATGTTAACAGGTCCAATGAAATTGTCATCTGGATGATTCATGTGTGCCTGCATAGCATCCAAAAGATCATCGACATAACAGAAACTACGGGTTTGCATACCGTCTCCGTAGATAGTAATGTCTTTGCCTTGTAGTGCTTGAACCACAAAATTACTGACAACTCTGCCGTCATTTTGTGACATTTTAGGTCCATATGTGTTGAAAATACGGACAATTTTGGCCTTAACATTGTGTGTGCGATAGTAGTCCATGAATAACGTTTCTGCGGCACGTTTGCCTTCATCATAGCAACTACGAATACCGATTGGGTTTACATTACCCCAATATGATTCTGGCTGTGGATGTACGGTTGGATCACCGTAGCATTCACTAGTTGATGCTTGTAGAATCTTAGCACCGGTGCGTTTTGCTAATCCTAGCATATTATAAGAACCAATAACACTGGTCTTCATCGTTTGGATTGGATCCCATTGATAGTAATATGGACTTGCTGGACAAGCAAGATTATAAATTTTGTCTACTTCAACATACAATGGTAAACAAATATCTTGTCTAATAACTTCGAAGTTTTTATAGTCGAGCAGGTGTTCAATATTCTTTTTACTACCTGTAAAATAATTATCAACACAAAGTACATGGTGCCCTTCTTTAACTAAACGTTCGCAGAGATGACTTCCTAAGAAGCCAGCGCCACCTGTTACTAAAATCTTTTTCATTCTTTATCCTTTTTCTTTCGTTCTTCAGGAGGAACAATTCCGTATTGCCTATAGAGCCAAAGTATAAAAAATTCAATGTTTATATTTGGGTAAGGAAACGATTTATAAGCAACACTAATTTTGTCTAACCAATCTTTATCTTTCATAGTTTACCAATGCCTAACAACGCCTGCTATGATAAAGCAGTTCGTTATAATATATGATAGCACAATACAGGTCCGGATACAAGCAACACGATCGGATTCTTGATCTGTGCTGCCTGCCTTCTCTCCTAGTGCTTTTGCCCAAAGGCGCCAAATTTTACGCAAATAGATCCTCATTCCATTCTCTGTGACCTTCACAATAAGCCATATTTGATTGTGTTTCACGTACTTCTACACGGTAGCACCAAAGTCTAGCCGCTTCACCTGGTCCCCACATTTCGGGAATGTAAACGCCATTTACATACTTGTATAGCATGTCACTAAGACCTTCACATCCAATTCTAGGCAAGACTACAATCTTGGCCATGTTCTTTTCTTGTAGCATTTTAAATGTCGCCATCTCTGGATCATCCGCGGCTACAATAAGTGTATGATCGAATTGGTCTTCTAAAATCTTTTTAAGTTCTTTTAAACCGCCGTAGTCAGCCGCCCAATTACGAACATCAAGGTCGTTGGTTCCAAAGTAAAACTTCATACTAAACGAATAGCCATGAATTAGATTGCAATGGCTATCGGCACGCCATTGGCGGTATGCACATGGAAATGCATCGTGATATTCTTTTGTTGAAGTATACTTATATTGTACTGGTTGTAAATTTGCCATCTCTAGTCTCCTTTTTGTATGAGCAAGTTTGACGACATGCAGAATTTATAAAGCGGGTTGAATGACGTAAAAGGCCGCTGTGTGATTATAATACTATTTAAGTTAAAAAATGTCAAGCAGTTATTTTTTCAAATCGTTAACATCTTTGCGAAGTTTTTTAATCTCTTCTGCTAAAAAACTGACTATACTTTTTTCTTTTTCTCTTGCTTTACACTCGTGGTGTAGGCTTTTCAATACCCATATACTACCGATGCCTGTAATGCTTAAGATTATTAATGTGTATGCCATAATGATTCTCCCATAAGTGTAATTATTTACTACACCTAGTGGGAGATTTTTGTCAGTAGTTTATTATGCAGGTCGATTTTCTACAACTTTATCTGCAAGTCCGAATGCAACTGCTTCTTCTGCACTCAAGAATGTATCAAACTTCATTGTTTCAAACATGTCTTCGTAACTCTTGCCTGCTGTATTATGTTTGACATAGAGCTCAGTTAGTCGTCGATTGATACGTTGACTTTCTTCGTATGTGCGTTTTGCATCTTCGAATTGTAATTCTTGTACATGGACTGAACCTTTAGTTCCCGGAGTACCTGAGCTAACACGGTGAATCATTGTACGTGATTCTGGCAAAACAAATCGTTTACCCTTGGCACCTGCTTGTGCAAGGAATGAACCCATACTAGCCGCCTGACCCATAACATAGGTAGCGACATCTGGTTTAACAAACTGCATAACATCATAGATGCTTAGACCAGCTGTAACTAGTCCACCGGGACTATTGATATAAAAGTTGATGTCCTTTTCTGCATCTTGACTTTCAAGATGTAATAGTTGTGCCACAATCAAGTGAGCACTATGATCATCAACTGGTCCATTTAGGAACACGATGCGTTCATTTAACAACCGGCTAAAAATATCAAAGGCACGTTCGCCTTGTCCGGTTTTCTCAATTACCATTGGTACTAACATAGTTTTCCTTATTTTTTATCAGAGTTTTTAATTGTGTCAAATAGACTTTGCTGTTCTTCTTCAAACGTCTTGTAAGATTCTTTTACAAGGCTCCAAGTAATTTTACAGAAACCGTAAAGGAAAATCAATGCCGCAATTTGGAACATTGTTTCATTTTTTGAACTTGCCCAAGAAGATACACAAAAACAAAACACCATCCATAGACACATATCTAATGTTAGTTTACGAATATGCCATTTGATGAATGATAAGATTTTCATTAGAAGTTGTCTTTCAAAACAGGTGTTGGATTTGACAACCCGGCAACAATTTGAAATTGTTCCCATGCTCGTTTAACAGACGGATTAGATTCTAATTCTTCTGCCGGTAGACTTGCTTCGAGCCAGTAATACGGTAGTCGTTTTGGGTGTGCGCCAAATTGGCGAGGTTGATGTAGTCTACCAGACGCATAAAGTTCGATACTAATTTTGCGAAACTTTTCTTCGTCCTCGTCCTCATAGTTGACCCATTCAGGATTACTCCATGGACTATAGCCGTGATAACCTGACCAAATACCATCCCATTCTGTATCTACATTTGGATTAAAATCTGTACGAGAAATAATAAGTAGCACATCCTCAAGGTCTACCTTGCCATCGATAATGTCTCTAACACAGCGACTATAACTAAGTCCGATTTTCATGATACTTCCTTAAACATTTCTGCTCTTTTTTGAGCTCGTCCTTCACGATGGGTTTTGCATAGAGTAGTAATCCAACCACCGCCACCAGTTTCGCCCGGCGCACCGCAATCTTCGCAAGTGACCCCACTCATGCTTTCTGCCATACTTACAAGACCGGAAATATATTCATCACCACCGGTGTAGTAAAACCGTAGTGTGCCAAATTTTTCCTTAACTTGGTCTGCTACAACTTGTGCCACAACTTCACCGTCTTTGTTCTTCCAATTGATGTGATGTTGAATATTATTGCAGAGTTGGTTAAGTATTTGAAACCAACCATCGCCGCAGTCAAAACCCCAACACATTGCTGTCTCGGTCATATCCTTGTGCCTATTGGCAAATATCTTTGGATAGACCTTGCATAGGTATTCGTCAAGTTCCTGTTTCATTTTCTTTATCCTGTTTGTATTGTTTAACCATCTTATACAAAGGTTCCATTCTTTCTTGGAATACCTCTGGGACTTTTTCGGCAACTCGACTCATTTCCCAATCACTTGGATAATGTCGTAATATGCTCCAGGCCTCTTGTCTAATTGTTTTAGGAATCCTGGGATATTTTTTAGGATTGTTAGCAATATCTCCTAAAAAATTCGATGCCCATATTACAGCACGGTACCTTTCATCAGGCATTGTCATGATCAGCTTTCCATGTTTCCGTTCTTGTCTTAAATGCTTCTGGGTCACGCTTGTGTTCTTCGATAGCATATTTGAGTGCTTCTTCGACATAGTCGTTAAAAGTCATTCCACGCTCATGTGCCATTATCATATATTTGAGCAGTTCATCATTTGGAATATCTAGTGGAATACTAATACGAGTATCGTACTCTCGACCTTCGACAATAGCCTGCGCC